TTATTTAACTAACTGAAAATCAATGAAATATAAACCTACCCATGTTATAAAGAATATTAATATTATTATAGTGTCGCTACGTTTCACTTCGCTCCAACTGAGTCTAACTTTTGAATTGAATTAATTGTTTTTTTTTAGTTAGTGAGTCGGAGCCGTAAGGGCTCCTCCGATTCAACCAAGAAATAGTTAATCTTTTTTTTTGATAATTATTTTAGTTAATCTGGGGAGGCATCTGACCGAGCCTCCCAGTTGATCCAAGAAAGAGTTATATCTTTGTTCAGTTATTTCTGATACAACTCCTCTCAGTTTACCTAAGGTTTAACTAGTCAACATGGGTTACTTTTTAAAACGAAAGATAAACCCTATTTTAGCTAACTTCTACCCTCAACTAATATAAACATACTACTCAGATATAGATAATCGATTTTTGATACCTTTATGAAGCTCTACAGGAGTTTTAACTATTTTCCTCTAATCTCAACTATTCGATACAACCTCCTTTCAGTTAATTTCAAGTTTATCTAACCAACATGGGGCGCTTTATTGTTAACCCTTTATTCATCAGCATTTCCAGAGATTAACTAAATTACACCCAAAAACCTACCCCCAAATTTCAACCTAAGCCTTTTCTAATTTTCTCTTTTCCAATCTATTTTACCTCTAATCCCTTTATTCATCGAGGTTAGCAAAGATTCTACTGATTTTCAAGAACTTCTCATAGCCAAAAAATACCCCAAAAATACCTACAGTTTGAAAGCAAAGCCTTATATATGAGGAAAGAACTCGAAAGAAAACCTAAAAACTAAAAGAGATGGCTAAAAAGAAAGGGACAGATTATATCCAAGTTGATGATTTTAGTTCTGCCTCCCTTGATGAAGTTGATCTAATTAGAGGGAGAATGAATGCAGTTGATCCAATAAAGAAGGACTCAATTACACCTATAGTTTTTACAGCAGATTCACCATCACAATATCAATATGGAAAAGTAACAGCTGAAACATTAGACTCAATAAAAGACCTATACGTATCATACAACCAAAAGTACGGACTGAATATAAACCTAGAAGTGGAAACAATAATGTCAAACTTCAAGAGTATAATCGATCCAAAAGAGTTACAGGTATTTGAGGTTTACTTGAGTGAGGCTTATTCCAGATTCAGATTAGTAATTTACCAGAGACTTATGATTACTATAGCTGGACTTGTAGATGAAATTAGTAAGCCTCTAGGTAATGATGTTCCGATTCAGGATAGGTATGTAATGATAGATAAGCTTCTGGATTACATGACTAAGATCAACCAGGTATATGAAGAAATTAAGATAGAGCATTCAGATGTAGAGCTTCAAAGATTGTCAGGGGAGATTTCTAGAGGTGATGATAAACTTAGACTTACTGGAAAAGATGAGGCAACTATGGGAGTACTCAGAAAACTGAATGAAACAATACTAAACGAGAATAAATAATAAAAGAAAGAGCAATGGCAAAGAAGATTATCAGACATTCATATAAACCAGATACGAGTGTTTACCAGAGCTCACTTGAAATAGAGGAGACAAATCAAAACAACAATAATAGTCAGACCCCTCAACCCCAAGTAATAGACGAAGAGGATAAGCTAGATTCTACAGTTTCTCTTATCAACAATAGGTTTCACTTGGATGAGTCGGTAATGATTGTTTATGACCCGATTAAAGACGATCTAATTATAGCTGCTAGGGAAGGTAATAACTCTGGAGGTGGATCTAATTCTCAGGTTATGCAAGAGTTGGCTAAGAAGTTAAACATAGATGGTACTAACATGAACATGGCGGTATTTTCTTCATTCCTAGCTAACAAAGACTTCACAAATGTTGATCTATCTTACCTTAAAAATATCCTTGAGTTAAATCTATTAGCTAAGAAGGATGGTTCAGATATCGACATTGAAAAAATTAAAGAAAGACTGGGGGTTATAAATAATTCTCAACCTTCAGGAGTAACTAGAGATGAGCTTTTAGATGCAATCAGAAGCCTAGCAAGTAAAAGTGGTTATGATATTGATATAGAAGTTTTAAGAAATAGATTAGGAATAGATACCACAGTTTTAGCTAAGGTTGATGCAAGTAATATTAGTGTAGATACTTGGAAACAACTTTTAGGTATTACAAATCTTCAAGAGGGAGAGGGAATAAACATAACATCATGGGCTAATAAGTTAAAATACGCTGATGGTGAGGCTTTTAACAAACTTAAGGATACCGCAGAGGGAGTTAATGTAGGTAATTGGAGAAGCAAACTAAATATTCCAGACATAACTAACTTGACTGATAGAAATGACCTAAATACACTCAAAGGGGAAATTCAATTAGACTTAAGACAGAAAGCTGGAGTTAATGGTGAAAATATCTCAGTTACACTTTGGAAAGATAAACTAGGTATTTCTGACATTGATAAACTAGCTAACAAGGATGCATCAGATATAGACGTAGAGGCGCTTAAGAGGAGATTGAATTTAGGACTAGAAGAATTAGCTAAGAAAGATGGAACTGATATTGATGCTGAAAAGTTAAAAGAAAGATTAGGATTAAATGAGCTTAAACAAAATGCGGAAGGGATAAATGTAACTAAGTGGAAAGAGGTTTTAAATGTAACGTCAGCACCACCAGCAGCAGATCTTAATCCAATCCTTAAAGCAACTTCTAGTGAGATCGATGTAGATGCTTGGAAGACTAAACTTGGTATCACTACTTCTGAAATAAAAGGGCAGGTAGGTATAGAGGGAGTTCTTAAAGCTACTTCTTCAGATATCGATGTTGCTGCTTGGAAAAAGTTACTCTCTGAAGATACAGTTTCGGGAGATGATTTCGAATAACAAATTTTAGAGAGATGGCAGAAGAAAAGAAAATAAAATATAAACTAATAAAGAAATCGGGGACATCACCTACACCAGGAAGTACAGGAAATGACCCGCATACAATATACATACACCAAACCTCAGAAACAGAAGCTAAATCCTTAATTACAGACTCAAAAGGTAAGGCTATAGCTCTAGGGGGAGGGAGTTCAAGTGTTAGTTCATTAAAAGATATACTAGCTGAGGGGGACTATGCAGGTAGACCAGTTCAATTCTTTTATGGTACTGCTGATCCAAAGAAAGGGAGTAACGCAGCCGCTATTGGAGCTTATTACCCATCATACGACTTTGGATTTGGTACTTATAATGAAGAGAATGTAAAAGCTAGAACAGGATCTTACAACACATGGGTAGGTATGTCGGCTGCGGCTTCACTAACAGCAGGTAAAAACAACACTTACTTAGGGGCTTTTGCAGGAAATAAACAAGCGTCTGGGAACAACAATACAATCATAGGTTACAACTCTGGGACTAATTTGACAGAGGGTACATCCTTAACAATTATTGGAGCAGAAGCTGGTAATGGACTACACCCAAATGCTAGAAAAGGAAAAGATGATATAACTAGCATTTCGCCTATATTTGAATCTTATCTTACGGGAGGACAAAAATGGGCAGCTACAGATCTATTCAACTTTAATACGCAAGATAATACAATTTCAGCCAATGCAGCATCAATCCTAATCGGCTCTAAAGCTCTACTAACAACAAACGGTACTAGAGTAGTAGGGAGTGTATTTATAGGATGTGCTTCAGGGGCTACTACACAATATAGAAGTTATAACAACCTAGTAATCGGAAACTTCAACTATACAGCTAGAGGAGTAACCAATATGGCCAACTCTGTAGTTATAGGTCAGAATATCAATATACCCGCTGGATCTCAAGACGGACTACTAGCTATACATAACTCAAAGGCAACAAGAACAGAGCTTTCACAGAGTTTGATTTATGGTAACTTCAATGATAGATTCCTAACGATCAACGGTAAACTTAATTTAAATACAACATACACACTAGACCTTGTAGATACATCCAGAGCTAAAGTAATGGTAATGAATCATGATGGGTCTGTGAATGTAGTACCAATGAATGCTGTAGGTGAAAAGACTGTCCCAGCTCCAGTTCCAAATGCGGTAAACAAACTAGCAGCTAAAAAGTTATCATTTGTAGGTGACTCTATAACAAACTATGGAGATACATCAACAGAATACAAAACCGCTACAGGATATACATTTAACGATACTTGGGTGGGTCAGTTATTACAGCTTACAGGAGGTACTAAGGGAAGTATTGATGCTATTTCTGGTACAACAATGCAGGCTACTAGATTAGACGATGGAACTTACTATAATGTTACTTTAGGTAGAACTGAATTATTAGCAGAGGATAGCGACTACATCTTCATCTTAATGGGAGCGAATGACCTTAGAAATGATGGAGTTGAAGGTCACAGTAATAACTTAGGGACTATTAAGCCAAAAGGAAGTCTGGGAACTTGGGATAACAACAACACTAATTTCAGAGAGTTCACAGGAGCTTATCAATTATATTTAGAGAAGATACTTAAGAGACACGCTAAGGCAGAGGTGGTTCTACTTACTCCATTAAAAGCGTTTGGTAAGAATTCAGAGGCAGATATAAGCACAGTAGTAGATAAGTATGCTGATAGAGTAATTGAAATAGCAAAACTCTACGGACTTAAATATATCGATACAAGAGAGGTAGGATTTACAAACTTCAACCACCAATTATACTATTCAGATGGACTTCACCCTAATAAAGCTGGTCATAGAAAGTTAGCTAGATTTATTACAGAGAAGATTTTAGAGTTTGGAGTAGTTTCAGGTGGAGGTGCTGCAGTAGATGGATATTCTAAAGCTCAAGTTGATAGCAAAATAGAGAATATCGTAATAGGAATAAACAACCTAGCAAAAGGAACAGCTACACCTATGTTTACACCTAACTCAGCTAAATCTGGAACAGCTCAAGTTTTATCAGATGCTACGGGTTACTTTGTTAGATATACACCAGCTTCAGATACACCAGTTGGAGTTTACGGATTCAGTATGGGTAATTTAGAGAAGATACCTGATACTAACAAAGGTGGTTACTCTATATCAATGGACTTTAGACACTCTCACACAAGCAGTATAACAATCTGGGGTCAAAATGTACCACCTAATGTTTGGACTAGACTTAAGAGAGAGAATTGGACTAATGATACGGATTGGAGTGGATTTAATGCGAATGTACCGGGATTAGCTATAGATGTTAGAAAGTATAAGATCGAAAGAGGAACTAAGGCTACTGAATGGCAACCACACGTTTCTGAAATAAAATTAGGAGTAGATGATTATGTAATTGACAGCTGGTTCCCTTGGGGTAATGAGTTGGATATTACAAGGTTAGGATCAACAGAGCCAGATATACAAACTGTACTAATTAGAAACATACCGAATATAGATAACATTTTGGAGGTTCAAGAGTTCACTGTAGTATACGATAACAACACTATAGTAAGAACGGCAAACCCTCAAGATGCACTAATTCAAAAGAACGGAGTAAACCACCTTAGATTACCAGAGAAGGCTGATGTGTTTTCTAGAAGAGGTGTTAATCCAAAGAAAGTATACATAAAGGCAATTCTAAAGTAAGATAATGATAGCAATTAGATCAAATAAAGAACTGTTTTTCGGTGAGGCTAAAGCGGGATTTATAAGAATGGAGATAGAGGAGATCATAAACAGACCTTCTACCCAAACTTATACCCTTAGAATTGTCGATACGTGTTTTAAAGAGATAGAAGAAGAAGTGGAAGTTTGGAATGAGACTGAGGGAGTAATGAAAACAGAGAAAATTAAGGATGAACGTATACAGGGACATAAAACTCGTTACGTTACTTATTCTTATAATCAAGTTAAAATACTCGCTGAAGTCCTAAAACTAAATAAATCTAAATTCCAATCTGAAGTAGAGTACATTAACGAGCTTTTCAAATTAGGGCTACTTATCGTTACGCAGAAAGAGTGTAAAGAAAGTTTAGCTGGATATGAAAACAAGGGGATGTATTTAAGTGAAGCAACCGATTGGGAGTTAGAGAAATAATCCAGACTCCTCCAAAAATAATATAATAAAATAACAGATAGGCATGCCGTTAAATAATTTTTCACATAACTACCGTCCATCGCCGACTCCACAACAACCTCCAGTACCACAACCTCAACAGCCAAGTGTACCGGGGAGAGTGGATAATGACAATAAGGACTCAGTAGTATCATTAAAGAACAATAGATTCCACCTTGATGAGTCTGTTATGATCGTCTACAACCCAACAAAAGATGATCTAGAAATAAAGGCAAGAACAGGGGGAGTACAAACTATAAGCCCTTCAGTTAATCTAGTAGCAAGTAAAGTTGATGTAGATCCAAACAAAGAGGGAGTATATTATAAAAGAGTAGCAGATAAGGTAGAGGAAGTTTATGTAGTTAAAGATGGAGTTATTTATACACTTAGCATCCCAACTACAGACAATAATACTCCACAGCCAGTTCCTACTCCTGGGCCAAATGTACCATCACCATCGCCTGTACCGCAACCACAACCAACAGAAAAGAAGGAGGTAGAGCTTATTACATCAGAGTCACAGGTTATTCTTGCTGATACTGGTGATAAGGTATATTTCCTACTAGATGCAGTTTCACATTCGATTAAGAAGATTATAGCTGTATTAGGCGGACATAGATTTGATCATACACTAGCTGCACCAGAACCACCAAAGGAGACAGTGTTTATAGTGAATAGTAAAGATGAAATCGACAGAGCTAAGGACGGTACATATTACGTTAAGAATGCACAGGGAGATTTGACCGAGATATATGTAGTAAAGAACACTCAGCTTATCACATTTAAACCATCAACAATAACTAACCAAAGAATCGGAACATGGAGTATATAGTTAGCGAATTACCAAGTGTACTAGAACCAAGCTCAACTTATTTCGTTCAATTACCAGAAGCAGGGGTTTTCAATATGTATGTAACCGATTCAACAGGTAGGGGCATACCACTAGGAACTATTGAAAGAGCTTATAAGGTAAAGAACAATTTAGGTCAGCCTAGTAACGAACAAATTTTTAAGATAACGATTGATTTAGAAGAAGGAATAACAGAACTACCCGAAAAGTGGCTACCTAATTTCCGTTCTATAAACCCAATCAACTATACAAATATTAAATTACCAAACTCACTAGTAAATCTTAAAGACTACTCTCTTGAAGGATACCCACTTACTAGATTCGAATTTCCAAATACATGGTCACAAGAAACTAGAACTTACGGGAAATATCTATTCAAAGGGTCAGCGATTTCAGAAGTACCTAGAGAGTTAGAAGGTAAACTTACAGAGGGGATGTTCATGGATAGTAAGGTGAGAGCTATACCTGCTAACACAACAGATTTCCCTAAGAATGTATTTAAAGGAGCTGAGATTACTGAAATTAGAGATGTAGCAGGAAGTTGGCATCCAGGAAGTGTGTCTCTACATCAAGGGTCATTCCATGGTAAATTCCCAGTAACAAGTATTCAAAGTGAGATTTCTATAGCAAGTTGGGAGGGAGGTTCTATTTATGCAGATATTGATACATTTGACTTAAATAGATACTCTTCACTAAACCCATCTTCACAGGCTATTTCACCATTTGTATCAGGAAGTAAGGTTAAGAGATATATTACGAGTACGATTTCTAACTCCTATACAGATGAACAAACAAAAGGGGCAGAGATTGAATTACTAGATCTAAGCGGTTCTCACTCAATTAACTTAGAGAATGCTCAGACTAAACCAGCTCTACAAAACGTTAAGAAGGTTAAATTCCCGACTACAATGACAGAGTATCCAGACTTTAGTTCAGTAGCGAATTTTAACTCAGGAATTATTTATGATGTTGAGAAGAGTGATTTAGAGAGAATTACAAAGATAGATATTAATAACGGTAGATTTGATTTTACAGGAAGCTTAGAATTGCCATCTACATTCCCAGGAGTTAGTATAGGGAATTACGGTAAAATCACAGAGCTTACAGTAACTAATAAGTCTCAAGTAGAAAAGATGTTCATGTACTCAAGTGATACTGTAATAAACGAACTTCCACTAGAGAATATTAATGTTAAAACTACAGGGACTACTACATCAAGTGCGGATATTTTATTACTCCAAACTACTACTTATAAATTAACAACTCCAAATGAACTTACGAGAAAGATTAAGAAGCTTACCGGAACAGTTAATTTAAGTAAAGATACAATTCCAAGTCAATCATTTACAGAAGATCTTTCAAGTCACCCACTAGATGAATCGATTAATATAGATGGACTTAAATTTATAGTTAAAGACAATAGTCCAGCTGCAGGTTCAGTAGATAGATTGATAGAGTTCTTCCAAAGAGATAGTAATGTAGGTAAACTATTAGATGCTAGTGAAACGGGAGGTAAGATAGTTTTTGGTGCAGGAGGCTCATTCTATAATCTACCTAACCCTACTATTACAGATAAGCTTCTTAAGGAAATCAATGAGTCTACTACAATCACTAGGGTTGAAATATTTCCTCAATCTTCTGACAGCAGTGATTTGCATTACCAATATTCCGTAATCTCAGGACTCTTAGAAGGTGTAAAATACGCTAATTTATCCATCGCAACCACTGGAGAATTTGGAGGAAGAGGAGTTGATTCTAACCAGGGAGGAAGTCTTCTATCTAAAGCAGCGGAGGCTAATTACAACGCAGGAAAACTGAAACTTCACTTACCTGACTACACAATAACTTATAATCAACTTAAGAACTTTACTACATTATTCCATAAGGGAGAAGTATCTAGTAGTACGGATTTAACTATCACAGCAGGTAGAATGTTTGCTAAAGAATCTACTGACGGATCTAAGAATAACCTTATGCCGATTAGTAGTATTAGCATCGCTTTACCTAATTACGTGGGAATCGAAAACTTATCACTTAAAGAAGATGAAGATTGGAGTGGGTTAACTAGAATAGAGGTAACGGCAGGTAATAGTTCAGATTTTACTGGATTGTTTAATTATATAAACTCTGCTCCAGCGAGCCTTAATTCTATCACACTTCAAATAGATACAACTAAACAAGATCACTATGGAGATAACAATGCTGAGTTAAAGGTTAAACTACCAGCTTGGGTTACTTCCGATAAGATTGAGGATATTGGATTTACAGGATCAACGCCTAAGGGTAAAATGGAGCTTACTCTAGAATACCCAGGAGTGCTTGAATTCTCTAAGTTTAAGTTCAAAGAAGATGAAGGAAATGTAATTAAGGTTCCAGCTGACCAAGTTGAGAATTATAAAGCTGATTCTGGATGGTCTACAATGGCAACTAAAATACAGTCTATATAATGATAAAGAGATTAATAAGCGGACCAATAGCTTTACTTGCATCCATAGTTATAGCTACAATACTTTTACCTGTAGGATTTATTTACACTATAGGGAAGTATGCTAAGGAGTGTAAAATTAATCCGTTTCTAACCATGCTTAAGAATTTTGGACTCAGTATACTTTTCGTGATATCTTATTTATGCATGAGAGTAGCTGTAGCCATAGATATCTTAGGTAATGTAATAGCAGGGGAATTCCTAGAAGACTTTATTACATCTAAGGAAGACACCCTATTTTCAAAACCCGACATCACTATCTCATCTTCAACAGGTGCTTTAGAGGTAGAGGGTGAGCTAAATAAAACTGGTACTTGGTTCTCTAAAATATTAAGTAAAGTTCTAGGTGAAGATAACCACGCTATACTCTCTTACGCTCACTATTTAGAGTCAAAGAAGTTAGATGCTAGAATTGAAAACTTAACTAGAGAAGAATTGATAGAACTAGTTAAAAATTTGAAAAACGAAAATTAAACCCAGAAGTACAATGAAGAGAAAGATTTCGTTTAAAGGGAGTAAATACTTCGCAGAATTGATCGATAATACTAAGAAATCAGACGGAGGTAATATCACGATCAAAACACTAGAGGGTAGAGTCGAAGCTGAGGGACTTAAGTATTTTAATTGGTACTTTGACGGTAATCTTTCAGTAATAGAGTATAACGGTCTTCCTAAACTTTATAAAGAGGGAATACCACACCAAATGACTCTAGAACTCTGGGATAGCAAATTAGCTAAGGTAACTGACCCAAGAGAAGCTTTAGATGTATTCTTAGGTTATTCTCCAACACGTGAGCCAGAAGGATTAAATGCACGTTACGAGGATAGACAAAGACTCATCAGACAGCTTGACAAGGGTATGGACTTAGAAGATATTAAAGCTGACAATATAGAGAGGGAGAAAAAGGAAGAGGAAGCTAAACAAATGGAGGAACAACAGCAACAAGGTTCACCAGAAGAAGGTTACCCTGAGGAAGGAGGTTATGATGAAATGCCGCCTGAACAACCAGAAGGGGAGATGCCGCCACAGGGAGAAGGAGAGGAACAGCCGTCAGAAGGAGAAGAGACAAGACCACAATCATTATATTTGAAAAGGGTCGACAGCATAGGAGATGGCAGAGAACTTTTCGAGTATCCAGACGGGGCACAAATCATACTAGGGCCAGAGACATTTGTTCCAGTTGTAAATTATAATAACCAATCCTCAAATATAAAACCTAATCATAACAGCTTAATTAAAGAACTCAGAAAAATCTATAAGGATGCAGACTTCACTTTCACGAGCTTGTTTGACATTAATGCAATAGAGGTAAGAGGAGAGTCTGTAGCAGATTATCAAGAGGAAATTTTAGAAACAATAGAGGAACTAGATCCAGGTTTAGAACCATACGTATCGACGTTATTAACAGATACACTGGTTATTAGACTTACAAACGATGTTATAGAATTCTAAAGTTAAACAATAAAGTGACAGCAGGGGGTTCGCCCCTCGTTGTCCAATATGTAAATGAATAGAGCTTATGGGAATATCAAACCACCCAGCAAGAAGTAAGAAGCCTGAGGATGAGCATTTAACAGATGAAGAACTAAGGGCTAAATATGAAGGATGGCTAAACGACCCTTTCTCTAACGATGATGTAACAGATGAGATGAAAGCATTAGCTAAGATACTCGGTTACAGAAAACTACCACCTAAGATCAGCACCTATTTAATGGACAATGACTACTTAGGGCTTAAAGAAACAGGGATGTCAGGTAAGGCTTTATACCCAGCGTGGATGCCAGTACTTGAAGATATATTCCCAACAAGATTACACATTGGACACCCTATCGTTACACTTTCATGTGCCTTAGGTTGCGGGAAGTCTACTGTTTCGACTATTATGATGTCGTATGTAGAGTGTAGAATTAACCACCTGGATAACCAAGATTTTATAAGAGGGATGACTGGTAAGGAGATGGTTATGGGTCTGGTTCACACAAAGATGGAGAAAACGATATCCGACTTTAAAGAACCACTAGCAACTATCAAAGAACAATCACCTTACTGGAAATCTGGAATGGTATCGCACAATATACTAGACTACAAGATTGGTGGGGAAAGAAACATTAAATCAATTCTAGGGGGTGACCTTATCTGTGCGGTACTTTCGGAGGTAAACTTCTGGGACAACTACGCTAGGGCTAAAGGTGCCATCGAATCACTAATAGGAAGGGTTACTGGGCGTTTTGGACATGTTAGAAAATACTTCACTTTAATTGTACTTGACTCATCACCATCAGAATCAGGAGTATCAGTAGTTAACGACTTTCTATCTACAAACCCTGATATTTATAATGTAGAGATGAGTGAGTGGAAAGCTAAAGAACACTTACCAGGGAGATACTTTGTTGAGGGGGAGTTTTATGTTTACTGCGGAGACCAGATGAATGATCCTTTTGTGTTTCCAGATAGCTTTAAACCAGAGAACCTTGACCCTAAATTCGATAAAGATAAAGTCATAAGAGTACCAGAAGAACTTAGAGTACCTTTCATGAATAACACCGCAAAAGCTTTAAGAGATCACGCAGGAGTTACACATGAGCTTGGAGGAGGATATTTCTTTAAGGACAAATCTAAGTTATCTCAAGTATTCAACCTCCCGCATTTAAATAAAGATGTAATAGAGGTGGATTTTTACGATAATGAGGACAGGATATATTCACAACTTGACACCTCACTATCTAGAATACCAAAAAATAAAGTAGTATATGTAGGACTCGACTTAGCAACTTCAAACGACTTAGCAGGTATAGCGATTGGATATTTTGACGAGTATATTTATCCTTTCCCTAATAACCCTAAGATGAAAGAGCCTACATTTATAATTAATACAGTATGCGGGATAGGAAGAAAGCCAGGACAGGAAACTTCACTCGCTAAAATAAAAGACCTGATAATGGAGCTAAATAAGAACTATGAGATTGGAGGAGTAAGTTGTGACCAGTTTCAAAGTAAGCTCTTAATGCAGGAATTAGAACACTTAAAGATACCGACAAAATACATTTCACTAGACAGAACAGATGTAGGGTATAACAACTTAAAGAACACAATTTACACTAACAGAATAAAGATACCAAGCTCTAAGTGGCTGAAGAATGAACTAACCTACTTACAATATATAGACGGGAAGATAGACCACATCTCTAACGCTAATTCAGGAGGTTCAACAGTAGCTGGGGGTGGTAAATTTAGTAAAGACCTTGCTGATGCCGTAGCTTCCTGTTTGCTTAATATGTCAGAGGATTTGGAACATGCAGCATCACTATCACTCAAATCATCCATGGGCAGACAAATAGACATGCTTCAAGGGTTGTATGCAAAGGATAGTGTTCAGGAAGATAAAGCTAGAGCAGCGCAAGTAAGTTTGATGCAGAATATATTTTAGAGATATGATAGAAGTAACAATTAAAGCTAAGAGAGATAGTGGATTTAAGCTACACTCTAAAAGCTTCACAAAGGTATTCTCTAATGATGATAATTCCGTACAATACACTTTCAGAATAGATGATAACAACAAAGAAGAAACGGTTAGAATGCTTTCCGATTCCCTTGGGTTAGACTTCCATCCAAAGAAAGAGTGTATGGTGATATTACATGACGAGATTGCCGATTCACCAGATGACGTCAAAGATAGCTACAATAGATTGATGTCAAAATTAGAGGAATACGGATATTAATATGGAGTTCAAAAAATACACAGACGAAGAGATAACCGAGCTTTTAGATAGCGGAGAAGCAAAGGTTGAAGACAGAAGATTTTCCTCTAATGTTGACTCTGAGACTGAAATGAGACGAATCCTTAAGAGTGAAGACTTTGAAGAAAACGAAGCAGAGACAAGAGAATTTGCCAGTGTAAACTTAAATATGAAGGCGATTATTGGATACATGAGCATGGACGTTAAGAATCAGTTTAGGTTCCTCATGATGTCCGTTAGAAAGTATGTTAGAAGCCTTAAACCAGATACAGCACAGAGCGAAATTAATACAGTTGTCACATATGTTTCTTCAGAGCTAACTAGGATGATAATGCTCGCTAAGGGTCAGATGTCACAATCAGGAGGAAATTTAAACACTATTCTGGGACTTTCAAGAGCGGGTTCAGGAGAGATTACTAGAATAGGTATGCAACTTTCAAAATTAATCAATAAGGCTAATCACGGATCAAATGGAGTCCTGCCACGAAACCTCACATCTCAAATCCAACAATACTACACTTTATTAGTTAATGCGATACTTGAGAAATTAGGAATAGATAAGTTACAAAGAGGAGGAGGACAACCTATAGTAAGTGGACAGCTACAAGATAGAGTTATTCTACAGTCTTTATTAGAAGGGGACAACTTACCAGAAGAGGATAATGCTATAGTGGTAATTGATGAACCGAAGAAACCAGCAAAAGTAGTAGGAATAGATGAGACTACAGAGTTTTACATTAACGACCTCGACAGTGATGATTTAGATGTAGTAGAGGAGTTTATTGAGAATTTAGATGTAGGAGCCTATTCAATGGATTATGACAACGGGCTTCTTAAGGTATCATTCTTTGACGCTATGCCTGAGGAAAAGTTAAACCTATTCAAAAGATTCGTAGAGGACAGTGAAAATTAAATAACAAATTAAGTAAAATATTAAAACAAACCATTATAATGAGTAAATACATGAAAAGATACTTCAGTGAGTTGAATGACGGTACGGTTATCATCCCAGCTGAAAATATCTCTGCAGATCAGTTAGAGGATATCATTGATGAGGCTGCAGATAGAGTAGAAGAAGAAACAGGTTCAAGAGAGTTTGCTTCTTTATATAGAGATAACTTCGCAATGAGACTATTCTCTGAAATCGAAGAAAAAGCTAATGAAGGAGGGGAAGTTGATATCGATGCTGCTGCTGAAGATGCACTAGAAGATACAGCTGCTCAAGTTGAAGAGGCTGAAGAAGCTGAAACTAAAGCTCAATCTTTATACTTAGCTGGAATTGAAGCAGGTAGAAGAATGTTCGCTGAAGAATTAGAAGATATTGAAGGAGATATCGAAGAGGAGCAAGAAGAAGTTAAACAACAAGCTTACTTAGCAGGAATCGAGGCTGGTAGAAGAATGTTCTCTGAGGATTTAGATGATGTTCTTGAAGGTGATGTTGATGGAGACGAAGATGAAGTAGAAGCTGTGGTTGTTCAATCTAAACTTGCTAACACTTACTGGAATGTATGGACTAGAACTTTCTCTGATGCTAAGGCTGAAGGTGCTTCTGACCAAGAGGCTGCTGCTGAGGCTACTGAAGAGGCTTCTCTAGCTACTGACATTGCTGATGAAACAAGTGAAGACGAAGAAGCTGAAACTAAAGTACAATCTTTGTTTAACGCTAACCCATACCTAGGAGCATTCGTAAGAGCGTTCTCTGAGGCTAAAGAAGAGGGAGCTAATGACGAAGAAGCTACAGTAGAGGCTGCAAAAGCTGCACTTGACGAAGCTGGAGTTCCTAACGCAGAAGTTGCTGATGAAGAAGTAGAGGCTGTTAAAGTTCAATCTTACATTAGAGCGTTCTCAGATGCAGGACTTGAGTTCACAGGAGAAGATTTAGCTGACTTAGATCCAGAATTAGGAGGTCAAGAATTGTTAGATTTCCACCAAGAGACTGAAGATAAAGCTGAGGAAATCGCTGCTAACGTAAACGAATTGTTGGATGAGAATGGTTTTAGATTAGAGCCAAAAGCTGACGTTTCAGGGATTAATGAATTGATTTAATAATAGAAAATATAGATTAGAATACAGACATGAGATTCGGAATTAATACAAATACAAATACATCTGCTAGCTACTTCTCTGAGGTTAAGAGTGATGCAGGTTTGATGAGAAAGTTAGCTAGCTCTTCATTGAGTTCTAACGACCTTACACAAAGATTGGAGGCTTACCAAAAAGCTTTCTCTAACTTAGACGCACATACAAGAACATTCTCTGGTACTACAGGTCTAAACCAATTAGGAGGACTTACAGGACAAGAGTTCGTTGATGTAACTGTTGCTGCTATGGTTAAGTCTATCGTTGGATTTATCGCAGTAGAAAGAGGTATGGAACAGCCTAGACAAATGTTGGCATTCCTTGACCTAGTAACTGTAGGGAACGACGAAACTCCAATTCCTGCTGATAAAACTGTTACTGGTACTTTAGCTGGACAAACTAGACAAGGTGATCCATCTGTAGTAGCTAGAAACATCGGTAGAGACATGGAATACGACACTGTTTCTGGTCACTGGAGATCTAATGTAAACTCTGCTCAACACGTAGCTACTTTCGATGGTTCTGCTACTGATGAGATTTCTTACATGGATGCTAAAGGTGCGTTCGTTCCAGGTAGCTTGGCAATCACTATTACTGAGTTTGATGCTGCTACTAAAGTTGTTAAAGATACATTTGTAATCACTGACAACGGACAAGGAGAATTATTGGCACCAGCTGGTAGAGTTAAAGAAGGTTCAGTAAATTATAGAAATGGAGCTATCAAAGTTAAATTGGGAGCTAACATGACTACTAACCACAAATACTCTATTGAAGTTGCATATGATACTCCAAGAAAACCAATCAACAGAGTAAAAGATCAATTAGGATACTATGAACTTAATGCTTTCCCTCAATCAATCGTGGCTGAGCATAACATGGTTTCTAATATCGTAGCTAACAGATCTATGGGAATCGACTTGAAGAAAGTTCTTAAGCAGAGAGTAATGGAAACTTACTTGAAACTTATTAACCAAACTGCAGTTGAGGCTCTTAATGGATACAGAGGAAACACTATATCTGTAGACTTGTCAGGTCACTCTATTAAACTTAATGGTATGGATCAGTTCATCTACTTGTTCCAACACGCGCTTACTCAAGTTGACACTGAATTAGCTACAAGATCATTTAAATCAGTTAGATCTTCTGCTTACGTTGTAGGTATTAGAGTTGCTGAGATCTTCAAAACAGCTAAAGTTACAGGTGCTTTCGTTGAAAATAAAGAATCTGCTTACGTTGAAGACTTGATCGGTTACTACAATGGAGTTCCAGTTATCCAGTCTCTTCACGTTAAGCCGTTCGAAGGATACGCTATCCACAAAACTGCTGACGGACTTATGGCTCCAATCGCTAGAGGTATCTTCTTACCAGTTAACGATTTGCCAGAGGTAGGAAACTTCAATAACCCTACTCAGTCTGCTTCAGGAATCTTCTCTTATGAAGGAGTTAAATTCTTGACTAGCGACTTAGTACAGAAATTTGAAGTTACAGTTCCAGCTGGATACAACACTATCGCTACTGCTGCTCAGAAAACACAACTTCAAGGTGGTTCTGGAACTTGGCAGGAAGCTATCTACGGACAATAAGAAAAAGTTTAGTAGACATAATAGAAAGGGTAAGGATGAGGATAAAACCTTGTCCCTGCTCTAACTGAAAATGAATTATAATTATGAGTGCAATCAGAACTTTCGCAAATCTAGTTTTTGGTTCATCTCCTAATATGACTTCTTGGGGTGCTAGACAGGGTTCGCCTTATGCTCCAGTGCAGTCAAATATCATCTCTCCAGGGTCACTTAATAGCTCTGTAGGGGGAGGAGTCGATGCCAATAAAATATACTCGATAGTTGGAACGTCACTCACACGATATTTAGAAAGGATAGATGAACTTACGTCTTACTTAGAGTTTCACATTACTAAGACCTCGATTGACGTTATAAAGGACGCGTTAATGGAGCTTATTATAACTGACAACCCTAATATTATTTCACTCCCAGATGACCCAGAAGCAGAAGCTGACATCAATAGAATACTTAACGAGATGCAGCTTATAAAACATATTACATCGGACATCTCAGAGCTTATTTATTATGGGAGCTACAGTTATGCTATGGAACTCTCTGCGGATAAGAAAACATGCAAGCTAAGGTATTTAAAGAATCCAACAAAGGTAATATCAACATGGAAAGATTCTAAACTCGATTCATACTTCACCTACGATATGGCTGGAGAGATGCACGAGTTTACTAAGGATCAAATATTTTCCATCTCTACCTACGATTATAAGCTTGAGTTTGATGAAGATATATCCACAGACAGATTAAAACAACTTAATGCAGAGATAGAAGGAGAAGAAGCAGTAACGAAATTAAATGTAGAGAGGGAGAGAGAACAGAAAATAATTACCTCTTATGATAAACGTTACTTAGCTGGGACACCTCTATTTGGATACATTACAGGAAAGATTAAGGAGTATATATTAAAAGACTACCTATTATCCATTCTATCTATCAAAGACCTTATTCAACCTATTATCTTACTTGTGGGACTAGAGAAGACAACGGCTTTAGAGGAGGGTGTAGACTTAACTCAAAAAGTAGAATCTCTCATAAACAAGAACTTAGACATGTCATTTATGGAGGCAAAGGGTTTATCAGTAAAAGATCTAGCCATGTCTCTAATTGATAATATACGAGTTCTCCCTGATTATGATAGTAAGCTTGCCGGAATGACTGACCTTAATTTAGACAAGATTTCCGAGAAGATAGATAGAATAAGAATGGACCAACAAACTATCAAAGAAGACTTAATTAACGCTATTGGATTACCGCCAGACTTATTTGAAGGTAGGGCGTCTAGATGGGAGTCAATTAAGATGTCACAGAGGTTTGAAAGTAAAGTCAGCTACTACGTGGATATGATAAATAAAAGTGTAGTATTATTAGCTGAGAATTTGTATGATAGATTAAAGTTAAGTAAAAAGTTGGATATTGAAGGGAAAATCACATCTAACTTAATGGATACAGATTCACTAGAGTACACTAAGAAAGTCGCTAGAATGGATACCTTAGCTGAATCAGTGAATAGAATAGCAGACTTAGCAAATATAGTTTCAGGATTAGAGCAGAACCAATTAGTGGAAATCAAGGCTCTTAAGGAATATATTAAAGAGGGGGTTAAGAAGTTTAATGACCCAGCTATGGCTAAGATGATAAATCCAGATAAGAAACCAGTGATGGACGCATTCGGCAACCCGCTTCCTGATCCAGATGACCCAATGAGTGGTATGAATAATGGTATGATGGAAGACGGAGGGTTTAGTAATTACTAGAGACATTTGGCATAACTTTTGATATTAACTTAAAATGATGTACTTAATAGAAAGACATGTAATAGAGAATAATAAAGAGTTAGACGAATTATGTTTCAAATCTAAAAATCTTTATAATAGAGCTCTATACTTAGTTAAGCAACATTATTTTGAAACAGAGAGTTATTTAAATTTCTTTGGAGTTAATAAATTGATGGTTGATTCTAAGGATGTAGATTATTATGCATTACCTACTAAAGTATCAAAGCAAACTTTAATGTCACTGGATAGGAACTTTAAGGCATTCTTTAGTTTGCTCAAGAAGAAACAAAGCGGCGGCTACGATAAAAACGTTAGAATCCCTAGGTATTTAGATAAAGAAGGTAGATATGTAACTATTTTCCCTAAAGATGCTATATTTAAAAAGCCACTTAGGAAAGGCATAATCAAACTATCTTCTTTGTCTATTGAAATACCTACTAAAAAGGCTAACGAGTCTAACATAGTTGAAGTAAGAGTTTTACCTAGAAATAATCATCATGTAGTCGAAGTAGTTTATAAAGTAGACGAAGTTAAATCTAAAAGTGATAACGGAAGATATGCTTCTATAGATCTAGGTTTAGATAATTTAGCTACAGTTTCATCTAATGTAGATAAACCTTTTATTATCAATGGTAGACCTTTAAAGTCTATTAATCAATACTGGAATAAAGAAAAAGCTAGACTACAAGCTCACTTAAAAGGTAATAAGAGAACCTCAAAAAGAATAAAAAATATAACTAACATAAGAAACAATAAAGTTATAGATTATTTACATAAAAGTTCAAGAAAGATAGTGAATTTCTTAGTTTCCAATAATATTAGTACTCTTATAATAGGCTATAATGAGGAGTGGAAACAAAACATTAACTTAGGTAGAACTAATAATCAAGCTTTTGTTAATATACCTTTTCTTACATTTATTAATCAATTAGACTATAAGTGTAAACTAGAGGGTATTAATGTTATACTTATAGAAGAATCTTATACATCTAAATGTAGCTTTTTAGATAATGAACCTATAGAGAAACATGAAAATTATCTAGGTAAAAGAATAAAAAGAGGATTATTTAAATCAGCTAAAGGTAAACTTATAAATGCTGATCTTAATGGCTCACTTAATATTCTAAAGAAAGTAGTTGGAGAATTTGAGTATCCAATAGAGGTGTGTAGCACACCATTAAGAGTTACTTTAAAGTGATTCTTGTAAAACTTAAAGCATTTACTTGTTTTGAGTAGCTATTAGGTCAGCCTTATTAAATAAATGATCGATTAATATGAAAAGAAATAAATTTAGATACAATAAAGAAAACATAACATCTCGACTATTTGCTCAGAACAGAAAGAGAAGACCTAGCCACTATGACGATGAAGAAGACGATGAAGAAGAGCATAGAGGTGGCGGAATGGGTGCTGGAGCTGCTGTAGGATTGGGGGCTGCCGGTTTAGGTTTAGCGAGCCAAGGTCTATCTGCTTTAGGTACTATTCAAGGGGTTCACGAGCAGGGTAAAGGAGTTAAAGGATGGTTTGATAGAAATAAGCGAAGAAAAGAGGATTACAAGAAGTATGGTGGTGATGAGAAGCTAATGGAAAGAAAGAGAGACCAAGCTTATCGTCTATCTAAAACCGCTAAGAACTCACAGCAAGAAGCAGCTTTAAAACATAGGGAATCTGAAATATCCGACTCACTAGAATGGGCTAGAAAGAAGAATGCCTATAAAGCTGATATGGCTAAGAAAAAGTCTTGGGTAGGTAAAGGAACTACTTGGGCTAAGCATAATCCAATGAAAGCGGGACTAGCAGCAGCAGGAGTGGCAGCGGCAGCAGGTGGAGCTTATTACATGTGGAAGAAACGTCAAGAGGAAAAGAAAAGAAAGCAGAGAGAAAGAGAAGCTCAGACTAGACACCAAAGTAGATTAACTAGTAGAATGTTTGGTAGCTTAAGTTCTTTAATGTCAAAATCAGCTACGAGAGGTTTAGGTAAAGGCCTTAGAAAGTTCCCAAAAATAAATAAGGGTTTAAGAAAATTTCCAGGAGCTAATAAAGGTTTAGTAAATTCTAATGGAAGGAGCCCTTGGGGTGGGATAGTTAAAAAGCCTAAGCAAGCGTCTTTTGTTGGGGCTAGTAAGAATGCAAAAATAAATGACATTAAACCTGCATATAATTACATTCAAGGAAGAAAAAGCTACAAAGATATAGTTACGACACCAAAAACTCCATCTAAATTCGGAACAGCTTCTAAAATCAATAGCACTTCAAATACCTCTCGAAATGCAGCTATGAACGCTCAGAAGAAGGTAAATGCCAATCACGACGCCTTTAAACTTCACGACGATAGGATGAAGGCTAGAGCTACTAAGGAGAGGAAAGCTGAATTAACTAATAGAAGAGAAGCTAAGCAGAATGATCAAGCTAGAAGAGACTTAGCACAGAAGAAAGCTCACGAAAGACAAATAGGACACAAGGAACAGAAGGTAAGAGATTTAGCTAAACAAACTGAAAATCTTAAAACATCTGGATCTGGGGTATTTAGTCATGAGTATAAACAGTCTAGAAACGAACTTCGAAATGCTAACATAGACCTTCATAACACTAAATACAAAGATAATAAAGTTGGAGATTTAGTAGCGAGAGCAGGGGGTCTTAAGAAGTTTGATAAGAACGGAAACCTTAGATGGGGTAAAAAGAGATTAGCATTAGCAGGTCTTGGAGCGGCAGCAGCTTACAACATGATGAAGGATGACGATGATAAATAGACGAAGACGAAAATTAAATAATATAACAACACGACTTTTCGGGCTTATAGGTAATTATCAAGCAGGACAAACCGTTTCAACTACAGGGAAAGAAGCTTTAGGAAATAGACTACCATCAACACAGGAGTTACTAAAAGATTCTAAAGTTTACGTCCTGATTAGAAAAGATATAGATGGAAACTGGAAAACACCTAGAAGACTCAGAGGGGCATCTCCAAACGAGGTAATGAACCAAAGGAGAATGCTAGAAAATAAAGGAGAAAGAGTTCAGGTAAGAGGTCCTATGGATGAGGCTAAAGCTGAGACAATATACGATAGTTACAAGAGACAGTACGAAAACTCAAAGTGGAGATAGATATGAATAAGAACGACAATAAGATAGAGTCTGACAAAGAGTTCAAAGTTATGCTACACTCTAAGATGAAAGAAATACATGGAGATAAGTACAATCCAGAAATAACAGAGAGAGTAGCTAATGGACTAATTGAAAGATATAACGGGAATTATCCAGCTATGGTAAAGGCAGCGTTTAGTAATAGTGAAACGAGAACACAGTCTAAATTAACACTAAGAACTAAACTATTCGCCGATTCCCCTTCGCTAGGTAAATGGATGGCTGCTTCGATTGCTGTTGGAGTTGCTACCCCTATTCTTACTCAATTAGCACTTTACTCACTAGACTTCTATTTAAACAAGCATAAAACCCTAAAAGACCTTAAAGCACAAAATACAGAGGATGTTGTTAAAGATTTCCTAAGGTCAAACAGAGGGGTTAGAGCTTCAGAGGAGTCAGTTAGGAATGCATCTGAGTCAATGAAGGATTTTCTACAGTATCAGGCTAATCGTAATTATGGTCCGTACAAAGATCAAAGAGATATCTTAAATGAACAGATTGCAGGGAATACTCGATATAAGATGAATCAGAGAAACCTACGATAGGACTATGAGAATAAGGACAAAACTCTTCGCATCTCTACTAACTACTACAATAGGCGCAGGTATAGGAGGCTCAATAGGGCGTATGGCTGGAGGATTTTTAGCTAAGTCAGAGGAACAAATTAGAGCTGAACACCCTGATTGGACTAAGGAAGAAGTGAGGAATGAATATAGAAGGCTGGTAGAGAAAGCTAAAAGACACTCGGCTGCTTATGGTTTTGCACTAGGTTCTCAAAATAATATACTGACATCAGCTGCACTTGGAGGGGCTACTGGAAGGTTTGTAATAGAGCCTGAAAGAAAATACATAGAAAGAGTAATAGCAGTAAATCCAACAATAACAAGGAGACAGGCTGAGTTAATGTATGAGAAAGAGAAGGATAGTAGAGAAGCCTTAGGTGCATTCATAGGTGGAGCTGGATCTCTTTTAGTTAAGCATGCACAGAACGAATATAAGAAGAGTAAAAATAACAATAACCAAGAAGTAAAGAAAAAGAGAAGATGGTTGTTTTAAGAACTAAGTCATTCGCTTCTGTTTTAGGTACTGGACTTGGAGCTGGAGTTGGTAGATACTTGGGAGGTAAATTCTCAAAGGATATCGAAACCATTAGAGCCGAGAACCCAGATTGGACTGAGAAGGAAGTAAGGAATGAATATAAAAGATTAAGAAGCAGGGATAAATCTAAAGGCATGGCTTATGGAGCAGCTATAGGGTCAAAATCAAGAACTCTAGGAGGTGCTGCTTTAGGCGGTGTTCTAGGTAGATCCCTAATAAAGTCTAAAGATCAATATATAGAAAGTAAAATGGCATTAGATCCAAGCTTAAGTAGACGAGATGCTGAACTTATGTATGAGAGATATTTAGATAGAAAAGAAAAACAAGGAGCTACTATAGGGGCTGTTGCAGGTTTCCTAGGAGGTAGAGCTTATGATAAATTTAAAAAGAAGAAATAAACATGGGATTAGTATTTAGAACAAGACTTTTCGCAGATAGCTATACAAATGCAGAGAAGAAATATATAAGGGGAAGTATAGCAAGAGAAGCTGCTGGTCATGGATTGGTGGGAGCGGGGGTTGGCTACTTGGGTGGAAAATTAGCTGGAAAATTAGCTACCCCTAAGAAAGAAATATTCATAGAAAAGTACCTTCAATCAAACCCAAAAGCCACAAAATCTGAAGCAGAAATAGCATACAAACAGAGATTAGCTAAATTCAATAAAGTAGGTGCAATTACTGGCGGAGTATTAGGAGCTGGTGTGGGAGCTTTTGCAGGGAATCGTATAGGAAAATCTAGTGTTGGAGCTAATAGAGATTTTAATAATACACTAAAGAATCTGAAGGAACATGCGAAAGGGGAAAGAGAAGCTGCAGAGAAAGCTTTTAAGAACATCCTCCCTTAATGAAAAAAAAAATAATAAATAACAAATTAAACAAAAGATACAGATATGTCATTAGTATTTAAAACTAGAGTGTTCGCTGAAGATAAGAAAAAATCAGGAATGTTCAAGAACTTAGGAAATAATATTAAATCAGGTGCTAAAAAAGTAGCTAACCTTCCATCTAAAGGAGCTCACAAATTATTCGATCTATCTGAAGGTAAAAAATCAGGTTCAGGTAAATATGCATTAGGAGCTGCTGGAGCTGTACTAGGAGGTGGAGCTGGAGCAGGTGTTGCTGGAATCACTCTTAGAGGTCTTAAAGGTAGACTTAGAGAAGCTAACCCTACTTGGTCTGATGAAAAAGTACAAGCTGAATACGACAAAATTAAGAAGAAAAGATTAGCTATCGGTGCTGCTTTAGGTGCAGTTGCTGGTGGTGGACTTGGAGCTTATAAAGGAGTTCAGTACGGAAAAAGAAACAAGTAATTAAAACAGTGAGGGCTTGAAATACAGCTCTCCTTAATGTAAATAAATTGTTAAGCATGAAAAGAGCAAGGTTAAGAAAGTTTACTGACAATATAGAGTTCAGCTTTCCGCCAAAGAAGAGTGTAGTTGAAGTAGTTAAAGATAAAGGCTATAAAGAGAAACTACTAAGAAACTCAAAAATAGGGTCTAACATTGGAATAGCTTTAGGTTCACTTTCTGGAATGGGCTTAGGTTCTATTTTGGGGAATAAGTTAGCTGGAAATAAAGAGAAGAAGATTAGTGAGTACCTTAAAAATAACCCAGATAAGACTAAAGAAGTTGCGGAGCTTATATTCAACAAGAAGAGAGATAAGTATAAATCAATTGGTAGAGTTTCTGGAGCTATTTTAGGAAGCATTGGAGGATACTTAGCTGGTGACTCAATTGGAAAGAGATTAACAAAAGAAAATAACTAAAATATAATGAAAAACGTAATACTTAAAACAAAATACTTCTCTGATAATATAGCTAAGAAAGTAGTAGGTAATACTGCAGGAGCTTTTGGAGGATTTACTGGAGCTACATTAGGTGCTGGAGCTGGGTATGTAGGAGGTAGACTTGCTGGTAAACTTGCTGTAGGAAACAAAGAGGACTTCATTCAAAAATACTTAGAAAAACACCCACAAGCTACTAGACAAGAGGCTGAGAGAGCGTATAAACAAAAGAGAGGAACATTCAATAAAATAGGAACATTAGCAGGAACTGTTGGTGGAGCTATTGGTGGATTTAAAGCTCTAAAAGGAGGTGCTGGTAAGTTAATGGGAGGTAAAAAGTAAGACCATGGATAAGATTATTGTAATTAAAAGCCAAGACGACGCTAAAAACTATCTAATCAATAAAGTTAAACCCACAGACTTATCAAATAGAGTAGGTCAAGCTATAGGTTTAGGATTATTAGGGGGAACTTTAGGAGCAGGTCTTAGTAAAGTTAGAAGAGAGCCGGTTAATAAAGGAATATTAATAGGTGGAGCTTTAGGTACCTTAGGGGGATTCCTCGCTAAACCTAGCCTTACAGAGGGGGATAACGAAAGAGTAGCTAAAGGTGTATTATCCGGAATTAAAAAATACTATGTAATCGCTTCACTACCTTCAGGACAAGTTTTCTTAGAGGATTATTCGAATGTAAATGAAGCTAAAGGGATTGCAGATAAATTAAAACAGTCAGGACACAAAGCATTCGTAGTTACTCCAGAAGAATTTAACAAGGGAGTAGAAAATAGACAGTTCGGATTTTTAGATAACTTTAGAGGGACTTCTTCAAGTAAGGATTTTCAAAAAGGAGTTATGGAGTACGGAAAAGCTAATAAGAAATTCATGGACTCTGTTGACCTTAAGAAATTACCAAAAGAAGCTCAAGATGCAATTAAGAAAGATATACTAACGGCTGGACAAAAAGAGGTAATTAATGAGAAGAGAGCCTTAGGACAATCTATTGGTGCAATCGGAGGTATAGCTGCAGGTGGCGGTTTAGGATATTTATTAGGAAAGAAAATAGCTGGACTTAAGAGTGGAGAAGCTTACATCAAAGAATACTTAGCTAAACATCCTAATGCAAAAGAATCAGATGCAAAAGAAGCTTACAAACAGAGATTAGCTAAATTTATGAAATTTGGCGCTAATGTAGGTATGGCTGCTGGTGGTGCTCTAGGGACTCAAATAGGGGATAGATACGGTAGAAAAGCTGGTATTAAAGATGCTAGAGGATTATCTAATGAGTTAATGAGACGAGGAAAATAAAACTATAAGTGGAGATTTGAAATAGAGTCTCCCTAATTGTAAATGAATAAAAAAAAACATGAAATACAATAAAGGATTCGGCGCAGGTCTTGGTACTTTAGCAGGAGGAGGATTAGGTTATCTTGCTGCAACTAAAGCACTTGGTAAGAAGGAGGATTTTATTGCGAAGACTCTTAGAAAATACCCAGGGATAACTAAGGCTGCAGCTGAAGAGATATATAAGAATACCAAAAGAAAATACCTACTTACTGGAACTATTGGAGGAGCGGTTGCAGGTGGAGGTGCTGGATTATTAATAGGTAGTAAATTTAGAAAGAAACCTAATACCCAACAACCTCAGCCACAACAAAACCACGCTCCAGTTCAACAAACCCAGCCAAGTAAGAAAGAGAGTCCTTTAAATGGATTGAATGGATTAGCAAACTCTGAGAGACAAGTTCATGAGGTTGGTAACAATTTAGATTCTCACAAAGTTAATGTAGGTAGAAGCATAGTTGAGAGACATAACGACGCTGCTAACAAGATTAACGAAGCCATGGATAGAATTAAAAAGAATGGCGAGAGAATAAATAGAACTAACAAAACCCAAGCTGATGTTGGTAAGATAATTAAGGAGAATAGTAGGGCTATGGGTATTGGAAATAAGGAGGTGGCTTTAGATACTAGCAATGTTAAGGAGACTAAGAATACCAAAGCACTAGATGACTTAATTAAGCGAATGGGAGGCAACCCTAATAATAAAACAAATAATGATGGAAGAAGCAACTCAGAAAATCTTGACGATATGATGAGAAGTATGGGAGTAGATCCATCAAAAGTAGGTAATGACGGTAAGACTTCTGCTCAAAAGCTGGACGAATTGAATAAGTTACTAGAAAATATGTAGAGTTATGGGAATATTAATTAGTACGAGACAGTTTGGGCTTATATCTTGGTTGACTTCCGGCAAATATAGAGATCCTAAGTTGGAGAGCATGTTGGCCACTGAACTAGGTAATTACATAACTAGTGGAGCAATTGCTGAATTTAAGGGAATAGGTAAGGAATTATTTTTAACTATTACAATCCAGCCAAAATCCAGCCCTACTTGGAAAGTCATCCCTTCATATTACTTCAATTACCAAACTAACACATACTCAATGCAAAGTTGTAAAATAGTTGTTGGAGGAGGTTTGACTGTAGAAGGCGTTACTAATGCAAATGCTGACACAAAACTCTCTAATCTGCTAAATCAATCCGAAATAATCGCAGTAAAGAAGTTCTTAAATGGAGATGCGACTAATCTTATTCCAAGCCGTCTTATGGAACTCACTAAGGAATATCTAGGTTCATTCTTAGCTACGAGACACTTAAAGCCAAACAATAATAGTAACGACAATGTAGATGATATTCAAAGATTCTACAATAACGTGATAAGTAACTATAAAAGATATCCAATAAAAGGTTATAGATTAAGTATAAGTAAATTCACAAAAGATGAGTTAGTTATTTCACTAGATATTAAGCTCGGATCGACGAAACTACTACCAACCTATACTATAAACCCAACTACTTATCAAACCCAGATGACAGACTGTAGTATCAAAGCTGGAGCAGAAGGAGATATCGTAGAAAATGTAACTCCTCAAAACTGGCTAAAGAGATTGAAAGAGGAAGAGGATAGTTATGTGACTAATGAGTACGATGAATACACTACGCTCTACCAGACGCTGAATGGGGATAAATACGGAAAGCGGGATTTAAAGGATATGGATAAGTTTTTCAAGCAAGACTACAATAAAACTATACCAACATTCTTAATAAACACATTCAAACAATATAAACAAGAGAGGGGACTATAATAATCTCCTCCTAATTAAAAATGAATAAAGTGAAAAGACCTACAACTAGAAAGGAAGTATTTTTCATATCAACTGAAGATCTAGATGGACAAACTTTGATTCCTAGAGTCCCTAAAAACTTTCTAACAGAGCGGGGATATGAAGATAATACAACTAAGAGGGTGTGCCTTTCAACTTCAATAATGGGATGTTTAGCTGCTATGAGTGCGAACATCTTAGGTAGAGTCTATAATGTGTACAAAGTAATAGCTAATGTATATAAACCTACTACAGAAGAAGTTCCAGATTGCGAAATAACAGATGAGGTTTGGAGTTTAGAGCCAGTTAAATTAGATTATCAGTATTCCATTAAAGTAGTAGGTTCTGATGATAAAGAATATAAGTATAGAACCAAAGACTTCGAAGCTACTATGTATAAGTGGAGGTATGAGAAGCTGAGTAAAAAGGGATTACTTATAGGAACAAATAAAAATAAGAAATAAATATGGGAGAAGTACTACTATTATCTGAGCTTAAGAGAAAAATAGACTTGAGGTCCTCTCTTCTAATGCTACCTTCTGTGGATGAATTATTGTCTATAGTAGGGACTCAGAATCCAGATGAGCAGAGGGTGGAGCTGTATTCAGTGGCTTTAGAGAAGTGGCATTATCAAGTACCTCTCATCAGATTAAATAAAGTAAAAATTAATAACGACCCACATAAATTTATAAACACTTTTAACGCATATGCTAGGAATCCGAATACTATGTGCATTTCAGAGGTTGAACTTATACCGACTAGAGTATGGTCACTTAATGGTATTTTAGGTTCATCTCGTAATTGGATATATCAGGATGGTTTCTTATCAGGAGTTTCAGAAGGAGAATATCTAATGAATGCTACCTATATGAGACCTATGTATGTTAACTATTTACAACCAACCGGGGAATTAGATCCTAAGAGTTGTATTGGTTTTATAGAGGAAAGACATGTAAGTAAGTTTGTAGACGCTTGCCTTATGGAGACTTTACAATTTATATCTCAACTAAGGAAGAACTTTGAATACCCAGATGTACCTGTTCAGATGTTTAATGGTATAGATGAGGCTAGTTCAATGATACAGACGAGTTTAGATCAGTTTTATATGGGATTAACACACGGTAAGATTTATGTGTAACTAAAGATAGACAATTAAGATGAAAATAGAAGTAAGATTGTTTCCTCTAGATACTCCTGCAGCTGATGGTTCTATTATACCTAAGCAGAGTTTTCTAGAGTACCAAAATACACCACGATATAAAGAGAGAAAACAGAATAGAAACTTTTACGGAGGGAGTACACACTTAAATAGAAACCAATCCAGAAAAGAATCTACAGGAGGAGTTGTTGGAGAAGGAGATGAACTATTATACTCTGGAAACATCACTCACATTATAGATGATTACTTTATTAGAAGACACTCAGATGGGATTGAATACGTCCACGCTACAGCAGAAGTAATGGATGACCCAGAAGAGTATGAAGGAAAAAGTAAAGAGTTAATCAAAACACTTACACGACTACTTAGAAGAGGAGTTCAGCTTCCAGTATCTGTAGTTATTTCAGCTGTATGGAAAAATGATATAGCAGTTAGAATTAAGGATATTTTAGGATTTGACTTCACTCTTTCACCAGGTTATAATAAGGCAAGTATAGTCGATATTTCTTATGAGTAGTGATTTAAAAGCTATTCTAATTGGCGTAGCGGCTAGTAAAATATTAGACAGACTCACAAGAAAGGAAGAACCTGATAGATATAGATTTCAGATAAGGTTTGATAAGAGAGGTCATAATTACGTCTACCATATGCTTTTTAGAACACGAAAGAGAGCCCACGAGGTAGCAAATGAATTATCTCAAAGAGTGGGTTATAGTAATGTAGTCGTTGAACAAATAGATTAAAAACTCATGGGAATAATTATAGTGAAACATTTTAGCGACTATAGAGATGAACACGCTTACTATGGAAAAAGAGATGGTAAGAAGTGGGGAGCTATAGCGGGTGCTGGTGCTGGTGCTGCGATAGGGAGGAAACTTGGAGGTAAGTCAACCACAGGTCAAGCAATAGGTGCATTAGCAGGAGGAGCTATAGGTGGTGTTGGAGGTTTTATAGCTGGAAGTAAGATAGGAAAGAAAATAGGTAGGAAACTAGGAAGAGGATCAGAAAAGAAGAGATTTGAAGTTACCTACACAGACCCACAAACAGGAATGGATAGACATAAGAGATTTGACTTCATACAAGAGGCTCAGATTTTCCATAGACAACATCCTGGCTCTAGAATTTCAGATCTTCACCATCAGCCTCAACAACCTAATTACACGGACGAAGACTGGTCATGATTTAAATAAGCGGAGTGGTTTGAGATATAGCCCTCCCAAAATGAAAATGAATATATGAACACACTAGTAGTAAACGGATTAAAGATAACCACTTCACTCTCTTATATTAAATTCATAGAGGCGGGTGTTACTCAAGTTGAAGAGGATATACCAAATTCAGTACTAGTTATTTTCTTCACTAAAGGAGCTAAAAACACTGAGTTACCTTTTGAAGTAATTATAGAGGGGGAGCTTAAGGAGTCAGACTTACTTTCAACTTATAATCCACAAAACAAAATAAACAACCTAAATATAAAGAAGCTGGTAGTTAATGAGTATATATTAAACCAGACTATTTTTACAGATTTAGACAAAAGTTATGCCCTTTATAATGAAGAGAGGTGTGACTTATTTATAAACCAGAATATAGAGTACAAAGATTATATAACACTACTTAAATCAATACCTTTCTTAGAGATAATTGAAGGGGAAGATGACGTAGTACTAGCTAATATAACGAACTGCTTAATGGGTAGGAGGAGACTTAATTATATCTTCCCAAACCATCGAGCATTTAAGTACAAAGACACCTATACTAATTATGTCATCGATGAACCTCTAGTTATGTACCAAGTTAAAAAGGTAGTTCTAGAGCAGTTGTATGATCATGGTTTCGAGTCCTTAAAGTTAGATGACCAGGATGAATTAGTAGAGGTTCCTGATGTACTAAGTTACTCTATTCAAAATGCCGATTACAACCCAATAGCTAAAAGAGTTACTCCACTACTAAAAAGACATACAGATGCAAACTTGTCTATAGAGTGGAAATTAAAATCAACAACTCTCTCTAAAGCTATGGACATAAAGAACCGGTATAGAAACTTAGAGATTATTTCCAACTTGACTTCTATTAACGTATTTGACTATAACAACAATCCATTTAAGGTAGCTATAGTATGGGAGGATATATCAGGTCAATTAGGAGATAAAAGTGCGGTTACAGATGAGGAAAACAATTACTACCATCAGCTATACTTTAATTGTAGAGTCCACTTTGATATTATAATGGATAACTGCAAACCGTCTGATGTAGTAATCTCTAAAATAACCAATCTAGTAAAATTCAAGGAAGTAAACCTAAAAGAAATGAATGCTGTGGATAGCGATACCGTATTCAGTTTAAAGTATAAGGATTACGACCGCATAGTGAAAATATTAAGTAAACAACCAGAAACAAAAGAAATTCAATAATGAGCCAAGTGTTTGAACCATTTGTAGAGTCCAGAATTCAAGCTGCGACAACTACAGACACATCAGGATATCAGAACGGGAAGATAGTAGTAGCTGCTCCCTTAGTTTCTGACCACGGCCCTTACGGCATAACAATGATAAATAACCAAAGAGAACTCCTCAGAAAATATAGACCAGATGGAGCGAATTATTTGGTTTCAGATTTAGATAGTACATTCTTCCATATTTACGCTATGCTTGCTCACAGTTCAGTATTAGTAACAAGAGTAGGTAGTTCTATGGAGGAAGCTGTAACTAAAATGTATAATGCAGACCAAGGAGCGTTCAGTTATACAAAGCTTTTCGGAAATAAAATGGTAGTAGATTATAAAGGTTCTATTGCTGTTGGAGATAACGGAAAGTCTTATTTAGTAGATGGAAAAGATAGAATACTAGATACAATAGCTGCAGTTAAAGTAGGAGCGGTATCAGTTCAAAGTTTAGATTTCCAAGAGAAGATTAGCAAATTAATTAACGGATTAGAGGATTCATCAGTTTACCTTTACGGATATAAGTATGGAGAGAATAATGAACTAACTCTTTACCTAGCTTATAAGTACCATGCAAATGTAAACGAATTCATTAAAACTACGCTGGGGCTTGCTAATACAGATGGACTACCTACAGCACCTAAGTTAACGATTGATGATAAATATAGATTGTTACTTAAGGCTACAGCTCCGGTAGGTTCAGCAATTACAAATACTACATCTACACCGCTTAAATTCTTGATTAACTCTATTGACCCAACTAACAAGAGATTCATTCTAAAAGTTAATTCTCAGTTAGATGCAGGTTCAGAATTTACAATAGCAGACGTAACAAGAACAGAGGTTAAACTTGCTCCGGCTCCAGTAGGGGTTTCAGCAATAAGTAATGGATTAAAACTAGAAGGAGATCCACAGACAGATGAAAAAGTCCTTATAAGTAATCCAGATAGAGTTTTCGCATTTTCAGACCCAGTTAGAGCAGAGTTCGAAAAATTAGGAGGAAATGCAGCACCAGTAGATGGAGAAAGAAGCGCAAAAGTACAGAGAGCTATTTTAGATTTATTAGAGTATGATGAAGGGTATAGAATTGACTTTGTGTGGGATGCTGGGGAAGGTGAAGTTGGTCTACAGTCAGTAATGAACTCAGTAGCAGCAGAACTTAAAGCATTGGCACTACACTCAGTTAAAACTACAAACCATTCAACAGTAGATGCTATAGTAAATGAGTATAAACAATCTAATTCATTCAACTCTTACAAACTAGCTCCTTACATGAAATACAACTTTGGGATTAAGACACTAGAGCTTTCTCCTTGTATTGAGTATGTTGAAGCTATTGTAAGAAATAAGTCAGCTAATTCAGAGTTCGCACCGGTATTTGGAATTGTTAATGGTCAAGTATCTGTAGGTGAATTAGTAGCTCAATTTAAGAAGACTGATAGAGAGAAATTCTTAGCTGGACAAATAAACACCATCAAGTTCGATAAGTTTAGAGGTATTTCTTCAATTAATGACTGTAGAACTGGAGAGGGTGGTCAGAGTTTATTTAATGAAGAATGGATTGTAAGAATGGCTAATAGAATAGGTTGGGATTTAGACTTCCTTCTTGAGCAATTCTTAGGTAGATACGATGTTGAGAGTACAGCTTTTGACGTTAAGGCTACAATCGATTACTACATGAAAACTACTATTATGAACCAGACTTATGCACCTGAGAAATATGACGTTGTGGTGGATAAATCTAATAACGTTTGGGGTGATGGTGAATTAATGGTAGAAGTAAATATATATGTTGGTAGAGCGCTTAGAAAGATTACGGTTGTGTCCAAGATGCTTCCATTATCTACACTAACGTCAAACTAAGCCAACATTGCTTTCATAATTGTTGTGATTTTTTATTAAGTTCGTGTCGCAGGGGGATTTTGAATAGATCTCCCTCGGCCAACCCATAAATGAATAAAAGTATGAGTGAGACAGTTGTAAATAATGACTTTGTAAATAGAGCCCATGAAATGACAGTGAGGTTCTTCAAGATAATGTACAAGAGCTTTCCTTTTTATATGAAACTTTACGGGACTCTTTGCACAGTAGAACGCTTACTTAGAAATAAAGATAATAAAGATAGAGTAAAGCTTCCTTCCAGAGACCAAATGATAAACCAGACTTACGGAAAGGTAGCTACTCATGATGATTTAGATAGAGATTCTGAATGGCAAACTTTTACAGAGACCTTCATTATCAACAAGTCACACGCTCAGAAATACTACAATAACCAGAGTGATGAGGTAATGATCTACTTTAACCAGAATATACTTGATTTAGGAGATAAGGTGAGTTTTAATAGATTCGGAAAGACTTACTCCTTTATAGTGAATGATGTTACAGCTTATGAGGACGTTATTTTTGAGTATAGATTAATCGGAATAAAGGATCACGTCTCTAGTATGAATGAGCAGGAAATAAAGAAAGAAGATAAACTTGAACTACCAACAAATGAGCAGGGTACAGATACGCCAACAGTTAAGGTAGTTAGAGGATTCAAAAACAGGAAATAATTATGTCGTTACTTAGTGATTTACAATTAGGCAAGGGGTATAGTGGAGCAAAAGATACTATAACCAAAATACTCTCACCTCTTAGACACCTTAGTGGAACTGTTGGAGATATAGGGAGAGCTGCACAAGCCTTAAAGATGCTGCCTAACCAGATAAGAACTAAATCAGACATGGTTCAAGTTAAGGCTACTCTTAGGGCTCTGAATCAAGTGTTAAAGAATAGCAAGATATCAGAGTTTTTAAATAAGCTAGAAAATGCAGTAGGGAATTCGATAGTGGGAGTCTTCAATCCTTATATCGATACCAGAACAAAGGTAAAGGTCGAGTATGATAAGAATAAGGTAGTTCAAATTGTTAATGGGATTAGAGCTACAAGAGATGCTAGAGTTGCTGCTGAAGTTCAAAATATGTTAATCTCGGGTGCAGCCTTCACAGATGTAGTAAAAATATTAGATAGAGTAAGGGAGAATGATCCTAAATGGGGACTAGGGAATATACTATCACTTTTACCTCAGAATTTATTAGCTCAGTTTGCTCCCAAGTTTCTAGGTGCTTATAAGACTGCTGATGAGTTTTTAGGAATTTCAAAGGGGATACAGAATTTAGTAGAAGGAAAGTCTTGGAATGGGGGACCTAAAATGCCTAAGAAGAAACAAACAGGGGGAATAGCTAACAGTACAACTTGGAACTCAGCAACTAGCATAGACAAGTATAAAAATATGTTAGAGCAAGCTGGTATAGATGCGGCTAACTTAAAGACTGACTTTGAGACTCCAGTACCTGTAGATGCTTTAGGTTATGATAAGGAAACTGACACATTTAAGAACCCTTTTACTGATGACGGAGATGTAGCGCATAGTGTTAACTCAAGTAATCAGAAAGTATTAGCTGCTACTATTGAAAACATAAACCCAGCCCCATTTGAAGGTTATTTTAGATCAAGATTAGGAAGACTGGAACTTGCATCAACTCACCTTTGGGATGTACAAATAAAACCAATGGGAACAGGAGTGCCGGTACTTGAGATGAGGGATATAGATGTTCTTCCGATTACAAACTGGTCACTAGATGCAGGACAGACTTTATCGGATTCAATGGAGATGTTTGGGGGAAGTTCAATTACAATCCCTACAACTAAGAAGATAGATATGAGATTTGAGGCGACCTTTGTAGAGGATTCAACTTATTCAGTAAAGGCGTGGCTCTCAAAGTATAAAAAGTTCATGTTCTATAAAAACCGAGTAAGACCTTATAAAGAATGCTGCTCAATAATAGGGATATGGCTTCTTGATGTGGACTTAAAAGAGTTATACTATCAAGCTTACATAGGCTACCCAATAGATATGACTGAAGGTTTAGAAGGGGAATCATCACACTCTCCTATCAACAAAACTGTAACCTTCTCTATAGTAGGTCAATTAAGTTCTGATGAGTTCTATGAGCAGATTCAGCGTAAAGGACACGGAAGACATTGGGATAAAGATAAACTTAATACAAGATACGTAACTAATTTCAATAAAGACAAAGTAGTATCCATATTAAAAGAGTCTGACCAATCTAAAGCATATACGAGACGATTTAGAAAGGAGACTAGAGATAAAGATGGTAATCCACAGACTCCAGATAAGAGTTCACCAAAATCTGTAGGTAAGAGTAAGAAAGGGGCTAAGTCAAGTACTAAGGGCAAGCAACCAGCTAAAAGGGCAACAACAAGCCAGCCAAAACCTAAAAAGAAGAAGTAATTAGATGAGTATAATAAAGATTAATTCAGTAGGTATAACTCCACCACAACAACCAGAATTAGGAGTAGTAATAGGAGTTGTAGTTCCGTCTTCATCAGGCAGAGATTACCCTACAATTTACTTTGATTACGATACTTTTAAGAGGGAGTTTGATGATGGAGTAACGAGCTTAGCTAAGTATAAGTTTTTGTTTGAGAAGGGGTATCAAGTGGCAGCAGTAAGGGTAAATAAAGATGAGCCTAACTTTGCTACTTTAAGAATCTCAGACCCAGTTTACACAGACTTAATAGCTACTCACCCTCAATACTTAGATTCAATGCCTGTAGATCGAACTTTAAATAAGGACAAAACTCTAGAGGATGTTGAGATCAGTGATTTTACCAATGTGTTCAGGTTTAATTACGGGGACTTAACCAAACTAAACGCAGCTAAGGACTATATACTAATACCTTCCGGACTTAACCCAGAGAACGCCTCACTTACACTTATAACTTTTGAGGATGGTGTGCATGGGATAACAGGAACAGAAGCTTTTGGGCCCAATGTAGTTAGGACAGCAGTGAACATTCAAAATAAAACCACAGCTCAAATTAGAGAAGGTATTAAGAATGTTATCGAAGCCTACACCCAGTATAAAGTAATGCCGGGACAGGAAGAGGAGGATTTTGATATGTTCTACCAGTTTATATTTTCAGACGAGATAGAACAGTGGAACTTAACTCCGGGGACAATAGACATAGATATAGACTACAATGATAAGCTGGATGTCATAGCAAGTTATGCTTCTCCCTACAAGATAATGGACTTTGCATCTACTATCCCGGGGATCTTTGGAAACATGCTTAACATTCAGATCCAAGGGTTTAATTGTAAGGTATATTATGATGATGAACTTTTAGAGGATTATAACTTTTCATCAACAGAAGACTTATTCCTACAGCTAAAAGAAAATTCACCTTACATACTGCCCGTCCTTCATGATAGAGATAAGAATTTACCAGACGGGACTTACTTCTTTGATGGTGGATTTGTAGAAGCTGAGAAAACTACGGATGACTATTTAAGAGCTTTAGAGTTATTTGGAGATGAGGACATAGATATAGATTTCTTAAGTTATGATGAGTTCTTTGACCCTGAGCTTAGAATCTTATCCATGTTACACCAAGTCTCTGTGGAAAATCAGTTCTTAGTTCTTTTAAATAGGGATATAGCAAGGACTTATTCAAATACAACCAACATCTTTTATACTATAGGGACTTATGTTAGGAACGGAGTAGAACTGCCTACAAGTTACGCTTTCTTCGACCGGCTAACAACAGACTATGCAGGAGTTATAAAAGAGAAGATATACATAGAAAAACAATACACAGAAGAGGAATATCAGAAGTTTAAAGAAATAGGGATGAACCACATTAGATACGATGGTTACAATTATTATATTTCCTATTACTACAGCACAATAAACGAGAACCCAGCTTACAGGTTTAGTATGAATAGGGTACAGAGGAAGTTTAGAAGATTGCAGCAATTTTTAGGAACCAAGAAAACAGAACTTCACAGGTATATTCAGAAACTAACAACAGATTTAAGAGATGAGATTTACTTAATAGACGACATAGTGCTTACCCGATTTAACTATGATGATAAGATGGGTGCAGCAGAGATTCAACTAGAAGTAACTTTAAGTCAGATGATTAACGAGGTCTTGCTTTTAAATGTAATAATAAATCGAAATTAAAGAATAACAGAATAAAGATGGCATTAGATTTTTTAAAGTATCAGAAAATTGCAGAGAACGGGAGAGAATTCCTTAGAACAGATATATGGGAGTTTTCTTTTGTTGATAGACCTACCGGGGTTTACATGCCGCCAGATGAGAACCTTTTGATTAGATGTACTGACTTTAACGTGTCAATAGATAACTCAATAGATAGAATGGAAGCTCAAATTAGAGGGTTCACTATCTATCAGCCAGTTACTTCTAATAAGGCAGATGGTTCGTTTTCCATGAGATTTATAGATAGAGAAGATATGTCAATTCAGTATATGTTCAACGACTGGGCTGACAAAATCATGGAGAAAGAAACTAAGAAGACAGGAAGAAAACTAGACTTAACTTGTACGGTAATGCTTAAACAGTATAACACTCACAGACAAGTTATCAAGACTCTAGTATTCTATAACGCCTTCCCGACAACTGCTTCAGAAATGGGAGAATCTAGTTTTGGACAGGATGCAACAACAAACGGTGGAGAGTATGACATAGAATTCCAGTTCGAGTACTATGAAAGACAAAGAAATAGTGTTCCAATTACGGACGGGACAGCTTCATAACTAAAAATTTAAGAGTTAAACAGAGAGGTACTTGATTGGGCGTAAAAACTTGATTAAGTACCTTTTCTTTTTCAAATCACAACAAATCATGTATATAAGCAATCAAGAACTACCCAGCAAAGGATTATTTTCAAGGGAAGGTGGAACAAACATAGAAATTAAACCACTAACCTTCAAACAGCTGCTGGATTATATAGAAAATGTGGAGATAAACCCAATAGCTAAACTCAGAAAAGACCTTAATCTATTAGCCAGTACGGGAGTAGATTTGTATAAAGTGAGTCTGCTGGATATGGACTACCTAATCTTCATGCTAAAATCAATAACAATCTCAGATGACATAAAGTTTAATTCAAGTACTAAGTGTTATAGCTGTGATCAAATAACTCAATTCTCATTTAACTTATCTCAGATTCACTTTAAGGATTTTGACACAGAAGAAAACAGAATCCCAAGTAAAATAAACATAGGGGGAGAGATGAGAAAAATTAGAGTTCCTTCGATAGGTGAATTTTTGTCAGTGTTAGATACGATATACAAATTCAACCCAGAAGTAAAACTCGCACAGATTAAATTATACAGCCTCTTTGACGAATGGTTTGTGGATCCTACTAGAGTTCAGAATATGGTAGATAATGCAAATAGAGAGAGTGCTGCTAACTTAATATATTTGGATGATAGGTGTTTTGGTAGAATAGAACCGGTAGAGTGTAAGTGTGTAAATTGTGGTCAAGTACAACTAACAAATATAGACGTACTAACCATAACTGAAAACTTCTTTACCGACTTTCTCAGGCACTTCCGACCTAATGAATCTCAAGTACTTTTTGAATAAGATAGCCAGGTACGATAACATAGAGGATTACCTTTATTCTACTTGTGTTAAATTCTACGAGGACTATAAGAAGAGATTAAAAGAATCGGATGGGGTGGATTTAAGTTACCCTCAATTCAAGATTAATATGTGATAAAATACTATGCTAAAAGGATTATTTGGAAAAGGAGCTCTTAAGGGATTTGGAAACTGGATTAAGAGTGCTCTACCTAACGTCATTAAAGATACACTAATAGAAAGGGCTTTAGGTTCTCTCTTTGGTGGCGGAGGTGATTCAGGTGGAGGTGGCGGAGCAGAGATGCAGGCTACAATACAAGCAGGACCAGCCCAAGACCCTTCAGTTATGCGAAAAAGGTTAAGAGAAGTAAATGCTCAATACCTAAACACTAAGTCAGAGAGGGATAGAGAACTTAGAAAGCTAAACCTCGTTGAGACTAAGATAATGGCTAACAAACACACTAATGAGCCTTTTCCTAATGACAGTGATAGTTCTAATAGTGATAGTAATGTAGCTGAAATAGACATAAACCATGTAAATCCTCCATCAAACTCTCAAAGTAAAACAGGTTATGAAGATCAACTAAATGATGTAACTAACTTAAGTAATGCAGTAGGGGAGTTAAATGCGGCTAAGAATCAACAAAAAGCCTACAGCGACCCTGATGTAAACGGAGCTAGGATAAGTAAATTGGAATCTAAAGTTGATAAGTTAGACCAAGAATACAGATCCAAATACTTACTTAATAGAGGAGATAAACTTAAAAGTGCAGCTGCTGATATGATACCTGGAGTTAAACTTGGGTATAATGATGAAGCTACAGTCAGAGGGTTTAAAGTAATGAACAAAGAGCTCGAACTCCTAAGAATCAAACAAGCTGAGACTATCGTAAACATGCAAGCTGCTCTTCAAAATCAAGGGTATGCCGGTGGAGCTGGTCGTGGTGGTTCTGGAGGAGGTGGCGGCGGAGGTGGCTTCTTATCTGGTATCATGGGTTCTATAGTGTCCGGTTTAATGATGGAAGGAGCTATGACTCTAGGGGGAAAGCTCTTGGAGAAAGCTGGAGTAACTGGCTGGGCTAAGAATCAATGGACAAAACTTAAGAATGCTACTGGTCTCAATAAACTCATAGGTAAAGGAACTAAAGAGGCTGCTGAAGAATTAGGGGAAGAAGGAGCTAAGGCAGTTGCTAAAGGTACAGCTAAGGGTATGACTTCTGCTGCAGCTAAAGGAACCGCTGAGGCTGTAGAACAATCCGTAAAACAAGCCGCTAAAGGAGTAGGGAGAACAGGAGCAAGAGAGGCAGCAGAGAGAGCTATTCAAAGTGGAGTTAAAACAGCTGTAGGGAGAAAGGTAGCAGGAAGAGTTACTAAAGAAGTTGCAGAAGAAGCTGTTGAGATTGCAGGTAAGAAAGTAGCTCAAGCAGGATTAAGATCAGCAGGTACTAAGATTATAGGAAAGATTGGTCAAAAGCTAGGTCTTGGAGTACTAGGTAGAATCGCTAAGAAGATTGCAGTAAAGGCTGGACAAAAGTTAGCAGTAATGGCAACAGGTCCAGTAGGTCTAGCGATTAACGTAGGTATGCTTGCTTATGATTTATGGTCTATAGGTTCAGGGATTATTGATATTGAGATGATTATAGCTAGGTTCAAAGGTAATAAAATGGACAAGAGGTTATGGGCATCATTAGTTAACAAGAACCTTACACCTGAATTAGTTAAAGAAAAAGAGTGGGGACCTGACGAACTTACTTTGATTAGAGAGCTTCCAGATGTTATAAAAGAAGTCGATAAGAAAGAAGGGTATATGTTTATTATGTATATTGGAGTAGATGAGATTAAAGAACTTACTAAACCAATAGACATGACGGCCCTTGACGAGATAGACGACCAAATTAAAGCACATGAAGGAGGTGGAGATACGAGAGGGTTCTTTACTAAGGTTGCTGATTTTGGAGTTAGATTATTTGCACCAGGAGAAATTACAGAGTCTCAACAGATAATGAATCATAAGAAGGCTCAAGCTCAAGGGTTTAGTTCTACTTACTCTCCTGGATATAACCCCAATGCTCAACCGCAAGGGGGATATTATGATGGTTCTTTTGGAGGGTTTAGTAATGTGACGGGTAATTTATTGTTTCCGGGAGCTGGTGGGAATTATTCATCTATACCAATTTCAAACGGAGACGGATACCAAGCAAATAGAAATACAATCTTAGCAGCCTCTCAAGCAGTAGGAGTTGACCCAGGATTAATGATGAGATTGGCAGCTTCAGAATCAGGATTTAAACCATCAGTAAAACACGCTAAGGCTACAGCTGCAGGTTTATTCCAGTTCATCGATGCTACATGGAGAGCTCAGCTTAAGAAATACGGACCTAAATTCGGGATACCACCTAATGCTCACCAATCAGATGCTAGGGCTAATGCTTTAATTGGTGCTCAGTTCGTAAAGGATAACCTAGAGAGAAGAAGTGCTAGAGAGGGATTACCACCTTCACCTGCAATGGCTTACTTAGATCACTGGTTAGGGGAAGCTGGAGCTAATAGATTCTTCTCTAAACTTAAGACTTCACCGGGAGAGATTGTAACTAATGGAGCTCTTGTTGGAAATGAATTCACCTTAAACCAAGCACTAGCAAGAGAAGGAGGTAAAGGTAGAATTTTGTCTGTAGCTGAAACTTACCAAAACTTAGACCGAATACTAGATAAGAAAGGTAGAGATTTTGGAGTAGTAGAACCTCTTGGTGGGGGCGGCGGATTTGCTGGAAACCCTATGATACCTAATCCGGTCAACATGATACAGGGGATACTAAACAATGCACAACAACAATCTCAACCTAAAATGGATAATAGTTCTCATAAAGGATTCATAGCTAAAGCAGTTCAAGATATCGCTAATGTAGGAAACTTGGCGGCACAAAGAGCAGCTTCTGGAGGTAAATCTAAAGGAGTATCACCAAGCTTAACGGGTGGGAATAATATGATCGCTTCTACTACGACTAATGTAAATAAAACAACCGAAATCAACACGACCGTTAAACAGCAAGACAAGAATAATAAGAGTCTACAAAAAGGTCAGAGAGCAAATAGAACAGCTACTACCTAAAAATAAACTAAATGCAAAAACTACTAATAATTATCCTCATTTCTATGTCAAGTATACTAAACAAACTAGCCGCTTCTGATGCTTCAATTAAGAGAATGCAACAGGCAGCCCTTTCAAGTGAACCGGTAGAGTCTGCTGATTGGGAACAGGTTAGAGCTGAAGGAGACCAGGAGTTAGCTGATGCAGAATACAAAGCTACACACCCTGAAGATTCTTTCGGTGCACCTATTGACGCTCATAAAACTTTCTGGGGACAAATGAGAGTTACTAGAGCGAAGATAGCTGCAATGTACATAGAGTGGGATACAACAAACAAAGGGGCATGGAAGAAGTTGAAGTCATTATATAAGATGTACGATAAAGCTACTTCAGTTAAATCCTCAGACCCCTTCCTACTAAAAATTGTCAAGTACTTATACGCTATTCCAATTGTAGGGACTGAGATTCTTATGTTTGGGGCAGAGAAACTTTGGGATATGGCTAAGACTGGAGTTAGTGAAGGTTTTGGTTTACTTAAAGGAGCGTATGAGGAGCTTTCAGGATTTCTTACCACAGCTAAAACAGTTCATGAAGTTAGAGAGAAGAAAGCATTAGTAGGAGAAGCGATGTCAGATCTGGATAAACTAAAAATACCACAAGCACCTGACCCTATTGTACCTGGAGAATTAGGATTAGCTAAGCAGGTTAAAGTAGAGCAGAAAGCAGATCCAGAAGCTGAGGCGTTAGAGAAGAGATTTAAGGAATTAGAAAAAGAAAAGGGATTAAACGAAAAGAGTAAGAAACAATATAGAACTACACAGGAACAGAAACTAGCAGAGGAAACTGATGAGACTTATGAAACAATCTACAAAAACCTCATGAAAGTAAGAAATGCAGACTGGAAGAAAAGTATCTCAAGTATAGGAGCAGATGAAGCTAGATATTCAGATGTGGAGACTTTAAAGAACCTTCCGGGAGTTGTACAAGATTTACCTAAAGAAGAGGCTATGAAGATTATTAAGAAGTATCCAATGGCTTTCTATAGTACTTTCAATACTAACTACAACCTTACCGATAAAAAGATGAAAGTTACGGTTAAGAAGTTAGATGAGTGGAAGGAGAAAGACTTAAAAGATCCAATTCTAAGGGCGGCTATGAGACAAACAACTAGACATGAAATACTCTCTAAGATGGACTTTGGGGTACAACCTACTCTTAATCCTATGCAAGCTCAGATGGGTATAGATAATGTTCAGTTTTCTCAAGGTGCTGCTGTAGATATAAATTCACCTGGTTTTCAAAAGAGTATAGTCGGAGGTGCTAGGATAGATGGACTAAAGCCTGACTTATTGAATTTCCACAAAGAGTTATTATCCTATGTACCTGAGGCTAAGATTACTTCTGCTTATAGGCCCGGTTCAATCACTAAAGGAGGTAAGCTTTCTAGACACGGTTCGGGGGAGGCTATAGACTATGGGGTAAACTCAAATTCAGATACAGGAGTTAAGGAGTTTTTATATTCATCACAAGGACAGTCACTGCTAAGAAAATACGGGCTAAACTTTATTGATGAAACTATCCCTGCCGTTAATGCTGCTACCGTAAAGAGTGCTTCTGGAGCTTATCACGTAGGTAAAGATAGTTCAGCTGCAAATAATAGATTAAACTACATCAACCTTGACCCTAGATTCGGACCTAAGAAACCTGTAGCTATATCTAGAAACTATGCACCACAGACTTATCAGCCACCTATGCAGCAAGGACAATATATACCAATTAATACAGTTACTCAAACCAATTCTTATAAAACACAAACAAGTTACCGATAATTATGGCAGATGTATACAATCCGGGAAAGAGAGTTAATAGCCGGGTAGGGGAAAGAACAATGATTAAGGGGAAAGTTACCTGGTTCTGGGACTCTCTTATGAATCAAGACCACCTCACTGTAAGAATAGCTAAGCACCAAGATGTAATGGGGAATAAGCCTAACCCACTATTAACTCATACAGGAGCAGGTAGTAACGGGATAGAGCTTCTTAGAGGATTCTTAACTAGGGACATTACTTTCTCAGCTACTAACGAATGGGGAGAGGCTAAAGATAGTATTAAGGACACTGTAGCTTCTCAGACAGGTATCGATACTGGAGCTATGGGTAATGATAATGGTTGGGTTGAATCAGCTGTTAGAGGTCTTGGGGGTATGGCTAAGAGTTTCTTCGAGATGGTAGGGATGGATAAGACTGCTGAAAATATAGACAATGCAATGAGGGAGGAATTAAAAGCCATTAGTTACAAGCTAGTCAATTATGCAGAAGCAGCCAAGACCTACCAAGGAACCGCTGTAAACTTCCCAAATACCTTATCCGTTTTAATAATTGCAGATAAGTACGGTAAAGATCCAAGAGCGGCTATTCATAATGTTCTCGGCGATTTCCTAGGTATTCCAGTAGCGAGTTTAACTAAAGAGATTGAGAATACTGCAGTTAAGAAGTTAGAAGTTAATGGAGCCTTAAAAGCAGACCCTTCATGGCCTTCCGGTGCTCAAGAATACTGGAACCTAAAGATGGAGGAGAGACAGTTAAGAGCTAGTTTAGAGCAGGCGAAGAGTAACTTAAAATACCTAGAAGATCCTACAAATATTCAACTTCAAAGAACGCAGGCAGTACAAGGAGGTGATCCAGACCAAGATAATACTCAAGCTATCGCCAATGCTAAAAGATCTATTGAAGACTACACTAAAAAATTAAACGAAAACCTAAAGAAACAGAAAGACTCAAAGGTTAGTGCTGGAGATTTAAAGATTGTAGAGGCTAAGCTGAATGTAAAAGTTAAAGGTGAGAATACTGGAGACAATGTAACAACTGATGGAGTAGCGAATTCAATAGCGGGTAAAGTACTAGATTTAATAGGAACAACTAAGAACCTACTAACTCAAGGGAACTGGGAATTTATGGGCCCTCCAGGTGGTTACTTATATGATCCAGAGGCTACAAGAAATAACAAATCTCACCCCGGAACTATTACCTTATTTATCTCTAATCACATGGTCGTTCATAACCTCTTAGTTTCAAATGTGGATATCGATATTTCCCAATTTGTTACAGTTGAAGGTTATCCTCTTTGGGTTAGAGCAGATATATCCTTTGTTCCTGCTTCACTATTTACTTCAAGAGATATAGCAAGATCATTAGGAGGTAGTGGTAGAATATATGGACTTTGGGATGAATCTTTGGCTAATGCAGATGCTTCTAATAAAGGGGGAACTAAGCAATATATGTCAACCTTTAAAGCAGTGAGATTATGGGAAGCTGAACCTAATGTAAGAAGAGATGGACATAATGAGAAAGACGAGAATCAGAGATTTGCCAACTTGGGGTTTGATCCTAAAGGTAAGAGAGATGGTGTGTTTTCAAATTGGTCAGTAAAGAAAAACCCAGATAACCAGAATTATAGGGTCGTGATAGTTAATGAAGAGAAGGAGAGAGTTAATAAAGAAATATCTAAAGCTGAGACTAAACTAAAGAACGATTCAAAAGGTTATACTATAGATTCAAGTCAAAACTCAGCAACATTCAAGGCAGCACTTGATAGAAGTTCAGATGTAGCTAAGAATGCTATGGAGGCTATCAACAGTGCACAACGTTCTAATCCAGGTTTCAAGAGTCTTAATCAAAATCAAATGAAAGGGTTTATGGATAAGTTTGAATTAAAGAGATCAGCATTAGAGGCTCCTTTATATAACTTCTTAGGTCAAAAACAAAACTAAATATATGGCAGAAGAGAAAAAAGATAAAGTAGAGTTCACCGCTGTAGATGTTAGTACTCCCTATGATGAAGAAATTAGAATGAAGTACTTAGAGGCTCAACTGGCAGATGCTACAAATAATGACACTAGATTGGTTGAGTTACAGCTTGAAATTACAGCCTTAAAACACTACCGGGATATTTATATAGAACTCTACAACGACAAACTAAAGAAATAATTAGAATATGTATGTACCAGACGTCAACTCCTCGGGATTACTTACTAAAAGGGTCGGGGATTATATAGAGAATGATTTTGATGTATTTAACTCTAAGCTTCTAAAATTCATTCCTTTCCTACCTTCTATGGGGACTTATCAGATAACAAAATACCCTTATAGATTAGACCTTATTTCCGATGAGATTTATGGTAGTCAGGAATACGCAGAGGCTTTACTATTATACAACAACAAATCAATTAGAGACTTACACTTAGGGAGTTATCTTAATATATTCAACAGAGACTCCTACGATAGACTTACACTGAATCTAAATAATATCTAATGGTATCACACACACGCTATCAAATAAGACTAGATGAGTTTTCTGAGGATCCTACTATGGAGTTTAGGTTAATGGAGATTTCTGAGGTTATGGGAGGTGAGTTGCCACAAGGGGTTATTACCATGCTCACCTCTTCTAAATCCCAATCTTCAAAATACCTAGGGAAGACTTTAGAGATGACAATACAAACTCCATCATATAGGGGAAACTTCAAGGTCTTTATAACAAACGTACAACAGAACTCTACTACAGCTTTGTTTACTTTTCTTATAACTGACCCTTACTTTACAAATGAGATACAGTCTAGGCTTTTAGCGAATGATATGAATACTGCCATTAGTAGACTCTATCCGGGTAAGGTAACCAAGAAAGTAGAATCCTCAATAAACCAGATGGAGCTTAGACAGACTAGGGAGACGGATTACAATTGTTTAAAGAGACTTATGTTAGGGTATGGAAAAGATGTGTTATATGGATTCTCTATGGATGGGATGGTTATAACTACTTTTTCAGCTCAGCCCGCTAGCTACCCTCACTATAAGCCTTTTACAATTGATTTAGGGGTGAATGATTTGAGTGAGAATAAAATAAAGTATGAACAATTTGACCCACCTAGAACCTCCAAGAAAGCATTTAGGTATTTTAGAGTTGTTGCGTATGATAAATCTATAAGTTACACAGCTAAAGACGGATCACCATTTGAAGAAAACCTATCCGCTAATTATAAGAGTAGAATGGAACCAAAGCTGTCAATGAAGAGAACTTACGAGAATATTCCTCCTTACAAACTTGGAGATAAAATAAACCTAGCAGATCCAGAATCAAACCCTACCAATGCTACTGAATTCTTTATTACTTCTAGAGGTTTTACGTTTGATTCATCTGGAGTATTCACAACTATGGCACTAAGCAAATATGATTAACAATGGGAAACTTAATATATTTAGGACGAGTAAGAGAACTAGTTAACAATAAGGACTATAAGAAAGATGAGTGGGTTGTTAAAGTAGATATACCTGAAATTAATGAGAACCTACTAGCTTTTCCTCTATACCATACTGATGCTCCTGTTGTAGATGATGAGGTTATACTTTTTAATATGAACCCTAACTTAGATAATGTATTCCTCTACCTACCACTGAAGAAGTTTAACGGGGAGAATCCTTTTAACGGCTTTAGATCTAATGGAACAAAAGTAGAAATTCACCCAGATGGAAAAGTATCAATAAGCAACGAGAAAGATAGTTTGTATGACGTTATAAAGTCTATAATCCAAGCAGTAGTATCCCTTAAGACTGTAGGAGGAGAGGTGCTTGATATTAGAACTAGAGTACTTTTAAATAATGCAGCAAGTAAGTTAGAACGATTAATGAGAGAAAGATAATAGTTATGCGAACACCTTTTTTAGAATACGAAATACCTGATGTTGTTATAAAGCAATTCTCTAAGCCAGATGTTAAGGACTTTATAGCAATACCAACGACTGAGGATGTTACAAGGATGGCTACTCAAATTGTTACCGATGTTATGCAAAAGTCTGCTCAAAGTATAGGATCAGTTTCTCCAGCCTCACAAGGATTCTTCTCACGTCAAAGGTCTTCTGTAATGAAAATGATTAAAGACTATAAGAACCAAATACAGGAGGCTAAAAGAAAGTATCAGACAGAGATGAAACAGACTGTGGCTTACATGAGAGATGCTGCTATTGTTCTTAACTACTATAAACAAATAAAGAATGCAGCTAGAGATGGAGTACAGCTTGGGGATATCTTTTCACTAGTACCTTCAGTTGATGCAGAGAAGAGAGACCTTAGTGCGGCTTTAGAGGATGAAATAGGAAGTTACACTACAGATATGCAAAACGTAATGACAGCTACTTTCTCTAAGCAAATGCACAACGCTATACCCATGAAGGATCCTTATAATAAACTTCTAGAGGCAGCAACGAATAGTTTTATAGCTGAGAATTATACATCAACTCAAGGCGCTCAATTGGGGGATCCTGACTATGGAAAACCTTACTTACCGAATGCTGATATAGTTAAGTATAGCGACATGAAGAGAAGGTTAGTAGCAGAGGTTAGGAGGTTAGAGGTAGTAGAGGATAATGTTAAAACCTCCACGAGAAACTTTACTTTAGGGAGAGAGGTATTGTCTAACTTAAGGGATATAATGCTAGATGCTGGATACGATAACTTTAACCGAACTAAGTATGCTCAATTAACAACAGGGGGAGAGTTTCATACGCCAATGTGGGATAAGTTTGACTGGTTAGAGGCTACAAAACAACTAGGAGATTTAGAGGCAGACAATACTCCAGATGATGTTCAATACCAAGAGATGAGACAGTTGAGGACTAAGATTAACATGTACATTCAGACTTACACCTCAGCAGATAAACCAGAAGATGCAGGACTTAGAGATCAGGCAGAAGCTATTGGTGAAGCTATTAATGAAATGGGACCGAATATAGAGAAGAGAACTAAACTAGGAGAGGTTGCGGCTTATGTTAGAACAGCTACAGACTTGTCCGCTTCAGTAGGTACTCTATTAAAAGCAGATTCACCTTATCAAGAACACTTAGGAAATATAAAAGGGTACTTAAATACAGCAGCTAGAGGACTTGAAATAGCTAAGAACTTTGAAGGGAATGTAAACAAGATAAAAGAGGGAGTTAATGCCAGACTAAAGAACCCACTGATACTCTTAAATGATATGGTAAAACTAACTATGGAGATTGATAAGAGTATAGATGAGGATTTAGAGATTGAGATGGAGTATGTTCCTGGGATTACTGATAAGCTCTTCAATCAATTTAACGACTGGTTTGCTAAGAAGATGGATCAGTTAAAAGAATGGTTAGTTAATAAAATCACATCCCTAACTAATGCAGTAAAAGAGAAAATGGAGACAGCCTACCAAGCAATTCAAACCAGAGTAAAAGTAACAGCTATGTCTGCGATTCCTGGTACAGCCTTTGGTGGAGCTCAGATGTCACAAGCTTTAAACACTTAGAAAAACTTATGAAATATTTACAATCAGACGGCTCATTTGCACCAAGTAAGCTCAGTTATATTAGAGATGCAATGGAGGTAGAGCTTAAAATTAACAGCTGGTCAGTCCCTCTAGATAACGACTTTGGATTTAACAAGATAGTAGACGGATTAGACCTTTCTTCATCTAGGGAGTTTATTGGTCAGAGGATTATTAGGTTTATCGATATCTTCAATGAGCGTAATGGGTGTAACCTAAGTGTTGATGGGATAGATATGACTGAGAGTACAATAACAGTAACCTTAACAAACGGAGATAATATAGAGACACATGAGATCGATCGATGAATATAAAGCAAGTATCGGGAAGTTAGCATCGGATTTACAAATACAGGGAGACCACGTTACGATCCTTACTAATATGATAGCTTATGCCCTTTACACAAATGAATTAAACTTACTTAGATACACAAAAGAACAATCGCTTACAAACTCTAACTTCCTCTCCTCTAAGATACAACACGCAATGGATAGAATGTACTCAGTTTATAGGGGGAAGAATCCAGTAGTTGAGGTTAAATTCTATGCCACTAAAGCTAAAAATTACGAGATAGGAGATACTGTATATGAGAGTGGAGATTACTACCTATATGCAGCTGAAGACAAAGAGATTATAGAGGACTTAAATAACTTGACTACTCTTAAGGTGATGGTAGCTGGGGGTAGAAAGAAAGTAGAGGAGTTTTCAGGAGAGACTGGTTTTTATATTGAATTAGGACAGACAGGTTTATCAGAAGACATTAGAGTTAGAAGGGTGGATGCATTAGCGAGTACTTATTATGATACAACCAGAGTCTTTAAGAACCACATAGATAGAAAGGACTCCAATATACTCTTTACACTTACTACTCAAGATTATGGAGTTAGGATTTATAAGAGAGATCAATTTAAGTCAGCAGAGAAGTACGAGGTAGAGTCTTATCCTTTCTTTGACAATTTTAAACTCCTTGAATCAACTATCCTCAGCTCATCAACTTCAATTCAGATTAACGGTATGAGGTTTGAGTCTTGTAGATTAGTTGAACCGATTATACCTAAAGAAGTTGCCAGAGATATAGAGTATAATGCAAAAGCTCAGATATTCTCAAATGGCGTGATGAAGAGTAATACTGATATTGTAGACTTATTTAGAGCAACACTAGTAACTTCAGTAGCGGATGCCTCACATACTTGGAACTCAGCAAATAACAGACTACACATTTATTACGTATTATCAGAAGGTGTAGGAGAGGTTTCAGGAGTAGAGATGGATAACTTTAAGACTGAGATAGATAGGAGTTATTACTTAGGGGAAATACCTTCAGCTTCACCTGCTATTGAACTTGTTGTACCTATCCTAGTTGATGTTAAGACTTACCTTTCAGTTGAGCATATTACAAAAGAATCAATTAGAGAAGTACTTAAGACCTATGAGAGAAAGATTGTAAAGGGAGTAAGACAAGATGATATACACTCTGCTCTTTCTAAACTTGAGGGTGTAAAATATGTAACCTTAACGATAGACCCTGCAATTAGAGCACAGATGGAACAATTGAATGACCTTACTTCTAATGCTGTACCTAAGTTTGTAAGATTTAACCCTAATATTAACGTAGAACAAGATGCTTTTACCACTAGATAATGAACTGCTGAACTACAAGCTCTACCAAGATTTCTTAAAGTTATATGGTGGGTTTACTAAAGAAGGGGAGTCACTATTATTATCCCTAAGTAAACTCCCTATAGATAAGAGCTTTGAGGTTCCTGCTGTACAAAAGTTAATGGAGTGTTTAGATCTTTTAGGAGAATACGATAAACCAACAACTAATTATATACTGGCGGACTTCTTAGCTTCAAAAGGGACGTATAGAGTTAAAGAGATTATAGAGAAGTATTTACACATTGAATTTACTGAGCCTGATGGATTTGAATATAGTCCTGAACAGTTGAAACTAAAGGCTCACTTCAAGGTAATATACAAAGGAACAAACTTAGACCTCTTACTTACTCTTATATCTGACCTTCTTAACTTTGAGCTTTACTTTACGAGTCTAGATATGCTTATTAAAGAGCTTAGACATATACTGGAGGTTGAGAATAATACTACAGCGAGAGTTTTACTAGATAAATTTACACGAATAGAAGCAAATATATCATGGATGGAGTAGACTATAGCGTAAAATCAGACAAACCATTACACGGAGCTAACTATATTCACATTGCAGCTTCAGACGGTACTTCGAGAATACTTAGGAGGGTTGATACTTCTTACTTCATCGATTACCACACTTACTTAACTAGATATGGACTAGAGGGTAGAAGTGTACTAGATAGAGTAGCATTAGACCAAACAAAAGGGAGCTATATAGAAGGAGTAATTTTAGACAACCCTCAAGATATAGCTGATTCTATGGAGGAGAGCTTTGAGTTTATACAAGTTCCACATTCCACAGACCCTAACAAGTTCTACTATATCCTAAATCTCTACTTAAAAAATGATGAGCATACAGTTACCCTTTACGAAATAGAAGCTAATAAAGAAGAGGAGGTAACTAAAGATGAGCCATTATTCAGGTATGTTATAGAGGATTATTCAAAGGGAGCGAGAGATGAGCTGAAGAGTTATAAAGTAGTAAGAATCCAGTCCGCTAACTTCCAGAACGATGATAATATAATAGACTACCATAAAGCTCTAAAATCAGCATCAGTTGTAAAGTTAGGTAGAGATGAAATTTTAAAGAAAGAAGTAGTGTCCTCAGCTTACCTTAGAGAGAAAATAGTAGAGGCTAATCACATAAAGGCAAGCAAGCAGGGATTCTATGATAAACGAAATGAACTTAAATTAACGGGAAATGCTAGAGAAAATACGGAGAAGATAGATGATAAGTGGAGATGGGGAGTATCGTATCCTAAAGGTATAACTCTCACGTATGGAAAACTTAAAATCACCTCTCTAATTGACAATAACATCTACCACCCACTACAAATAGGAAGTTATGAGATTAAAGACAAGTGAGAAAAGATACTACGGACTATTTGATTACAACCCTGAACACATCTATGAAATTGGGGATATTGTGATCTATGATGAATTAGCCTATAGGTGTCACTCAGATATGGCAAGAGAAGACTTAGGTACTATCCTGCCAAACAACCTCCTGCATTTTAGACCTTTGCATGATTTAACAGGAGAAGCAGATGGAATGATAAACACTTTTGATGAATATTTGACCTCCTCTTACTCTGACATGCGACCACTTAATGCAGGAATACTAAGGCAGGTAATCAACCACTATACAAAACTAGGGGAGAGCTTAGATATTTCTTCAGTTGATTTAGAGGTAATAACAAGCCCAGGGATATATAGAAACCCAAAGATGCCGCTGAATATAGTAGAGAATCCAGTAGGCGAAACTTGTTACTTAAGGGTTATTGAAGGTAGTGATGATTATATTGTACAGGAGCTTATAACAGATGAGTACCTTGCAATAAGAACATCCAATTCACCCGTTATCAATAGAGTAGTATCAGGGTGGACTCCATGGAAGGTCGTACACTTAAATGCGAACAATGTCTTGCCAGTAGCGAATAGAATAAACTACATGATAAACTCTATAGTCGAGATGGCAAACTTCATGAACGTAACCACTAACTCAATCATGTCAAAAGAGAAAGGGTTTAAAGTGTATGACAGAATAGAGAATGTAGAGCCTAATGATTTTATAACTCTGATCTACATGGAAGGGACGACTCAAAAATCTATAACAGGAACTAGAAAAGATATAACAACCCTACCTGAGAACATTAAGAAGATTTTAGTATATGGCTAACAACAGAGATTTTGAACAACTGATATACCCTACGAGAAGACCTTATGTTTATGGCACTTATGTTTCTAAAGCTAATTTTCCAGAGCTAGAGAAGACAAAAATTAAGCCTATAGATGATACAAAGATTCAGAAGATAGAGAATTCAGATTACGATACTTTAAAACCTTTGTGGGAGAATACTTTTTATGGGGTAGGCGAGACTCTAAGAACTGCTGAATACTACTTAAATCGACTAGGGCATGTAACAAGAATAGTGCTTAACAACATAAAAAATACATACTTCAACTTTACCACATTTAGACTGGGAGAAGGGTTATACTTATTTAAACTTACCGAAACAAGACCGATATACATTTACTACCACCCAGAAGAGACAGAGAATATTATAATAGACTTACCTGAGGATTTTGGAGTAGATGCTGTTATTGTTGAGGGAGTGTTACATATTAAATCAAGAGACCCTAAGAAGAAGATATTTATTACAGACGCATATATACTGAATTAGAAGAACATGATATACAATCTGATAGTAGGTTCATCAACGACCTTAGAAGACTTAAACAGGAGCCTTAGATTTGCTAGGTTAGTATTCGAGGAGGGGGATATTTGGACTGAAGAGCATATAGAAACGAGGTGGGAGAATAAAACTCTAATCATAACCTCAACCATAGATATCCCTTACCCTGAGAGAATTAGAAACTTAACAGCTATAGAATATTACGCTGACCAAACTTCTTCATTTCTCTCTAGGATTTACATTAACCCACCACTGAAGATATACAAAGTTGAGAAGTACGTCCTAATAACTAAGATTTCAGATAAGAGAGAAGTTAAGCTGGATTTATTCCCTTTGTTTTCAGGTTTAGAGTTTGATAAGAATTTAATTGATGATAAAAGAGAGTCTCCGTATAAATCACTAACAATAAGAGAAACTAAAGAGAGATTTGAAAGGTATTATTATGGAAGTGATGTAACCAATAACGACCTAGACCTTTACTATCAGAAGAACAAGCCTACACACTTTGACGGGCTGCACTTAAGAAATAAAGATATGATTGCTAGTTATAACCCATACCCTAGATACATACTTAAAGATAAAAACTCTGAGGTGATGTATGATTTTGTCAACCAGAAGGTATATGCAGTGAGTGAATTAAGTAACGGGAATATTGGGATAACTGTAGGTGTGTATGATGATCTTGAGACTATTGATACAACTTCAGGTAGGGGGTCAGTGGAGGTTAGTATTGGAGCAGGAGATAGAAAACTCATAACTTCTAGATTCTACCCAAAAGGACGGGAACTATACACACTAGATCATAAGCTTATCGGAGTAATGGATGACCCTCAAGTTAAGCACGTACTCCACCAGTCAGAGATCTTATCATTCAAAGGAAATCAGCTATATAACTGCTCACTAACTCATATATATGAACAACTAGATACAAGAATACTCGCTCACAAATTAGGAAAAGATTATAGACTTGTAGATATTTGTAATGGATTTTTTATATTTGGGGATAGGAGAGAAACCTTAAGACTAGTAATCAATGGGTTTAATAATTATAGGGTATTTTCAAAGAATGATTATGATACGCTTAAGTTCCTAGATCAGAGTGTAATATTAAGAGTGAATGAGGATATGGTAGATTACTTTGATATAGATAACCCTAACTTTGACCAGATGTATATACTAGAAAAGAGACAACTGGTGGAAAAGCTAGGACATACCGATCCATTCACCCATAGTAGATTAAAACAACATCAAAGTATAAAGAATCCTGTAGTAGTAGGGCATAGACTTTATTTACAAACAGGAGACGAACTTAATGGTAAAATAAAATTAGAACTGTTATGACGGAATACAAGATTAAATTAATACCATCCTCTTCCTTCCTACAATTTAAACGAGACCGGGAGAGTGGTAACCAAATAAAACTAACAGGACTTGAAGTAGACTATATAACCTCAAACAGAACACCTTTAACTTCATCAACTACACCAGCACAAGTAGAGAATGAGTTTAGGTTAGTTTCTGGGTCTTTTAACGATATTATTAGAGAGACGGGAGATATAGTTACTGCTTATAGAATTGACAGAGACTACTACAAATTAGAGTTCATTAACCGATTCTATAATAAGTCCTTCGTTGGGTTTCTGATAAAATATAAAGCAAGTGGAGTTAGTAATTATGTACCAGCTTTCCTATCCAAAGAACTAACAGGAGGGAAACTATTTACAGAAAGGAGTGTAGCTAAGATTTGTATTTACGCTAATATTCCTGATGCTGTAATGGAAGGGTACTATACTCCAACAGTTGATGTCTCTAAATTCTTACTACCTGAGGATAGAGCCGCTATAACTTATGATGATGAGCAGCTTACAACTATAGTTACGCTAGATACTTACTTAGACACTGTAGCTCAAAACTTACCTGCTTATCGAAATGGGACTTACTTTGAAGATTCCAACAAGCTAGTCCATATGAAAGTCTTAGGTGGCAACCCTTACGATTATAGAGGGATTATGGAGAAAATGATGGCTACGTTCACCTCTTCTATTAAGTCGTTTGGGAATGTAGTGGATCACCTTAATAGTACAAACTCTAGAGATGCCTTAGCTGCAACACAAGGGCGAGTACTAAATCAAAAGAAACTGGATATAGGGGACTTCTCAGATTGGAGTACAGTTAACCAGAATGATATACCAATTTTTAGAAGAACAAACGGGACGGTAGTTACTCCAAAATCACTAAGAGAGTTTTACGAGGTATTGATGGAAGTTTTGGATAATAGAAGTATAACTAGAATTTACACTATCAATAACTTCTCAGACACTACAGTAACTATTCCACATAACTTAGGTTCAAAATGGCATGGTATATCTTCTATCACTAATGCGTTTGTCTCTGAGGATGATAGTAAGTGGAAAGAGATCCCTGAGACCGCTATAAATGTAACAGTAGACGCAACAAATATAATAGCTACAATCGATAAGTCTAAGCTCCCTGCGATATTTAAAGATACAACAGATGAGCCTAATTCTAAACTATATAATGCAAACTCAGAGAAGAGAGGGCGTATTACTATAGTTATTGATAAGAATGCAGTAGCTTTAGCAGGAATACCACCACTACTTAAGATGGATAAACTCGTAATTGGAAGAAGAACAACTGACCCTAATAAGAATGTAACTTTAACAGGGACTATTAGATTCAGTTCAGGTACACTTAAGCAGAAACTAGTGGTAACAGGGGCAACAACAGTAGGCGCACCAAGATTCACTCAAGATGCTCAAAACCCTAAAATCTACCACATTGAACAGGATATAGAGGCTAAGGATAATGAGACAATGGAGGTTAAGGTTCAAGGTTTCGCTGATTATAACGGAGAGGAATTACCATCAAACGTTGTAACTACAGAGGTGACCCTTAAACGAATCTTAAAACCTGAAATCTTAGATGTAGCTCACACTATAGACCTTAACTACGACTCACAGAATAATAACTACGAGATGACAATAACTCCTAACACTCTTTACGTAGGGGCTCATCTTAAGTTTACTCCAAGTCATGTTAAGTTTACTACAGTACCAAAAGAGCTTAAGGAGATGCTACAAGTTAATAAAGCTTATCCTGTAGGTACACCAATTAAGATGAGGATTAGTTCACTGGTAGACCTTAAGAAGTTATCAGGAGACCAAACAATTAGATTAGTAGGGATATATACAGACCAGACAGGCTTTGATAGTAACTCTTGGTCAGATCCTTATACAACTAATATTAACCTTAAGGACTTGTTTAAATCTATTAGTTGGGAAGATAGCAGATCAGTTGAAGATAAATATATAAACTACACTAAAGCATATAAAGAGTACAAGGCTTACCCTACAGCTCCAGTTCTTTACGAGTTAAAACCAAAAGTACAAGGAGCGGTTGATAAGAGTAAGATTCAGTATTCTATAGTTAACCTTCCAGCAGATTCACAGAAGTTTGCACCATTTATTACGATAGAGGGGGATAAGATTAAGGTTGATTATGTAGGATTAGCAGCTCAACTGGATAATGCAAAAGATATAGAAAGAATTCGATTTGATGTAAGAGCTAGAGCTAAAGATGCACAAGGAGGAGATGTTTACTATAATAATGTACCTCTGTTAGCTATTAAATCATTTACTCTGAAGATACATTCTAATGCGGTACTTGTTATTAGCTTGGTTAACTTGATGGGTAATGAGGATGCTGCAGGTCTATTGTTCTTTGGAGCTACGGAGATATCTAAAGCGAGATTCAAAGTATTCTCAAGCAATGAAGACGTTAAAAAGACTGAGTGGACGTATGACTTAAGTGCAGGAAGTTCATCAGAGGAGTGGGAGCAACTTCAAACCAACATGATGGGCTATATAATGCCGAATGGTAAGGTAAATGAACAGGAATGGAGAGATAGAAACGCGCTATTTAAAGTTATTGGGGAAAATAATTTAGTTAGATTTGGATTATCTTATGATGATTCAGTTGACCCTAATGGATTAATTAAAGACGTTGGGTTTGAGATTATTCACATGGATGACCGAAACAATCTAGATAATCAGTGGAATGGTAAAAACCCTGCTTTAGTGCCTTGGAACCTTAGATACGGTAGTGATGGAGGTATTAAACTTAAGGATATGACCATGAACTACTTAATCACTAGAAGATCTAATCCAAATAACTTAGCTATTAGAGGTATGTATACTGTTGAAGTCAATGGAGTTAAGAATGTTAGATATACTGACATAATATACTTAGACTTAACCAATATGAGAGACTTCAGATATGACCTTATTCCTGCAGAAAGATCTTATGGATTAACTTACAGAGAAATTCACTATGGTGGTGGTGATACAAAAGTAAGACCTATCCCAGCCAACAGAGGTGGAGTAGGTACTAGAGGTTCTTGGTTCTTGTTTGATAATAGAGTTCTTACTACTTCAATGGACTTGACTCTCAAATTTAAACCATCCGCACCATTTAATTCAGACTCTATTAAGTTTGTAATGAATGTAATTTCGCTTCCAAATACTAATGCAATATCTGGTACAACTGATGTAGGAGTTAAGTTAGCTAATTTAACTAATAGAACTACTCTCAAGGATATAGTTGTAACTAAGCAGCCTGATGGAACTTATTTAGGTAAGATAGCGGGAGTTATTAATGGATCTAGACCTAATGATAGACTTATCTACTTGAGTTATCCAGATACTAATGAGAGAGTAAATGGCAAGGCAGAGATTGTTCTAAGTAATCCATTAACTAATCAAGTAGTAAGTTCAGGAAAACTATGGATACTTAGAAATGTGTCTGGATTTAAACAGTTCTTAGACTTTGCAGTTGAAGCTGATGAAATCCCTAGAATAGCCGGTGACTTAAACTACTCTGGAATAAACGGTGGAAGTGATTATACTACTTACCGAAACGCATTGAAGGATTACGAAAATGACTACAGTAGAACTCCAAATCCTCTAAAATTGTTGTCTCAACATTGGGCTCAATATGACACTTACTTAAATATTAGTGGAAGATGGCCTTGGAAAGATGAGGAATTTGATCATGTTAAAGCATTCAAGAAATTCCTAACAAGAGATCCTCAGACTGGTAAGCTGAAGCTAGTTAAAGATATCACATCTAGTACGGATTACTTAGAAGAGTTGACGAATATTCTACATAGAGCTCATGTATGGGTTGATTGGGAGAAAGTTTGGGAAAATGCAGGAGATGATGATGGCTTAGTTGGTCACAATCCTGATAACGACCCAGATAGAATAGGTTCAGGTAGAGGTGGATTTGGCAACCCTGATAGAAGAGTCGGTGGTGGCGGTGGTTACTACAAGACTGTGAACGTAAATGAGTGGAGACTAAATTCAACCCCTGTTCAGTACTTCGAAGAAAATCTAACTCTTGGAGGTATTTATGTAGTTAACCCTAATGGATCATTCACTATGATTGGTACACCTAGGTCTGACTCTAATCAATATAGTAATGCCGACTTAAGAATTTCTTGGCCAATTGGTCGAGGAGATGCAAGTTTTAGAGATAGTAATATTGGTGCTAGATTTAGACAACTAAGTAGACCACTGGATAACCAATACGATGATCTAATATAAACAATAAGCACAGCGAGAGGGAGAACAAAAATCTCTCTCCTGTCTAACTAAATATGAATTAATAAAATGGACTTAGTGAATATTTTAATAACGGGAGGAGGAGGTATACTATTAGGTTATATATTTAAATACCTCATACAGAATAAACAAAGTAAGAGTAACGAGTATATCAACATCATCAATATGCAACGACACGATATCACTAAGCTCAACAATAAGGTAGAACGTCTAAGGGAAGAGATGTCTGAGAAGGAAAAACTATTAACTCTCTTAGAATCCTCATCTTGGGACTCACCATTTTCGTACTGGCTTAAGGATAAACAGGGTTACTACATCTACGTTAATAAATCTTTTGAGCATGAGTATAATGTAACAGACGTGATAGACAAATCTGATGTTGACCTTTTTGGGGAAGAGGCAGCAAAGAAGTATGTGGCTCACGATAAGTTACTCCTAAGCTCTGACAGGGATTATATGATTTTTACAGACGAGATGGAGGGGAAGGTAACCTATAAGTGGAAACGGAAAGCCGGCAGTTTAGTCATAGGAGTTGCAGGATTAGATGTAAAAAATATATGTGAAGAAAATGAGAAACTAAAGTAGCAAGAGATTAGAAAATGAAAGAATATAAAAACGACATGATGGAAGAAGAATACCAAATACCAGAGGAAAACGGAGAGGATAGATCTTCTGGTAACGAACTAAGCAATCAAGGTTTAGGTGGTATCGATCTTCCGGACAATATTCAAAAGTGGCTTCTAGTTGTTCTCGTAATCTGTCTCATAGGTATTATAGTTTGGGGTAAAGGTACTTATGAAGATAGACTTAGAGAAAAAGATAAACATATAGCAGAATTAGAGAAGAAGGATTGTGCCGAGGAGCTAGAGGTCTACATCAAACTTATCCACCGACTACAACAAGCTCAAACAACCCAAATAGAGAACGTACAAGGTGGACTCGAGAAAAGTAAAGAAATAACAGATCAATACGAACAGGTGGATACTAACGTGAACAAATTAATTAAATAGGCTTATGTGGAAAATTATAATGGCTCTACTTATGTGTTTACCGTTTACTAGCAGTGCACAAGATACGAGCAAAGAATTAGAAGTTAAAGAAGGTGACAAGGTAGTATTAGTGACGAAAGATGGAGACTCTCTAGTAGTACCTAAGGAAGTAAGAGACGATGTTTTGCAGATTCTAGATAACCAAGCAAAGATCGACTCACTAAACAAGGAAATCAAAAAGGAGCACTACAAACAAAAGAAAATCGTAGCTGGAATAGAACAAAAACTAACTAAACTGGCTAACCAAGATTTCTCAAAGTTTCTTAAGGCTCTGGAGATAGTGAAAAATAAAATACCTAAAAAAGACGACCACAGACAGAGTAATTTACCAGATCAGCATAAACAAGGGGTAGATAATCTTACTGCAGGAGCTACACACTCTAGATATGTTTTAGTCTTAGAGGAGTATTATTTAGGACATATACGAAAATTTATAATAGTTGACAATGAAAAAGTGTACTTATCTTAGTTTAATGGTAGCCTTACTTTTGGCTCTAACATCATGTGGAACTCGTAAGGTGCTTAAGGAGGAGAAGAAAGAAGAAATCGTAGAGAAGGTTGATTCAGTATCCTCAATGAAAGTAGACTCTGCAGCAGTAGTTAAAAATAAAGTTGTAGAGGAGAAGAAAGAAGTGGTAAACCTTAAAGAACTTATTAACACAGACGAATTCTACTTTACTCCAATTAACGAGAATGAGGAAGCTGAATTTGAAGTATATGTTAATGATAAGCTCTATAAAGGTAAAGTAAAGAATGGAACTATCTCTAATGTAAACTCTAATAAAACCACAGATAAAGCAGTAGAGACAAAAGAAGAAAGAAAAATAGACAGCCTAAATAAAGTAAATAAGAAAGCTGAGGGGCAAGTTAAAGTCAAGAAAGATACGGAAACTAAATCCCACGAGCGAGTCAAGAAGGTAGATGCAGATAATCGGTCTTTCCCTTGGTGGATTCTTATTGTACTTATCCTTATTGCTGGAAGTATTTGGGTGATAAGGACTAAATTCAAAAAATACTTATAATAGAATATGTTAGACAAAGTATCACTACAAAGAATAGAGCTTCTACATCCTAAATTGAGAACAGAAGCAAAACAAATCTTAGAAGAAGCATCAGCTAAACTTACTGGTGACTACACTCTTAGATTTACTCATACACTTAGAACACACGCGGAACAAGATAAACTTTATGCACAAGGTAGAACTGTAAAAGGATCTATCGTAACAAATGCAAGAGGAGGTCAGTCTTACCACAACTACGGTCTTGCTATCGACATCTGCTTACTATCAAAAGACGGAACAAAAGTAAGTTGGGATGCTAAGATGGATTCAGATAAAGATGGTGTGGCTGATTGGCTAGAGATTGTTGCTGTATTTAAGAAGTATGGATGGGAATGGGGAGGAAACTGGAGATTCAGAGATATGCCGCATTTTCAGAAGACTTTTGGACAGACTATTTCATCTCTACAAAATAAATATAAAGTTCAAAAGACGCCGTATGTAAGTATATAGCGAAAAAAAAAAATAAAGTTAAAGGGAGCAACCTGAGGAAATTTAACCCCGGGCTGCTCCCTATTTTTGTCTTTAATTTAATCCAGTTTACCTAGTTTCTTTAGTAACCACATCATAAAAGAACTCTCCGAAGAAAAGAACTCTAACTTGCATACTAATTCCACTTTATCTTTCATGAACGCGTAAACCTCCATTCCCTTTTCTGTTGGATTTATCAGTAGGTCATTAGAGAATTTACCGTCTGTCATACTTAGGTTATAATAGTCAATGAGATTCTTAAGACCTGTATATAAAGCAAAGGTATCACTAGGAGCTAAAACAGCTTTACTTGTCTTAACTCTTGTAAACCTCCTGATAAGATGATCTACGTTTATAACACCTTCCCCTACAAGCATATACTGCCCATTTATAACCTCTAATCTCAAAAACCCTTTACCATATAACCCATCTCCTATCTTGGCTGCTGCACTAACAAAAGAATGATCTAAAACCATGAGTAAACAATAAAGAGTTAATAATACCTAATCCTGAAAGAGTATCGATGTTAAGAATGTCACTATTAGCTCTCACCCTCTCCACCTCTTTGTTCAGTATAGTCTTAGAAACCTTTAGAGAACTCAGCATAACCGTAACAAATTTCACTAACTCTTCTTGGTCAATGTTATCTGTAGTTATGAATTTTACGTTATTCTCATTATCGATTACTACCCACTTGTCTTCTCTGTCATCTTCAATCTCTCCTTCATAATTAACAGATACTACTTGAAAACCATAAGGAGCCATTGCAAGAGTTATAGAGTTAAACGCTCCGCTCTCATCTAGTTCCTTAAGTTTGAATGCATCGATATAAGGTCTCGTCTGTCCCATTAAATCCTCCCTATCTGAAATATATTCTATAAGGTGGTTTAATGCTGATTCTCCTTCTTCAATCTTTATTATAGCCCCATCAGATTCTAGTCCGTTATAGTGGCTTATTATTAGATACTTATTCATGGTAGTTCACAATTTCTATATTTACTCCTCTTGTTCTTAAGTACTCAGTCATATTCTCAACCTCAGCAGTTCTCAGTGGTAAATCTAAGCTCATCTCTGAAATACCTGATAAAAAGTCTTCTGAAGGGATGTACATATAATCTAATACTACTTTCCCCAATTCAGCTACTCCTCCTGCCTGGTATGGTCTTATGAGTCCTTTCTGTATACCGTTATTATCTAGTGGAAATCTAACAAGCCCGTAAGTCATATCATCTACAAGCTCTAATTCTCCTTCAATATCTAACGGAAAAACTTCAAGTCCATAAGCGTTCCAATAGTGTAAGAATAACTCCTGAATTGTACTAAAAGTTGGAGTCTGTTTACTTATCTTATCGAGTAGCTTGTTTTTAATTAGAGCGTCAACTTTCTGTACATCTCTAAAATCCTCTGAAGATACGCTCACTACTCCAAGCAATACCTCCCTCTTTTTTATAATTATTTTTGTCATTTTACTAGCAGTGTTATTATTTTTAGTAAAGTTAGTGTCCACATTGTTGTAAGTGAAACCCCTATTACCATCTTCTTATATTTCCAGAGCGGTTTCGTTACTTTTGACATTTTATGATTCTTCCAACCGTAATCTGCCAAAGCTATAACTGAAACTAAAGCCGCTAATAGAATAACTCCAGATAAGAAAGAGGTAAAGAAGATTGAAATAGAGAGTAGGAATATAGATAAGCTTTGAGATAGGACTAGTATGGGAGCATCTGTAAAATATAGCAAACTACTCCATCTAACTTCCTGCTTACCTTCCCCTTCTATTTTTACCTTACTTAATGTTTTTGTTACAGGATTATATAGGTAGGTTTCTGTTACATTCTTACCAACCAGTATCATTTCTAGAGAGTAAGGGTCTTCAGAGGTCTCCATCTTATAACCTTTGTGAATCGTATAATCTATGAACTCACTTGTCTCTATATTCCTATCTGGGAGTTCTATGTCTGGTAGTTTAATCATCATTTAGCAAGTTATACAATCTAAGTGCGTTTATTTCTATTGCCTTCTCTTGTGCCTTTGTTAAGTTCGTTCCTTGTTTTAAATATCTAAGGTAACTCTCGAAATCTTTTGTAGCTAATTGATCTGAGAGGCACCATGTTTCTTTTACTCGGGCTTTGAATTTAAAGTTAGGCAGTCTTAGAAGCTTAAAGAAGTACTCAGAGTCTATTGTTCTCCCCATATACATCGACATAAGAGAGTTACAACTTTGCTGACAATCTTCATTACTACACTTAAAATAATTACCTATAACGTCTGCCTTACCTAATTTAGTTCCACATTTACATACGATATCTTCAGGTTCACCCTTTTCTAGTATGTTCACAATCTCAGCGTTACAATCTACTATAAGCTTACACCCTTTTGTTACGCCTTTCTTAGCTACGTCATTCGCTTTAACTTCTACCAATCTAGTCCATTTACCACCAATCCTATCCCCAGCTATATTTAAGTGAGGAATAAGCATATCTTTCTCGTGGTCGTACTGGAGAGTTACGCTAAGCCCTTCTACTTCTACATCTAATAGTTTTCTCTCCTTAAGGCTGTAAATAAACTCTTCCTCTCCAAAGTGCCATAACCCATCTATACGAGCTTCAAACCCTTCCCAATCTCTTATCTTAACTATGGTGGGTTTTATAAGTGTGTCAGTAAGGAATCCAAATATTTCACCAACACAAAACTTATCATTACTCATAGGTCTTAGGCTCTCAAGAAATCCATATTTAACTCCTAATTTTGAGTTCACCGATATATCATAGACAATAACCCTAAAATCTCCTGTAACAAGCCTATTCTCCACTAACATACACTTTAACCTTGTAATAGCGGGATTGACTTCTTTAGGTAGACTTTCTGTGAGTTCTTTGTCCATAGGTGAGGATTTAATTAACTGTCCCTCCTTATACCTAACTGTAATGGGAGTACCGACGTAACTATAGCTGAAGTAGTGAGGGTAGTGTAAGTCAAACTTTATATCCTCGTAATGATCAACTATTCTTCTTTCCGTTTGTTCCATTTATTAAAGTATTTATCGTAAGGAAAGTAACTCCAGATTAATATTGCTAAAACGAAGACAACCATTCCCACTGCTGGCCGATAATTGAAACTGTAACCAATGAGAAGTATGTTCAGGATTATGGCAAACAGCAGGATATATATTTTTGTTTGGTTGTTCATCTTTTTCTTTACTCTTTTATAATTATAGGTGCAGGGACTTTTCCATCCGTTATTATCACCTTATTTTCAGTCTCTCTTATGGCATCTATCCACTTTTCTTGTAGCAGCTTTTCATCTAGACCTTTGGATTTAACCTTATTTGTTTCAGCTTCAATCCTAGCTTTCTCCAGATTCATTTTAGATACCTCCAACTCGTTCTGAACTTTCTCTTTCTCTAGGATCATATTGTTTCTCCTTTCGATAGCGTCTTCCATTGATTTAGGAGGTTTAAGTCCAGAAGTTAGGTTGGTTAATTGAAAATGCTTAGCCTCAAAATCCATCTTAAGTCTACTCTCCACCTTCTTTTCAAATTCATTAAGGTTATTCATTAGACCATCTGTAGTATATTCCCTAGCTTCTTCTCTATAGGCATTTACTACGAGTTTATTTAATATTGAAACCTCTACATTATCCAGCATAACTTTAGGGTCTTCCACTCCAAGATGCTTATAACTAAATACAATATCCACTCCTTTACCTCTAATAGGCTGATACTGATAGGAAGGGTCAACTGTAAATACTCCTGCATCTTTAGCTGAAATAGTTACCTCATCCGGATCCCCTGAAGTCTCAAACATAGGCACTTGGTATAATCTTGTCCCAGGCAGCAGAGTCCATTGTCTCCCTGTTACCACCTTAAAATCAGATTTCCCATTCCTTCCAAAGTTAGACATCATTACACCTTCATAGTTAGGCTCTACTCTCACCATACTTCTATACCCATACCACACTACTGCAATAATGAGAGCTAAAACAACTAACTTGATGACGTGTAACTTTTTAATCAGAAACTCAAACATATTATTCATAAGCTACATCGGTTGATAAGAACTTAATAATATAGTCACTAGGCTGAGGGTCTCCTACAAGTTTAGATACAATGTGGTAGTTATTATTTACATCTCCCCAAAGGTATCCAAGTCTAACCCAAGAAAGAACATCTGAAGCTCTATTAACGTCAAACTTAAACTCTACAGGATTTCCATTTACCCAGTTCTTATATACATCATTCCACTCTTCTAGGTACTTTTGGATTTCACTTATGCTATGCTCTCCGACTGTAATAAGCTCTTTTCTATTTTTAAGCCAAGCCACTCTATAAGCCATCCCTAAAGTAAACCAAGTATAAGGGTTCCAGTCGTTTGTGTCAATTATAATAGTATCAGCTGAAATCATAGCCTCTACATCTCTCTTAACTTGAAACTGGATACACTGGGTCTTTAGGAAATTCTCTTCAGGTTCAGGTAGTTCTTCGGAGGTGATTAAGATATTATCAAACTCCTTACCGTACCCTTCTGATAGTGCTTTCTTTACTGCCTCTAAAACTAATTCATCTGAGGTGTGTACAAATGTTACTGTCTTCATCTTATTTCTTGCTGCTTAATAGTGAATATCCGATTGTGTTGTAATACTCTGCTTTATCTTTTGGTAGTAATAGGAACTCATCTCCATAAAGGTCAGCTATAGTCTTTCTAATAACGTCTGACTTCTCCATGTAGATTTTGATTATCTCAGCTCCTCCACCAAATAGAAGAATATTATCTACCTTGTTAAACTGATCTCCATACTCGGACTCTAACATCTCAAAAGTACTAGTTAAATACTCTACGATAAACTCAGTAATCTTGTCTGATAAATCGTGGAACTTACCTCTCTTCTTATAGCCTCCCATCGTTACCACTTCCTTAGCTTCAACATCATTTATAGAGATTCCAAGGTGTTCAAAGATGTGGGTTTTAATTTTATTTGCTACAAGAACTACACCTTTATTTGCAAACCCTTTAATCCCATAATCGAGAAGAGAGTTATTTAAAACAAGGTAAGTGTCTATCGTATTAAATCCAACGTCCAGTCCAAAATAGTTAGCAGATTTAGCTTCCATAGAGATTTTTCCATCAGGGTTTATATCTAGTCCATACTGTGAATAAGTAGCGTGACCTGAAAGACCTTGAACGTGAATATCTATCTTTTCTGAAGGCAAATTAAGTTTCTCTAAGATATAGCTTTTGTAATCTTCACGCTTATCCCAGATCACGGGGGTCAACCCCAAAGCGATCTTTTCAATACCTTCTGATTGGAATTTGTTAAGTAGATAAGAGATTAGTATTGGTCCTACCTCCTTGAATCCTTCGTAAGTTAAAGTATCAATAGGGAGCCGGTCTAGTTTTGTCGCCAGCTCACCTACTAAATACCTTTTTCCATCGAAGTGGTGGTAGGTTGCAACAGAGGTAACCATGGATGAATCTCCTTCTGGCACCTCTATCACACCTGTAACCTCTTTATCTAACTTAATAATTTTACTTGTTTTTTCATCGTAGATACAGTACTTAAAGTGTCCGTACCCACAGTCGATACTTAAAATCATGTTATTATAAAGTTAGTTAAGGTTTATTTATTATTAATCGTAATCGCTCTCAAAGATTTTCACATCCTTGTTTATGGCTTTTACATCGCTTTTATTTACACAGCCTAGAGTAACAACATACTTGGGATCTTTTATTTTATCGAACTCTCTATTCCAAGCTTTCATGTCATCGCAAAGGTCAGATATTACCACAATAGGAACACCCTCGTCAAGCTCTCTGATATGTTTTAAACCTTTAGCTAGATCAGTACCGCCTCCAATACGAAGCATACCTCTCTTAGGCTCAAAATCTCTTATCATCAAGTCTTGTACAAATCCAGTATTCCATGTAATAAGCCTAACCCTATCTAGACCTATCTTCTTCACTCTAGTTGCGATATCGTTTATAATACCAAATATAGAGCGCTCATCCATCGAACCGGAGACATCAACAAGGAAGGTCATTTGTTCAACCTTTACTTTAGCTGGGTTCATCTTAAGAGCTGGAACGTACATATTACCACTACGACCTCTTAATTGATTCTTAAATAGATTTCTTGTAGTAGTCATTTTAGTTACTTCTTTATTTCTCAAGTCTCTAAACAAATCATCCATAGACTTTAATATATTCTGAGTATTCCTAGTTAGTACAGCTCCTCCTGAGTTTCCTCTACCGTTATCTTGGAATCTAGGGTCTGGCTTTCCTGCTCCACCTTCATCTTGCCCATCTTCTCCATTATTTCCACCAGATTCTCCTTGACCTTCTTTAGATTCACCTCCAGAACTCTTAAGCTCCTTCATCTGTTCTTTACCTTTATCTGTCAAGTTTCCATCTTCATCTATCAAACCTTCATCAACCATTTTCTCTATCATATCAGGTGTAATAAAGTTAGATCCAGTACCAGAGCCAGGCATTCCAGATAAATCTCCTTCTCCAGAACCTCCACCTTGACCATCACCTTCGCCTTCTCCCTGTTGTCCGTCTCCGCCTCCCTGTTGATCTTGTTGTTTTGGTGGTAGGAATAAGTTTAAATACTCAGCTACCATTTCTACATACTCAAGATAAGTTTTACCCTCAAGAAATGCATACTTAGACGGGTGGATAGAGTCAGCTTCAAAGGCCTGGTCTATAGCTTCTACATCCTCCAGAGTTAAGATCTTAGAGTTAATCTCACAGTCTGCAGCGATGTTTAGAAGGTTGAAAATAAACTGCTGATTAGAGAGTAGAGCCTTTATGTAGATTTTAGGACGACCGCTTATTTTGGCCATCCTTTCTACATAATCTGGTTTGTTAATAATTCCCTCCAGAGTCTTTAAACCCTTATAAGCTAGGAGGTGGTGAGCAAAGAAAGCGTGTCCATACTCATGATATATAATGCTCTCTCTTATTTTACTCTCCTTATATTCAAACACTTCTTCTCTCATTAGGAGCTTCCAGTGAGTTATATCCTTTTGAATAAGACCAGCAATGGGAACTCCTAAGTGACTTGGATCTAAATTGTCTGAGATGTCTTCGTAGATGTAGTTAACGTAGTATTTGCTGTTAAACTCATCTACTTTTTTTACATAATCCTTTCTCATGACTACCCAATTCTATTAACTGATTCAACAGACTTTCTCTTATTCTTAACTATGTTGTGCTCGTGAATATCATCTTTCTTAGCTAACTTTTCAAGAACATCAATCACCTTGTTAATACCTTCTGAGAACTTGCTGATATAAGCTTTACTGTCCGCTGGCTTAATCTCTTTGTTCTCTAATTTAGGTTTAAGGTAAGTTGTTTTGATTGACCATAGTTTAGAAGAGAAGTTATCAATCAGTTTCTCAGCCTCACCAAATGTTAAGATCTTACTGTCCTTGTCAAACATCTCTAGGAATTCTTGAAGTTTAGCCTCATCAATTCCTTTCTCTATATTTGAATCTAAGAACCACTCAACATCTTTAAACATTACAGCAGTCTTCATTAGATTAGATAGAGCTGGATTTTGTTTTAGGAGGTTAATCAGAGTTTCTCCCACATCTCCGTTAAATGAACCTTGAAGCTCTTTATCAGGTAAGAATCCAATTAGTCCGTTTACTAGAGTTTTAGTTACCATAGACCCTAGCAATCCTTTCTTAGCAGCTGCGTGTAGAAGTGGTTTAAGTCTACCTACAGATCTCCATGTTGGCGGGTTGAATACTCTACTTCTTCCTCTATATAAATCAGAAAGCTCAGTATTATTCATTACATCTAGACTAAGCCCTTTCGCCGCGATGAAGTCCATAAGTGCCTCTTGAATTATCTTCTCATCAACCTCTACTTCATCTGGTGACTCTCTAAAATCTATTGTGGCGGCGAAGTCAGCGTCTAGGAACAACTGGAAATCCTCCTTTGTCACAGATATTAGATTGTACACCATGAATCTGTTTATAATTGGAGAAATCAGGTCAAAGTTCTGCCCTAAGTTCTCTTGATAGTTACCTGCAGAAATAATCTCTACATTTGATGGTAACTTTCTCTGACCAACCATTCTATCAAAAATCACCTTCAAGAGCGGAGACTGTACATACTCAGAAGCGGTAGTAAGCTCATCAATAAACAAGATTACCTTTTCGTGAGTAGCAGATTCTTCCTCCACTTTCTTGAACCAGTCCGGCTTTAGGTTTACTGCTTCACCATTCTGATTCACTGGGAAACCTAGGATATCTTCAGGAGAATACTCACCTCCGTTAATACCCACATAACCATATCCATTAGCCTTAGCGTATTTTTGCACAATCGTAGTTTTCCCACAGTTATGCACGAAGTTCCCAGCGGCTAATTTAAAGTTATGACTCGGGTGATCTACTTCCAAATCATATACTTTCACTGGGTTATCTAATTTGATTCTTTTAATATTCTTTACTGTTATTTTAGTTGATTCCATAATGTGTACTGTTGTTATTATTTATTAAGTTATTGACTATGATGAGGGGTATAATTTTAGGGATTACCAGAAGTTTTTTATACGAGAAGTGTTTATTTGTTTTCACGTAATTATAACTCTGCTCATTAATTGGCGTCCCTCTGTAAAACATATCATAGATTAACTGGATACTCTCATTGAGCCTATTAAAGAATGATACCTTAGTGGCGTACTCTCTAATCTTTTTCTGCAGCTCTGGATCATGGCAGCTACCTACTTTCTTTTCCCTTAGAGATTTACGACTATTATGAAAAGCCTTCTCTCTAACTTCTGGGCTGTAGATTCCTGTACCATTTTCCTTTTGAGATTTAAGTCCTGCTTTCTGTAGTTTTACTTGGTGAGCTTTGTTAAATACATGTGTTCCATTTTCCCGGTGAGTCTGCATACCCCGTTTCCCCATCTCTGAATAAAATTCCCTTGAATCAACCTCTATAAACTCTTCAGTTAGCTCGCTTGGAAAAATGAATTTATAACACCCGTCTTTACTCTTTACACAAATCTTCTCATGTCTTATAGGTTCATTTAAATAGATTCCCTTTCCAGTTCTACTTCTATTGTATCCCGGAAGGTTAAGCTCATTTAAATCCCCTACAAAAGCATTAAGCCTACTAATCCACACTTCTTCATCTTTTTCTTGATCGTAAGTATATCCATTAATAGGTGGTAAGATTCTAATGTAAAAGTTCTCTGGTCCGTACTCTAATAGGTCTAAGTACTTTCCCTCTACACCATAGTATCTTTGTTCTCTTAAGTAGGTAAAATGTCCGAATAGAGAATTAAACAGACGATCTTGCATAGTTGATGAATTATCCCCTACATAGTGCTGGTTTGTCAGGTTGTTAAAGAAGTTGTAAATTTTATACCCTTTAGCTTGGAGAAATAAATCTATAAACTGATCTCCACCGGTATATTCTACTAAATCTTTAACACTGAAATTCACGTAATAAAGTCTGCTAATCTCCTCCATAATTTTTAACCTTTTACTTCTTGACCTACTGTTAATTCATCAGCAGCTACCCAAGTCTTTCCATCAGCCAGTAGGTGTAAGTGATCTGGAGTACATCTATAAACTTCTCCATTACTTAACTCTACTTCAATAAGCTCATCTACCTCCTTAGTGATAAATGCTGACTTCATAGCTGGGTGGATTTCTTGCTGAGCTTCTGTATCCCAAGAAACTACACTAAATTTTTCTCCTTGATTATGTCTCTCTAAAAGTTCTCCAAAGCTTAACTCTCCTTTATCAGTCATAACTTTGGTATCCTCTGTGAAACACCCAGGATTTGACAGGAATAAAACTGGTACTCCTGAAGATAAACTTAAATCGATAGCTTGTTTCATTTGTACGTTCAAGTTTAATTTTCCTGTTTTGTTTTTTTTTGTGCTCATAATGTTGTTTTTTTTTTGTTATACTTATTTGATATACACGTGAGATAGGACTATAGGAAAATACCGCCAAATATACCCTCCTATAGTTCTCTTCTCATATATAAGGTTTTCCCCACAGCTTATACCGGTCTCAAGATACTAAGAAAAGCGGCTCTTGCTACAGTCTTATTTAACTTCATTTCTTCAAACAGTGTAACGATATTTCTAATCTTTCCATTCACTCTTCCTAATAACTCTCCTCCTAACCATTCAGCTTCCCAAATTTCTGCTCCATTGATTCGGATTGATTTGTTAACTACTCCATCTGCTTTGTTCCAACCGTTCTCTAATAAAATATCCTCTAAAATAGCTCTCATAATTGTTGTTCTTTAAAATATGTGTTCCTTTATAAATTCTTCTGCTTTAAACTTCTTCAGTGCTTTTATTTCTTTTTCTATCTCTTTAATCTTAGCTTCTGAATCAGTTTTTCTTAATGTTCCTATAGGCTTAGACATGATAACTTTAATAATCTCTAAATCTACTTTTGTCTTCTTTGCTAGCTGCTCATTTGTGACACTCGTATCCTTTATAAATACTTTAACCACTTCAGGCATAGCTAGGTAAACTTTCTTACTAAACTCTAGGCTCTTTAATTTGTTATTCCTGTTTAAGTTCAGTAGATTAATGTAGTTATTGTAAGTTATATCTATCCACTCTCTAATCCCTATAGTTCTAACAGTCTCCCCATCAGTAACATTAATCATATACGTCTCTTTGTGGGTAGCTTTTTCTGTTAAGTATTTATGCAACCAGTCTATATCTACTCCTCTAGTTCCCGGTGAAAGGTAAACTCTTAGAAGTCCTGGTTTTGTTTTGTCAGAAAGGTTGTCAATTAAGATTCTCCCTTCCTCACGATACTGCATAAATAGTTTGTCATCTCCCTTACCACCTTTATCTAACTGAATAGGGAATCTACTTGGGTCACCCTCTATAAGAACTTCCCTATCTCCTTTTGTTATTTTGGCATACTGGTAAGTTAGATATCCTTTTCCCGCTTTCCATAGTGCATCTAAGTCTGAATCTTTTGCTATAATCTTAAGTCCCTTTGTTCTATACTTTAGCTTCTTAGGGTCATTAGTTATATAAGCTTCATACATACTCTCCATAGAAAACGTTGGTAAGATAGCTGAAACTCCAATCCCTAATCCAGAAACCCTATCAACTAAGAAGGATAACGGAAATGGTGTAGGTAGGTATGATGGTTCTTTTATATTTCCATTCACCTCACTATCTTGCCACGGGACGAGGTCTAACACTGGCTCTATCATCGCTCTGAGCTTCTTTGATACTTTAATAGCAGTATAACGAGCAGCAGCTGGACCATCAGAGTCTCCTAAAATATCAGCCCTACCAAAACTCCCTTCTCCTTCTAAAATACCACAGAGCGTAAACTTTGCCAGTGATTCATACGTCCCATCTGTAGAGTGAGGGTGGAACTTCATCATATTACCTAAAACCTCAGCTGACTTTGCATAATCCTTCCCTCCTAAATAAGATGCATAAATACCACGTCTATAGGAAGGTTTAAGTCCATCGAGAAGTCTAGGGAACACTCTGGATGTATTAATGTATTTCCCAAACTCTGTATACCCGAATGAAACTATATCTCCAATAGACTCGGTTACTACTTTATTTGTTTTCTTACTAGCCATATATTATCCCCGCTTCTTTCATTAGGTTATACTTAGCTGAAGTTGTACCAAGGATTTCTTTAGCATAATCTAGGTCATCCAAAGTAACTTGTTTCAGCCTCTTATTCTTAATTAACGTTTCTTCTACATCTTCAGAGTTCATTGTACCAAGCCCTTTATATCGAGTGAACTTCTTATTCCTATTTAATCCTTTCTCCTCTCCATCATAATAATACTTTCCTTCTTGCTTATATAGAGGTGGAACTAAACAGTAAACATATCCTTTCTCAATTAAGTGCGGCATATACTCTCCAAATACTCCTAGAACTAAAGCTTGAATAGAGTAACCATCATCATCAGCATCAGTAGCCACTATAATCTTTCCAAATCTCGGCTTCTCTTTTAGTTCATACCCTTTAATCCCTGCACCTATAGCGTTAATTAAATCTCTTATCTCTTTGTTTTCTAATACTTGCTCTAAAGACTTATTCTGGCAGTTCAGCACCTTACCTCTGAGCGGATAAACTCCATGCACTTTAGAATCTCTTGCTGATGTAATTGAACCTGCTGCTGAATCTCCCTCTACTATATAAAGTTCTGCTTCCGCTCGGTTACTGGTGCTGCAATCCCTAAGCTTACTAATCTCTTTACCTCCTTTACTTTTACGAATATCAGAGGAGAGGATAACCTTAGATTTAATGAAGTCCATATTTTTAAGTTTGTTCATAGAGGCGGTAAACTCCTTAACTCTCTCAATATGCTCTTCAAACTCAGCCTTATTCTTCTTTAAAAACTTAGTAACCTCTTCAATTAACTTCTCTCTACAACTTTTATCCCAACCATCTATTTGAGTGAGATTTTCTTTAGTTTGAGAGGAGAACCCAACTTCATTAGCTAGGAGAATTATAGATAAGTTAAGTCCTTTTAAAACAAACTGAACATAAACATCATCTAAATTATAAGTTACTCTAAGTCCTTCCTTTAAAGCATTTTCCATTTCTCTTATATGTATACCTCTATTAACAACAAGTGAGTTAACTGATCCCTTAGATACTCCCCTGGTTAAGTCTGTATCAAAATCAAAGGTTGTTAAGAGTCTGGTTTTCCCTATTGTCATATTTAGAGGATGCTTAAAGAGTTCATATTCAACTTCCTTACCTTCTATAAAATACTCTACCTCTTTCTTTGTGGTCTCCTTAACAATTAACTTAACGAGAGCTAGGTTTGTAAGTGGTAGTTCATAGTTAGGTGATTGGATAAGTGTATAATCTGGTTTAAATAATACGAGGGTAGAAGGTTTAAACTCCAACTTCACTTTCAACTTGTACTTTTTAAATATATCCTCCAAACTAAGTACATCTTCCTTAACCTTATTCCCTTCTTTAAACTCTATCAGGTAGTAAACATCTTTATTCTTGTTATACGCTTCTTCTACTTTCTTTATGCTGGTTTTGTAGTTATCCTTTGTAACCTTTGAACATAATACATAAGTTGAAGATAGAGCGTTAGATGCTTTTGTTCCTCGCTTTTAGTCACACAGGCTCGTCAAACCTATGCAGTTCTCCTATGAACTTCTCAGTGTCTCCACTAAGGCTAGACTATATCTTTACCCTCGGCTTTACGTTAGGGTAGTCCATGCTTCCACTATCATTATTGACTTATAGCGTACTCTACTCGGCGAACCTTTCGATAGTCGTTGAACCCCTAGTTAATCTAAAGGCTGCTGATTGTCTCTATTAGTAAGATTGTCACACTTTGGTACTTACTACTTAACGAGTTTATCCCAGCAATTCTTGGACTTTATTACCCCTAAGTTTCCCTAGAGGAGTGCGTAACTAGTTGATAATCAGTTCACACCATTCATACCTGTTGCTACCTCACTCTTCTCATACTTACTACCTGAATTCATACGAGAGGTGGCTATTTCAGCAGAGGTTATTTTTACTTTAGGATTTGTTGGGTCATTCTTAAGGTTAATCGGCATACCTCTACCATTATCATACACCATTAAGAAATCACCCACTTGTTTAAATCCTAACTTTGAAGCGTAACCTCCCAAAACTTCATCGATTCCGTTATCAATAACCTCCCTTAGAATCACAGTCGGGTTATCCACATTCGAGACGTACATGCCAGGTCTGTGTCTAATATGTTGATTCCAAGAGAGGGTTTGAATGTCTATTTTGTTAGCTTTGCTCATGAACTTTAACCGTTACTGGAATTAAGCCATCTCTAAGTTTTCCACCTAATTGTTTAAAAGTTGTCGTTGTAAGATCTAGTACTCTATTCTTTACAAACGGGCCTCTATCAATTACAGTACAAACAGCAGTAGCTCCAGTATTTATGTTTGTTATTAAAAGTTTAGTTCCAAAAGGGTATGTCTTATGTGCACAGTGGTCTCCATAAATATTTAACCTTTTACCTGATGCCGTATTCCTGTTATGAAAGTTGTCACCATAATAAGAAGCATATTGTTGTTGTGAATAAGCCAGTGAACTAAGAGTGATCCCTAAAATTGCTAATACCTTCCTCATAAACTACTTCTTTTTCTTAACCACATACTTTAACTCCACTACATCTCCCTCTGCTACATCTGTTCCTGCTAATTCAAGTGGTGCAGACGTTCCATTAGAAAAGTAAGCTGAGTCATTTTTAATAGCTTCAATCGTTACTTCTTCTGTTATTACTGTTTCTTTTTGTTCGTCTTTACAGCTTACTAACACAAATAATGCAAATGCTGTAGCGATAATGTCTCTTTTCATTTTATTCGTTATTTAGTTGTTTATATTTCTCTTCAATTTTCTCTGGGGTTACGTCACTGACAATTCGGTCGAGAATAGATCCAGAATGGCTTAAAAACAGGACTGTAGGTATTGATTTGACTCCGGCTTGGTTACACAATTCTAAGTTCTCCTCAAAGACAGCGATTTTCAGGTAGGGGAGATTAGTGTCGGATGTCTCTATTTTCTCCAGGACTTTATGACATGCACCACACCAATCTGCTACAACTAATGCTACCTGAATCATTTTAACTTAATATTTTTCCAAGCACTTCATCCTCATCCATCAGCTCAACCTCTTCACCTTCGTAGTTTAACTTTACTCCAGTTCTGTGTCCTAGCCATACTCTATCTCCCGGTTTTAAGTGCTCACAGTCTTTTCCTACTGCAAATATCGTACCAGTTTCTTTCAAGTTTCCCTCTACAGTTAAGAAAGTTGTATCCATCGTATCTCTCTTAACTAGTACCTTTATTCTCGTTAATTCTAGGTTACTCATGTTCTTCTTTTAGCTTGTTGTACTCTTTTAAAATTATTTCTGGAGTTAGTGGTTGTTTAGTTTCAGCTGCTCTTGCCGATTTCTTAAGGAGTTTACCTAGATCATCCACAAAACAAATAGTAGGTAAAGTCTGAACCCCGTATTTCTCAGCTAGTTCAGGCTCTTCATCTAAATCTATTTCTTCAATCTCTGGTAAATCTAAGTCTGACTCTTTAATTAACTTAGACAATACGGAGCACTTATCACACCACGAAGCTCCAAATTTTAATACACGCATATCTTATTTTATCTGTTTTTTATTTTTTAAATCCCCATCAAACTCTAACCCTAGCTTCAACAACTCTGTAAGGAATTTAGCCGAGTCTTGTAGTTTGGTTCTATCTCTATTGTAAGTTAAAAGTTCAGAGAGGTCATTAGCTGAGTAAGCCCAGAACTCCATCTCTCCTAAACTCTGTCCCTCATTTCTAAAGTTAGCTCCAAGTACAGGTCTCTTTCCTTTCATATTATCAGAAGTTACCTTAGCTCCTTTTTCTGGTAGTTGGTAGAGTTTCATAAGGTACATATCTCCTACTAAAATCTTATTCTCCGTATAGAGTCTTCCTGATTTCGTATAAAGGTGTTCCCCATCTAGACTTACTTTGTACTTATCTGAATACTTTCTTAACTTAGCCGATATATCCTTAGCAAAGTTTCCGGTTACTATTGGGTATATTTGTTTATCTTTTAAGCTGTCATGGTACTCTAAGATTTGTTTATCGCTGTAAGATGCTAGTTTAGGGTTTATTATGTCACTCAGTTCTGCTCTCATTACTTTAGGGTTTCTATCTTTATCAAACTTGGCATACATCGCTCTTGATAAGTTAGATAATCCTAGTTCAAGTAGCTGAGAGACTATTTTTCGGGCGACAGTTGAATCCGCGTTCATAATTACATCTATCAACTGCCCATCTTTTGTTCTTGGCATCTCATCTTCAGGAATAATTTGTGAGCATAGACCCTTACTTCCATACCTATTTGTTATCTTATTCCCTACCTTGAGTTCATTGACTTGTAATAAGCGAACTTTAATCATGTATTTGTAATCTATCTGAGGAGGTTCTGGTTGTTCCATCGGCAAGTTTAAGTAGCTCTCTGGAATCTCACCTATATTTGCTACTTCCTTTCTAGCTACCTTATACCTCTTAAATACTTCATTAATAACTTGCTCTGTATTTGGATCTGACTCTACATTCCCTTTCTGAACTATAATATCTGTAAAGTAACCTCTTCCAAAATCCTTAGGCACTCTTAGACCCTCCGTCATGAAGAATCCTTTTAGCTTACTTACTCTACCATAATCCACAGCCCCAGCCAAGAAATCTAAATCCTCAGTAGACATCCTCTCGTTAACCCCAAGTATCTGCTCATCTTCTTCTACAGCTTTACCTAGATCCATAATTGAGGTAAGCTCTGACTCTGGTTTTAAAATGAAGATATAGTCCTTAACTGCAATGTGAGCGAATTTAGGAATCAAGTGAGAACCCATAATTACTCCATCCTCATAGTTGTTACCGTGAAGCATAAAGGCTATTCTACAGTTCTTCCCTAGTCTAAATTCTGAGGTTATGTTTCTAGGTGCAAAGATCGTGTCCCCAATATTAACATGATCACCCACTTCAACCTTAGGATCCACTACAACATTCAGATCGTACATGGAATTAACTAAGTGGGATCTATACTCAACAGACCTTCCTTTCTCATCCTTTATTTTAATCACATTTCTATCCTTATAATCAACTACTCCTGAAGATAAAGCATAGATATTTAAAGGGTGAGACTTAGCTCCATCATCATGTCCTGAACTAACTGCTGGTACATCTGGGTTTATGAGTTCAACAGCTTGGTTACTCATGTTTCCTCCCATTGATACCCTAATTGAGTCTGTGTAGTTAATCATAGGGATCCTTCTAGTTGAGTAAGAAAGTTTATCATCAGCAGAAGCATCTATATAGCACGGTTTAGGTACTTCAGATAACTTATACTCTCCAATTACCTCTCCTCTTCTTCTTACTTTTACCTTAGGATTTATCTTCTTATTAACGTAGTCCACACTCTGGTTGTCAATTATATACGCATCAAAATAATCTATATAAGGAAGAACAATTGGTTTAAAGTCTAACTCGTGAACTCTAATTGAAATACCTCCATCCTCATCTATAACGGAACAAACATTAAGCTCATTCACTATATTCGCATTGGCATTTTCTGGAGTTCTAATTGGGTCTATAATATCTACTAAGCTTCTGTTATACTCTGTGTACTCTGAAAGTTTTATCCTTCTAGATAGTGCAGAGAATGTCAGTGAGTTTACTTTAGAGGGGTTATCAATCATACCTCCATGTGAAAAGAACTTACGGATATATTTGTTCATCTCACTAGCATAAATCTTCCCTCTCCTTGGTAAATCTGAAGCTATCCTTGTGTAGATCTCTTTCTTGTGACTCTTTATGAAATTAACTAAACCAGCTTGAACCGTTAAAACCTTCTTGTCTAGGATATGGTCTTCCACTTTGTCATTATAACCTGCGAACCTCTCCTTAGCTTGAATGAGTAGATCTTTAGTTAGTTCATTTATAGGATTAGGCAGGTTAAACTTAATTTCAATCTTCTTTAGTATACTCTTCTCAACCTTTCTAGCCTCTTCCGGTAGCTCCTCTATAGCATTAACATCAATCACTACTTCATTCCCCTCACTATCTAGATATTTGAAGAGTCCTGTTTCGTAGTTAAATGTCTTGTCTGGATCAATAACGAACTGAGTCTCATAAAACCTAGCATTTCTATCGTTATCCAGCATTAAAGTAGGTGTTTTGTATTTCCCGAAGATAATAAAGGAATCGTTAACCATCTTAGGAACTTCAATCACAATAGGCTCTGGCATCTCTCCTGTCTCTCTATTCGTGTAGCTTAGCAGGAGTTCGTAATTATAAGTCTGCTCGAGTTCTATTGCTCTTGATAACTCTACTTTTGGGTGAACGACTGATATATTAACCACCTCATAGCCTCTCTTATTTAATGGGCTGTTATAGTAAGATGTTAATACCTCCGGGAGTCTGTTCTCTATGAAAAAATTATAGCTGTTCATTGATCCACGTGTATATTTTTGTGTACTTCTTTAATATATTTTCTACTGTATGCCTAAGTTCTGGTGGGATTGAAACCTCTAAGTCCATCATCGTAGGGTCACTCTCATTTGGGGAAACCTTGAGGGAGTCTTGTTTTATCTCCCCCTTAAGCTCCTCAATAAAATTATCTACGTTGAATCCATCCCATCTTAAGAACCTGCATACACTAAATCTGTGCTCCTCCATAGTTGTTTAGGATTATATAGTTCATTCTATAGTTCTTATTTAGTATATCAAGCAGACCTCTCATAGTTGATCTCTTGTAATCCGGTTTCATCTCAATAAAGTACTCCAATATATCCTTAGTTACTGGAATTACTTTAGAGAGGAGACTTACGTGATTAACAAGCTCATCTTTGGTTACTACTAGAGTGTTATTCTCCTTGTATAGTATTACCTCCTTCTCATCTATATTCTCAGCTCCAAGATTAACTTTATGCAGTCGGTCTTGATAACCTTGAAATTCTAAGATAGTGTTGATAGCAGGTATGTCTAAATTCTCCCACTGTGAAGGCGTAAAGTCTATGTTTATTATGCTGGATACGACGTCAGGTAAAGATAGTTCTAAATCTGCATCGTCCTCATAAGTAAACTGATTAACTATTAAATTATCTCGTGTTATAAAAAGTGAAATCATGGTTATAAATTGTTGTATTCTAATTGGCTTCTAAATATAATGTCAAGCGGGTCTTCTCTTTCCGATCCCTCATTCTCCAGTAGATTATCCAAGGTCTTATTAGCGTAACCAAAGGCAATCTTAGATAGAGCCGGAAGTTCTTTAAATGCACCCTTAACTCCGGAATATGTAAGTTGTCCTCCTAAATTAACTGAACAAATACGGTATAAGAATTCGATAAGATCCTCAGTTACATTACCATTAGCTTCTAGGAATTGTTGTCTGAAAACCATATATCTATCTCTAACTGCTTCATCTCCTGTTAATTCTGGATTGCTATACTTATTCATACTCACTACATCAGAGGAGATCTTAGCATGTCGAGGCACTCTAGCTCCTTCTGGGTAATAATAAAGTGTAGGTGTATCTAAGTGTTGAGAATTAATCATGACATCTCCTATATACACACCGATCTTATTACGAGGCAAAAACTGATAACTAATAACACCTTCATACGGCGAATAACTCACTGATGGTTGTATATTGTTATTAGCGTTCTTATTACCTAGTGAAATCGGGAAAGTATCAATAAGCTTAGAAATCGCCTCAAACTTATATGTCGGAGAAAGAAGCTTATGAATATACCCAATAACTTCACCTTTCTTAAACTTATGCAGATTCACGATAAACTCCTTGCTCTTTGGATAAGTCTCTGTTACATCCCCATATTTAATTGTATAGGTTGTGTCAGTTACTTCTACTAGTTCTCCATCTGCCTTAGCCCTATGTATAAACCCTTCATTAATCATCTTAAATGTAGCGTTGTGTTTAATAGAGAGTACAGACTGGGTCATCGCTTCTGTTAAGGTTGTAGAGAACGAGAATCCAATGTTACTGTCTTGATAATAGTCTAATAATTGTGACACTTGGTTTCTATACAGGTTAGTGTCCTTATTAAATATACAAGATGGCAGCTTAACTAGTTTCCCGTAATCTTTCTCTGTCACCTCTTGCCCTTCTATTGTAAGTCTTCCTTTATAGTATGGCGAAGCTTCAACCTCTAAGTAACTATTCCCAGGAGCATCTTTATCTTGAAATTTAAATCCTTTACCAATAGTTACCAGCTGTCTAGTTAAATATCCTGAACCCCCTACACCTTCTTGCTTAATTCCTACTACTTTACGGTTTGTTATTGCATCAGAGTAGTAATCATCGGGTGAGAGTCCATTCAAGAGATTCGTTTCCATCACATCTATAACCCCCTCATTTGATATTGTAATTTTAGGGATAGATAGATCGAGTACTTGTTTCATCTTAATCCTGTTTGAACTCTCTAATCTGTCTTTAATAGCTGGTGTAAGTGAATCCTTGGCTTGTTCAGTAAAGTTCTTATAAGCCTCCGATATTCTAATTAGTTTCAGCTGTGGAGATAGGCTTTCATCCTTCTTAATTCTCACCATTTCCTTATGCAGACTCGTATCCAGATCAAGGTATAGTTCATTAAGTGTCAGGGAAGTTACACCTTTAAACTTAACCACCTCTGAACCAAAAGAAGCAAGTTTATGTATAATGTCTAACCTGTCTGACTTAACTGAAATATACTCCATAATAACCAGGATATTCTTTGCATTGATTGGCATACCTTCTCCTATTAAGTCATCTATATTTCCCTTTATGTATGTTGAGAGAAGCAGCCTACCATAACAAGTAAGCTTTCCGTTATACTCTAAAGGTGTGTTATAGTTTATTTTGTTCGTATTTAAGAGCTCTTCTATCTGTGAGGCATCTGTAATCTTAATCGGCTTAGGTCCCATAGTTATTCTACTTCCAAGGTTAAGCCCTAAAAGAAACTCGTGGGAAGGTGTAAGCAAGGTTTTAAGATTTGATTCCTGATAGTATAAAGCTTCTGATCCTATCCTCTGTTCAACATATTCCGTATAATCCTTAGGTACTGCTGTTATTGAAAGAGAGTCCCCGTCAAAATCAGCTCCATAAGGTTCAATAATAAGAGGATTAAGACCCATTGTAAAGTTATCGTTCAGTACAACCTTATAACAACCAATAGATCCTTTATGTAGAGATGGCGCCCTGTTGATAATCACTCTCCTATCTGTGACCCAACCTCTAAAGTCATCTAAAGTCTTGTAAGTTGTAAAGTCGATATACCTCATTTCTGCATCTAAAGGACTAATCTGGTATTTCTCCCTAAGGTACTCTATGAAATCAGTCTTAAACATCTCATAAGCTACTTTAATTGGAATAGAAACCTCGTCAGCCTTTAAAGTTATATCTGGTACAATGTAATTCCTAGCTGAGTTTGTTATTCTCTTCTTCAGCTGGGTTCTTGCAAAGTTCTGTTTAGATGGATTGTTTAGCTTACTCATTGCCATAATCTGAGATACAACGAATTTTCTAAGCAGGTTTCTATACATCACTTTATCTACCAGTGGGATACCTCTAGCGTTCATCTCAGTATTAACCATTTCAACCATATAGATAATACTTTTGTAGATGACAGATTCTCCCGATACCGCAAGCTCCTTCTTTCCATTAACCGTTCTAATTGCTACAGGTCTTTGAGAAATAGGAGATACGATGATATACTTGTTGATATAGTTCTGAGCTTCCTTGAATTTATCTGGGTAGTGTTTCTCTAGTAAAGCCATAAGACCCTCTAGTGAAGTATAAATCTCATTCCCAACATACTCAAGTGAAGATACTATACTATTCTCCTTCTTGTCATATTTATAATTACACAAACAGAGGTAGTCGATTTTATTTCTTGTACCTTTTGGGATTTCTAATATATCTTGAACTAAGGCTAAAAACTTCTTCTCCTTATATCTGAGTAAATAGTAAACCGTTGTATCTATATAAGCGTAACGGTAAACCTCATCATCAGAAGGCAGTACAGTTGAAGAGCAGATGTTACAAGTGATATTAATTCTATTCTTTAAGTTGCCACAATTACATCTATCTCTAAAAACCGAGCCGAAAAAGTTCTTATCATAAAGCCCTCCATTAATCGGTGAAAGTTTTGTTGAGTTAGCTTCTCCTATCTTAAGGTTAAAGTCATTATAGGTTGTAACTTGCTGCCCTCTTGCTAACTCTAATATTCGCTGGTCTGATACCGCCTTATATCCCATAGTTCAAAATTATCTGGTTAAACTTCTTAGTCAATTCTGGGTCGTTTAATTTATCAACTAACTTCCCTGTAACTATATTAATATTATCCTCGTAAGTCCCTTTGTTCATATTTAAAGCCTTGAGAATGATTGGAAGAGGTGGGTTTATTATTTTCTGATACTCCTTCCTAATCTCACTGAATAATTTTCTCTCAGCTGGTGGTGCGGATATATACTCTGTGATGTTGTGAGTTATCCGAATTAAAGCTAAGTTATTCTGTCTCTTAAGTAGTGTGATAAGTTTTGATTTAGGGAATTTAGCTTCAAACCTTTCTATACCCGTCTGCCAAAAATCAGTAAACTGTGAAGGGTAATTGTTAAACTCCAAAATAATCTGCTCATACTCCTTAGGCTTATACAGTGTGCTCTCCTTGTAGTAGAAGTTAGACTGCAGGAATTTAGCTACGAGGGCTTTTAATAGATTTGGTCGTGTATTCACTTGTTCTACTTCCTTAATAAACTCATTGACCTCCTCGACTAAGATTCTGGTTATAATATCATCTGTTGACTCTACCATTTTAATAGCTGAGTTTCTTGATTCAATTTCTAACCCTTCCTCATCAACTTCCTGATTCTGATCCTCTTCCCACTCTTTGATAATCGTTCTGTTCTTCCCGTTAATGTTTAGTACAGATTCAATATCCCGGAGTACTTTGTTGTAAGATGTATTCCGCTGAAATGAGGATAAGATCAGCGTCATCGAGTTAATTGAGTCTTCTGAACTAATCTGCTGGTACACCTCCATCAAGCGAGTAGACCTTATATCCACCCCTGAGGAGCCCTGTTGTGTGTTGTCCATATATTATAATTTATCTTTTTAGTTGTTTTAGTTCTTTCTGTTTTTGTGCTACTAGTTCATTGATGTCATAACTAGGGAACTTTTCTGGATTCTTTTTCTTATTTGCTAAAACCTCTCTCAATCTCTCTAAAAGCGGTTTTTCTCCTACTTCCTCTAAGATTAACCTAGCTATTGTTTGGAAGGATAAATCTAATTGAGCTCCCATATCAAAGATCTTACCTAAAACCATAAACTCGTATCCTATATTAGATGTTTCGTGAGTTCTGTAGATATGACCCCTTCCTTCATAATAGTTTAGCATCTGGATATATCTTTCGTAATACCTTCCAGATAATTCACAGGTAGGGTCTAAGTTTAGTTCAACATCTACATGCAAACTCGGTGTAATTATTCCAGTAAAGAGGTATATGTGAGTCTTGAGGAAGCTAATAGGAGTTACCCCATCATGTTCAAAGGCGTATCTAGTGAAAGTCTTGCCTTCTTCCATCCATACTTTATTCCTGTCAAAATTAGGTGCACTTCTTAAATTATAGTGAACAGCTTTAGGTACAATCATGTTTCCATTTTCGTCTGACCTGAAAGTAAACTCCTTAGGATCCATCCACTTCTCAGCTTTAGATCTACTTGAGTATTTAAAGAAATCTGACTGAACACAAGGACCTGCTATATTAAGATTAACTGTCCCTAGTCTCTTGTTATAAGCTTTCTCTATTCCTTCCTTGTCTTGTTGTTCGAATATAGTAAAGTTGCAGCTCATATCTCTAATAAACGACTTAAGTGCCTCTATTGAATGAACCACTTTTTCTCTATACGCATCAGCTTCTTTCTTAATGTCAGGTAATCTCTTGCTTTTATAATTTCTTGGATCATAACCTTTAAAGTATCTCTCAGTCTCCAAGTTAAGTATATAAGCATTCTCTGGATTTCTAAGGGCAATATGAAACCTCTTAGCTGCATCTGATTTTCCTTTTCTATATGACCAGTTTATGTTTTTGTCTGATTGTCTTCTAAATTCTTCTACATCATAATTAACTAAAACTGAACATCTTCTACTTCTTAGTTCGTGCATTAATGTTTGGAATCTACACTTAGCTCTATCGTAAACATTAACTGAATCTAGGAAGTCTTTAAAAATTAGAATGTTGTTAGATGTGTTATATTTGTCAACTAACTGATCTAATGCTTTTGGTGATAATTTGTCTTGATTTCTGTATCCCTTAGAATTTTCATATACAATCTTAGGGTTACGTTTTAATATTTCTGGCATACAACTCTTAGCATCTTCTTCTGGATTACTTGAGATGAATACCAATGTGAAATCTTTAATACCTTCTCCGCTTAATAATTGGTTTAGGATGTTGTCTGAATTTTCTCTTAGCTTCTTGTTGAATAAATCATTAGAAATGGCTATCATAATATATTGGTGATTTTGGTGTTAAACTTTATTTTCAAAAACTCACAAAGAAGATATAGCAAAAACCAGGCCAAAATCTTCTTTTTACACCTATAAGGATTTCCACAGAGTTCTAGCCGGTCAACCATTCTAGTAAGCTTTTTCCAATCACCTAAAAATACTAACATTCGATTTAAGGTACTTTTTAGCTCATTTCAGACACTTTCTCTATTTAACTGGTATGATTATATTAGAGAAGGGATTTTAGTTGATTTTAGATAGGTTTCTGAGAGTTATTTATTTATTTAACTGAAAATCAATGAAATATAAACCTACCCATGTTATAAAGAATATTAATATTATTATAGTGTCGCTCCGTTTACACTTCGCTCCTGAACTGAAGATATAACTAAAAAAAAATCAACCAAGAAAGTTTAGCTTATTTTATTTCTACTTTTTATTTATACGATTTAACTTTAGATGAACTGGGCGGGGATCTAATGACCCCGCCAGAGATTAACCTAATAAGCTCATAAAGGTATCAAAAATCGATTATCTCTATTAGTTTAGTATAATTACCTTACTTAAAAAAGATCTTAGCTAAAATGTACCTTTATGAAGCTAAACTATTTTATTAGGTTAAATTCATCTATTCGATTCCACTTCCCTTTCAGTCTTACCAAAGTTGAACTAACTAACATGGGCTGCTTTATTGTTAACCCTTATTAATACAGCTCTTCCGGTAAACTGTTTAAACTTTTCTTCATTTTACTAAACTCCCTTGGTTGATAATTGTTAGACTAGCCTATGAAGTTATTATTTAAAAAGGTCTAATAATTTCTTGGTGTCAAACTCTATTACTCCTTCATTCTTTAAACCTATTAATCCGATAACTGTCATAGCTGTATACGCTGCTACTCTAAACATTGAATTCATAATCTATAAACTTTTAAATTGGTTAGTATTCTTTTTAAACCAGTGAAACATAGTCCTACTCATATCTTTAATAGTTCTATGCTCATCACCCCATAAACAAATAACTTGAACTTCGATATCCTCTTTATTGCACAACCCTTGAATCTCCTTAAGCCTAACTCCAAAAGTCCAACTTGAATCTTTAAAGAATATTTTGCTGTCATCATCTAGTGTCACATTGTCAGATAAATTACCAAACAAAACTGGACACAACTCTTCGACCGACTTCATAATATTCCTTCCGTTAATCCCTTTGAATGATAAGTGGAATCTAAGGTTATCATCTTTATTACTCATTTTTATTGTTACTTTCTTTTTCTCCCCATAATAGCTTTCCTACAATTCTAACTATTGGATACGCTATTATGCTTGCTATTAAACTATAAGGTTGTTTCGTTATCGCACTAAAAATAAACGATGCTATAAGAAACAAGATAAACCGGCCTATTTCACTTAAACAACCCATGATCACTTTTTCTTTTTATCGTTCTCATCATACTTATACTTTTTACTGAGATAGTGAGCGATAGTGTTTCCATTTTTCTCCTCCTCATGTCCTTTCATCCACTCTATCTTCAAATCCTCAAAACCTTCCTTTAGTTCTTCATACTTTTCCCATAGATCCAAATTACTACTATGGTTGACCTCATCTACTACATATTGGGAATCGGTATAGAGGGTGGTTGGGAATTTATTGAATCCATGCTTTGTTAGATATTCAAGTCCATTAATGGCAGCCAAGAGTTCCAATCTGTTTATGGTGGTTCCGTCTTCTTTTCCATATAGTCTCTTATACCCTTTCTTACTAAAATTCAGTTCCATATAACAGCCCCAGCCACCTCTTTTCTTTCTCATATCATAGCTGCCGTCTGTGTATAGTTCTATGTATTTGTTTTTAATTTCCTCTCCATTCATATTTTAACCTTTTATTCATTACACTTAGATTCTCGTTCAAGATACCACCTTCTATACTCAACTCATTCCCATCCCCTAATTCAACTGTATCAACTATAAACCGAGTCTCTGAATTCAACTTTACTCTTACTTTATTCTGGTTACACTTCTCTCCTTGAAACACCACTCTAAATCTCCCTGTAAAGTTGAAGTTAGTTAAGTCTAAATCCACATCGTTTGAAGATCCGTGTAAATACAGTCTAAATAGGTTAAGGTTAATTTCCACACCACTCTTTATGCTAACTTTTCCATTATCCCACAAGCTTATAGACTCAAGTGACCAAGGAGCATACTCTTCAGCTATATCCACTTGTAATTCTGAGTTTGAGTGTAATTCTAGGTTTATCACTGGGATATAGCTCATAGTCTTGAAGGTAGATCCATAGAGCATAACTTTATTTACTTTCTTATTTCCATATGTAGTTGTAGTTTCAAAGTCGGAACAGAGGAAGGTTATTCTTTTAAATTTGTCATAGAACTTGAACACCTGAGTACCTTTTGCATTAACTATAATAAGCTCATCGATACACCACATATCCTCCCCTTCAAATACCTGCTGATCTTTAAACATACCAGAAATCCAACTATTAGGTCTCCAATCAAGATTCACCAAGTTAACTAGACTCTTTAAAAATCCAAGATCATTCCACTCGTCCGTATAATTTTTAATTTGATTAACTCTTTCAATTGGGTGATCTTCTTCATAGAGTCTTTTAATAATCTCAGTTCGCTTTGTATTATCTAATTTCATATTCTACTCCTTCGCCTGCATAAATCAAATCTGGTCTAACTCCTCTAATTACTATCTTGTTTCCCTCAGCTGAGTGCAAAGATCTAAGCTCAACTCTAGACTTATCTCCAAAGTTATCCAGATCGATTCCTATTTTATTATTATTCCCGAAGATCTCAATATTAACACACTGGGCTTCTTTTCTTTTAACCGTTGAGCCGAATAAGATAGATGAATTGTCTCCCATTACTTTTATTAGAACCGTTTGCATAGGAGGGTGGTCAGATCTAGAAACAATTTTAACATCACTCTTAGAATCTATCATCCATAGTCCTGTTTTGTTAGTAGTATCTGATTCAACCTTACTTCCCCTAACTATAATAGACCGGATATAATCTCTACACTTCTCAAGATCCACCTCTGAAGCCCTAATATCCAAACTCTCATCATTACGCTCCACTAAGTCACTTGGAAGTTTGCCTCTATAGTTGATCAGTCTTATTGTTTTATAGTGATGACCTCTTAAGGAATTACCACTCATAAAGAAACCACCACGTACATGCAAAACCTCATTCCTACTAAAACACTTACTTAAAAATCCACCTTTCTCCCAATCTAACTCCTGACACTCTGCATCGACCCTAGTTAAGAAATCAAAGTCATGGAGGGAACTATTAAGGTTTTTCAAGTCGTCTAAATCTAAATTCTCTTCATGTTCAAGTAGGGTCTTAATTAATTTCTTTCTATTCATATCACCTCATAATCTACCTTGTTATCCACTAAATCATACACATCTATATCCTTTCCACATTCTATAATAATCTTAACTCCTTCCGTCTCACAATCTAAGTACATCGATTTAACGTCAGTGTTTTTATTTAGCTTCACATGTATATAGTTATTAATTCCAGATCTGTGAAAGTAGAGTTTGAAGAGTTTTATTTTTAAATTTCTAAGGTCTAATTCTATTTTATTATTGCTTCCTCCTGTAACTCTAACCACAAATTCACCTTCTTTAACTTTATCTGCAACTCCAGCCTTCATAAAAACCTCAGAATTACTACCCTCTACTAAAACACGATATAAATGCATACTACCTCTACTCTTTTTAGTTAAGTTCAGGTTTACTTTAGAGTAGTCTTTTAATATTAATTCTGAGGTAGGTGGTGGAATTATTGTAGTTAACTCAGATCCGTTTAGCTCAATGTTTTCAATAGGATGTTTACTTTGATTGTCTGGATCTAAGGTAAATACACTGGAATAAAAAGTAATCTCATCTTTAAAAGGGATAACATATGCATCACTAATTACTCTCGCTAAACACCACTCTGATTGAAACTCCTCACTTAATATTTCACCATCACTAAAACACTCACTAACTGCACTTCCTAACCTAAAATCAACTGAATGAAACTTAGATAAACAACGAACAAAGGAGTCTGGCTTGAGGGAATAACCTTCATATCTAGAAATCTCAGCCAAATCCTCATAACTCAACTCCTCATTCTCCATTAACGCTTTAATTATTTTACCTCTGTTCATACTCCACCCCACTATTAATTAACTCACTTGCATTCACTATACCACCTTCAACAATAACCTTCACACTTTTAGGATCACCATTCCAAAATCCAAAGTTAACTATAGTATCTGGACTTATTTTTAGGTGAATATAATGGTTAGGGCCTGAGTGATTAAAGAATACCTCGAGTTTATTTATTTTTAATTTTCTAAGATCTAATTCAACTCTACTATTCTCCCCGGTAATCCTTAAATAAAACTCTCCACCCTTAACTTTATCCTCCACCTCCGCTTCTAGATTCAACTCAGTTTCGGTTCCCTTTAAAGATATTTCACTTAACTCAACCCCACCATATCTACTTCGCTCTTTTAAATTAATAACTGCCTTAGAGTAACTTTCTAGTGAGAGACATGTTATAGAAGGTGGAGTTGTAGTTACTAATTGAGATCCATATAAGTCAACATTCTTCACTGAGTACAATCCTTGAAATCCATCCTTTAGCCTAAACTTACTGGAGAAATACTTAATCTGTCTAGTGTTGAATATTGCATAATTATTACTCGTAACCTTAGCAAAATACTTAACCTCACTTCCATACTCACTAAGCTCTTCATCCCACTCAAAACACCTACTTATCTTCCCACCTAATCTAAAATCAACTGGATCTCTCGAAATAAAGTTAACAATTACACTAGGGTGAGCGTTTTGTATATGTTTAGTGAGGACATCTAGAGAACTACTTTTAAATGCTTCGTCCTCTAGTAATGCTTTATATAACTTTTCTCTATCCACTTACTCTTAGTTTATTTTGTCCAACATCTCCACTAACTTTAAAATTAATCCTATCTGAAACCCCTGTAAACTCTAAATAATTACCTACAACTCCGTCTTCAAACTCTATTGTAACTTCAGTCATTGCTGTAAACTTCCCTAGGTCAATTGTAGATTCATTTCCAGAACTTCTAACTACGATTATTATCTTCTCTGTCACATTATTATCAACATCAGAGTCAATATATAGCTTACTTGGTTTTCCTACTTCAAATTTAAAAGATACCACATGCCTAAAATCTGTCCACTTAGATGCCTTATCCTTTATTCCAAGACTTGCCCCCTTTAGAACATACTTACTGGAGGCTATAAATAAGGAATCTGAAATAACATCCGCTCCAATAAACTTCATGCTGTAGGGAATCTCTTTGGTTTGAACTTTATGAATTATACAACTACCACCAAATATCTGCACATTACCTGATAGAATTTTATCTGAGTTATATATTCGGTAGTTGGGATACATGATATATTTGGACAGAGTTGACACCTTAATTTCTTCCCCGGCATCAAAACAATCTCTCAGGTCAGTTCCCCAATCTAAGGAGTCTCGAGTAAGTAGGTATGTATCGTCAAAGAAGTATGGAGTACGTGTGTCTCTTAGTTTCATTACTTTTAACAACTCTTCCCTACTACACTTCTCACTGACGATGCTTAGGAATTTTAACTTGTCCATTTATTTCTATTTTATTACTCATTGGGTTCACATCTTTTATTGTTATTCTAGATCGATCTGGGTGCTTTATTTTTATTTCACAATCATTAAACCTCTCACCAGAACCTCCAATAATCACAATAGAAGCATTAGGTAAGTTTGTAAAGTTTAAGTCAACTATAACAGCGTTCCCTCTAATCTCTATATTAAAAGTACATCTAGCAGTCTCCATAACCTCAGAGGAAATAACTAAGCTACTATCACAAAATAACCTATACTCAAACCAAGATTTCCCCGGTCTCATAGGCTTACGTTGGTTGATCTCTAAGACTGAATAGTACCAAACAAAATATGCAGCTGAAACAAAGTCAAATCTGTCTAATCTTAGAATACTACTAGAAACTAGCAAATCTGAGGTAAAAGTAGCGTCATCTTTAAGGTCCAATTCTAAATCAACAATACTATAACCTACATCCACACTTCTCCCATTAAGTATCCCCACCTCTGAGGCTTTGTGTTTACCGTGCATGTTTAGTAAGAGGAAGTCAGACCCCCAATCATAAGACCTAGTAACCACTGTATTCTCTTCAAATAACTTCTTAAACTTACCTGTAGTCTCAAATCTATTCTTAAGCCTCTCAACCAATTCATAATCACTCTTAGAATCCTTAAACCCACTAAATGAACCCAACTCAAACTCCTCACTCTCAAGAAGCTGCTTTATTATAGGTTTTGTATTTAACTTACTCATCTCTCTATTAATGTGTTGTTTTTCAGTGAGATTTCCTTTTCAATTACTACTAGGTTCTTCTCATTAGCTCCTATAATTTCCACTTCATTTCCCACTGCTGTTGTACTAAAACTAATCACTACTGACATATTTTTAAAGTTTCTCAGATCTATTTTAACTGTATTATTATCCCCTTCAATTCTGATATTTAACTTTAACTTAGACATAACAGGAACTTTAGATGAGATACTTAGGGTGTTTGGGAAATAGCGTCTTCCATTAATCGAATACTTCATCACTAAATTATCCTCTATATCTGTGGTTTCATTCTCTATAGTTAGGTTTGAGTTGTAGCCTAAGACACACGAGGATTTAATCATGTCAAATTTATGCATCCTAAGGTTACTATCTCCCAAAAGCAAATCAATCACATACTTAATTAGAGCTTAGGAAGAGTTTATCAAAATTACAATTACTCAGATGAAGTCGCTCTACCCAAATTACATGTCTTCCAATTCTTTCTTCAAAATTTCCCTTTCCATTAACTACATAATAAGACTTAGTAACTATAGGAAGTTTATGCATTAGCGGCCAGAGTTCCTTTTTACTAATCAGAAGTTCTCCCTTATTAAAATACTTATAGAGGTGCTTAATATCAAACTCACTCTGTAATGGTAAATAGAAAACCTCCTCAAAGAACCTCCCGTCACTATCTAACGTTTTCGCATTCTCCAGCCACTTGTCATATAGATTTTCCATTTGAAGTAGCTCTCTCGTTATTTCTTTTCTATTCATAATTTTCTCCATTTATCATTATTTTGTTTACACTTTTGTAATCCCAATACATACCATTAAGTGTAACCCTTCTTGGACCGGCTATTATGTTAATTTCATTATTCTCAGCCCCTTTATGAAAATCAAACTCAACAGCGGCGTATCGAAAATTAGTCAAATCAATCTCCACTTTACTATTACAAGAGCGAATCGTGATGTGGAAAAAAGAAGTCATAATCACTCCCAATATATACACTAGACTTTATCGCCAAACTACATTCATCCCCTAAAAGTCTATACTGCCTACTTATATACCTAGAATCATCTTCATCCCAAAAACGTAGGAAATTCTTTACCACTCCCCAAATTGGAAACCTTCTTTTGTGATCCATGTTAAACTCAGTTCTATCTAGAAGAATATAGGATCCACTAGAAAAGAGTAGATTATCAACACTAACTTTGCTATCAAGGATGCCTATATTGCTCACGAAATGTTTATTACCCTCACTTGTTATGTTAATTTTGCTATTCACTATATCGATGAATCTAGAAGCCCCTGTGGTATTTAGGTAGTTCTTTAAGTTAACCTCATTGTCAATACTGTGATTAACTAAGATGAACGAAGGCTTACCTCCAAGTGCTATATCGTCTTGTCTAATAATTTCAAACTCCTTAAACATCGCATAAACCCTACCATCCCCAAGAAATTTCCCAAACTTACTAGAGAATAGTATATACACTATGTCAAAATAACTAAGAAAATTCAACTCTCCTAATTCTTTTATAGGCAAGGTTTCACACTCTACTAACTTCCAGTACAATTCATAGCTTCCTGATTCCATTTACTTTAACTATATTTTCTACCCTAACAGAATTCTCACTCAAATAATAATCGGCTATTACATTTCGGTCATCTTTAACATTAATTATATCCACTTCATTATCTCTACAAAAATCACCAAATATAATCTCTACATTCCAACCGCTCAAGTTCTCCATATCTATTATCACCTTGTTGTTTGTAGTTCCCTCATATCTAAAGTCTAGTTCAATCGTATAATCTTTAGTGCCACCGACTGGAGCAACTTTAGAAGATATATTAAGCACGTTGTTAGACCTGAGGATATTGAATCTTAGAGCGTAGGGAGTTACTAGAGGGTTTACATTCAATATTTCTAAAGTAGTATCACCAGCTAGAGAGTAACCCTTCCTTGAAAAATTAAAATCCCAAAGCTTCAAGTTACTATCTCTAAGTGCTGTGTAAGCTTCAACAAACCAACTCTTATACCCACTAAAACTCTGAACGTTACAATTATGAATATAGAGAGCAGAGAGTTTATCGATTAAGTCCTTTGTAAATAATCTAGGAACACTTGAAACATGTCCATCAAAGTTAATCATAATGCCACTAGGAACGGTTTTCGGAACTTCCCATATGACAAACTCTTTTCCGAAATGTGGGTAGACCTTAGACATGTCATCTGTTTTTGCTTGTAAGGCTAGATTCACAAAGTCAAAGTCAGATCCTCTCCTCTCTAAACTCCTAATAAAATCAAACTCAATGTTATTATCCTGTAAGAGCTCCCGTATTATTTTCTCTTTGTTCATATTGTCTAATTCCGTTTACTATTATCTCATTATCTTCAAACATCTCACTACCGCCATTAATACCGAGCTTTACTGATTTATAAGGATACCTAGCGTTTATGTTAATTCTACAACCCTTACAACCACCATGCATCATTAAATCTACAACTCCTTTCCTAAATTTCATCAGGTCTATATCCAGCGTATTGAAGTGAGTGGCAATCTCTATATCTAACCTGAAATCTTTCTCTGGAGCTGTATTTGATCTAAATGTTAACTTACTCCCCATCCCATCCATTGCAAAACTAAGATACGAAGGAAGAGTGACAGCCCCATTAACCACATGCAGCTCACTATCAGAATCTAAGGCGTAATGGTGTACACTAGAGTTATTTCCTAGATGAGCTGTTATTCTACTATCATGCAACACAAAAGCCACGAACTCATGAAAAGATACATCCTTAATAATAGTCTCACTCCCAAAGAAACCAAAGAACTTACTGTCTCGATATTCTTTTAGTGAGATCTCAGGTTTATTATAGTTGAACGCTCTCCAAAACTTCCAATTCCTAGTACCTTCATCTAAAACAAGTATCTCATTCTCACCAAACAAACTACCTACCACTTCCCCTCTATACTTAGCTAGAACCCTCAGTGCATCATTTAGGTTTCCAGTGTACGCCATCTCATCTACAATAAACAGATCAACATTCTCTAACTCTGCAACCCTTCTACACAATTCTTCTTTAGTCATCATGTATTCTTTCTATTTTCAGTGTGTTATTATTATCTGTGAAGTTCTTTTCGGTTTTAACAACAAACTCTGGAACCATGTGTCTTACTACTACTTCATTATTCTTGGCAAACGACATTCTCTTTAGCGTTACTCCAGATCTAATCCCAAAGTTATCTATATCTATTATTACCTTATTATTCTCTCCATACAAAACCAAAGTAACCTCAATATTAACTAACTCTAGAGACACTTCATTACTAAACAAAACTTCTGAATTATCTCCAAGTATTGAAATCACAATATCATCAACCCCCAAACCCCGAGTTTTATTAAGATTCACAATTTTTACATCACTATTAGAATCTATTATCCACTCTGAGAAAGGTTCATACTTATTAGATACAACCTTACTACCACAAGTTTTAATTTTCGGTTTGTAGTCATTGAAGTCTTTTGGAATAATCACATCAGAAGCTCTAAACTCCAATGCTTTATCTCTCGTCTTTAATACTGAATCTTTAACCTCACCTCTGTAATTAACAAACCTAACAACCCCCCCCTTGAAGTATCTCTATAAGAACCTTTGTAGTCCTCTTCTGGTGATCTTACTATTTCATTCTCTTCAAAACACTTACTAGCAGGACTTCCTATACTCCAGTCTATGTCTTCTACTATTGTACCAAGCTCAGTAAGAAAGAAGGAATCAGGGTAATCTTTTTCTTGTAACCTTCTAATATCCTCTAAATACAACTCCTCCTCACTCCCTAAAACAACTCTTATCAATTTTTCTCTGTCCATGGTATTACTTTGTTCGATTCTTCTCCTTTCATTTCTATCTGTATATTATCTGGGTTATGTACTCCTTTAATCTCAGCTATATTATTTTTAGCTTCTATATTTCCAGGAAGGTGACAAAACTCTATATAAACTGATGCATTAGGTATATTCTTTAAATCCAGCCTTATTTTATTGTTTGAACTATATGCTATTATATTAAGTCTTAGTGGAGTATCTGTTTTGTATTTTGAACTCAACTCGAAGGTACTCCCTAATTCACTCCTGGAGGTAAGCGTAACTCTAATTTCTGTATAGCTTCCTGGGTGAGGTTTCTTGACTAGATTATTAATTACCACCTTAGACCCACCAAAAATATCATAACCAGAAGCTGCAAACAAATGATCAACTGTAAGATTAGAACCCACCGCATCAATCATTCTAAGCTTTCTTTCCCACAACTCACTGTAACACTTAATACTAACATCTGATCCTACGAAATGAAGAAAGTTAAGAGGTTTAGTATCCCCATTAATCTCATACTCTCCCTTCCAGTTAATCTTCATCAGACCTTTGTATCTTCTCAACGTCATTGTCCTCTTGAAACACTTCTCTATAAACCCTCCACCTAACATCCAATCTATACCGTGAACTCCAAGTGCATACAAACTCACCCAGTCATAGTCGGTTTTGGATTTATAGTGTTTATCGAAATAGGTTACATCCTCGAGTTTTACACCCTCTAACTCTAAGGCTACTTTATTCATCGTATCTTTCATAATCTCTTTTTTTTTTTTAACATGCTAAATAAGTGGGATCTGTGTGAAGCTTATTATTTACGATCACTTTATTATTATATGACCCATCACCTATCGTATTTACTGTTACATCTTTTGGTACATTTATTAGTTCCACCATGTTATCTCTAGCTAAATCTCCAAAACTAATATTAACTCTATGTACACTATAATACTTTTCTAGATCAATCACCACCTCAGATTTACTACAATCATCCAGGAAGGTAAGGTCTATCTGCTCTAAAACTTTATCCACTACTTCAGACGTCATACTAAACTTATTCCCTCGATCCGATTCAACAGACTGGTGGAATATTACATTTAAACAAACTCTACCCCAACCACCATTTGTCCCGGTTTTATTGACTATACTTACCTCAGAAGAATCAACCATAGAAATAGTAGTGGATAAGAGAGGGTTATTGATTACAGCTTTTGAGTTAATGATAGTGAGATTTTTAAACCTATTTGAGCTAAAGTAATCATCTAAAAATATAACATCACTCGCTATAAAAATACTATAAGGATCCACAATAGAACCATATCTAAGCTCTCCTTTGTACTTAATGAAATAGTTGTTAGTATAGTCATTAGCCGTGTAAAGCTCCGTATTATCATCAAAGCAGCTCAATAAATCCTCTCTAGTCCAGTCTATAAAACAAGTAGAGAATACAGAATGAAGAAACTCAGCATCATCACTTTCATAATCTATCCCATCATTCCATACTCTTGCATCCTCATCCTCCAGTAGTAACCTTAAAAACTTAGTCGTGTTCATAATTCTCAACTATTACTTTAATCCACTCTTCACTAAATGTACATAACCCCTCCTTATCTGATTCACTATCTACAGCAATAAAAGTATTAACGTCATCTAGTTCTGTTCTAATATCACAATCCACTAGTACAACATTCTTACAATTCTTTATAGCCCCATTAGATAAGAAGTTACAATTATTAGCTAGAAAACTTTTAACATCTACAAATCTAATCCCCTCTTCCTTAAAACCAGATTCGACAATACTTACATTCTCACAATTGGCAAACATAACCTCAATTAAATTAACGCCTATAAGCCTAATTCCAGTACTCTCTCCAGTTACATTAATCCTACCTATCCCACACCCTTCTATTACGGTATCATTTTGTATTATAGATTTGGAGTAGATAGATGAATTTATAACCCTAGCTTCCTCACTTATTATATACACATCTTCCCCTAAATAACTATCTACAACATTCTCTTCACATCTAACCCAACCTCCCGTAGTTCTATCATCATTATAGTATCTGTAGAGTGTGAGACTATTATTTAGTGTGCATGTTTCATTCTTCTCTACTCTGCCCATACCCTTTGATTTTACTGATTCTCAAGTGTCTGTCTGAATGAATTACCTTAGGCTTCTCTTCTCCGTTATACTTAGGATCATTGTAGTTTTCCTTACACATAGCTTCATAATCTTTCAATCTCTTATTTAATTCCATCCATTCTTCTAATTCCGTGTAGTCGTATCTTGTATTAACCCTACTCTCAAACTTATATCCTTTATACCCATCACTACCATAATCACTTGCTTCATTTGCTATCTGGGTTGAAAAAGTGTTACACCAATCCTTCCTACTCTTAATCAATTCCTCAAACATCTCCTGCTCCTTTCTAAACTCAAGTGCTGCATCTAGTGGTGATAAATATCCTTCTTCTACCATAGCTACTCTATTTGCAAACTCATCCTGTAGCTGTGTGAAGTATTCCTTAGACATTCCCATAACTTTACTTTTTTAGCTTATTGAACTGTGCTGATACAAACTCCTTCTGATCCTCTTTTAGTGTATATCCTTTCAGTTCTTGGTAATCTTTTGTAGTCTTGTAGTTGTTAATCTTTCTCTTTAGGTCATCATTGGAGATTAGACTTACTTTACCTTTAAACACTTCTAATCCTACTCCTAAATAACTTCCTATCTTTGTTAATGCATCTGTTGTAGCCCCTTTATACGCATCTCCAAGGTCTTTATTGTTATTCCCTCCATAGCACTCATAGTAAATCCCTCTCTCCGGAACCTCAAATATAACCTTAACTACTACAGCATCTTCTTTTCTCTCTACAAACTCTACTTTTACTCTCCACCCTCCTACTCCAAATACCTCATTAAATCTCTCAGTTACGTATATCCCTTTTATTGAAGTTAGGTATGGTTTTCCTGGAATAGGTTGTAATGCTTCTAATGGGAGTTCTTTGCTTAACGCTTCTTTTAATTCTTCTTTCATTCTAGCTTATTAATTATTATGTTTTCTTCGTCTAGTAGTATGTTAATTTCCTTGTGTGTTTCTGGATACCTTATTCCTGTCATTAATAGATTCCCTAACGTTTCATCATACTTTTCGTCTAGCTTAATATCCACCTCTCCACTAAAATGAACATCACTAATTACTACATCTCTATATAATGATACACCCTGAAATAGACAAGCAGAGGATAATCCAAACCCATCTATCATTAATCTTTCTATATGTTCACTGTTTCCAGATAAGCCTATGTCAGAGTTCTCGATATACATGTCATTTATTATTATCGACTCAAAATCAGAAATATCCACCATAGCCTCCTTCTCTAAACACATATCAATCACCTCAATAAAGCCTTCACCAAATAATTTTAAACTGCTTCCTCCTCTAATCCTTACATTGTCGAGTCTTATGGGAACTATTGGATCTTCTAGGGCATAACCTTCTGATACCCCCATTTGTAAAGAACCATGAATCTCACACCCCACTAATGTTGCTGCTCTATGGGACTCAATTCTAGAACCTTTCTTAACTATAGTGTCATTGAGATTAAGGGTTGTTGCAGGATTATTATCATTAACGTGGAATATAGTAGCTCCTTCTTCAACCCAGCTATCTCCACTAAATCTAACAGTCAGACTCACATATCCACCCTTTTCTTCAGTCTCCTTATTAACCACTCTATATACAAGCCCTATACTATCTCCGTTATGATCTTTAAAATCCTTCCTGTCGTATTGATCTATCTTTATTTGTGCCATTTGTTCTCTAAGTTTTCTTTTACGCTTACAATTAAGTCTCCTGTAAATCCACAATCCTTTATATGAACATCAGTATCCCAACTCTCCGCATCTAATTCCAACATTATATTCCCATTAAAGATAGAGCCTGTAATCTCAACCTTAGACTTATCTGCTTGGACTAAACTTAACCTAAGAACTCCCCTAGCATCTACATTATTCATTCTAAGTAATCTCCCTTTCCCTATAGTGCTGATTAAAATATTCCCTATCATACTGACATCCCTAAACTCTAATCCAGCAGCCTCTCTTCCAAATGAACCTGATGATTTTACGCCTGATAAGTTACACCTCTTAAGCCTATTTAAATAACACCCTCCAGCTTCAATAATACAGTCCGTTAGAGTAGAGTTATCCGATACCCATAGAGATCCCTTATTCAGCTCATTATTAGATTCACCGTATATTTGAGTGTTAGATAATCTTGAATCCTTAGAAATATGAACCCCAGAAGTTATCCAAGAGTTATAGTTCATGCATTTAGGATCCTCTACACTTCCCCCGAACTTATGTCTAATCGTATAGTATAGTTCATGTTTCGGCAGCATCTCTACTTTATAACTACCACCATTCTCAGTAAACTTTAGAGTCTCTTCTGGGTTGATGTACACTTTTTCCCCTGTCATGATTCTTCTTGTTTTTCGTTAATTTTGTTGATATTGAATTCTGAGTAAACCCCTGATTTTGTAAGCCAGCTATCTCCAACGTAAGTCTCTTCAGATAGTATTAAGGCTCTATCTTCAACGTCTATTATGGAATTTTCTACCTTAGTTCCACCTACTACCATTACATTCCCTGAGATAGAAGAGTTGTCAATTAAGCATCCCCTATCTATTTGTACATTCCCAGTTAAGTTTGAGTTATGTATAATAGAGTTACCAGATATTTGAACATTTCCGCTTACCTTAGAGTCTCCTCTTACATGACCTGAACCTACATAAGCATTTCCCATAACTACACAACCCGTTAAAACCTTAGCTTCTGGACCTACATTCTTTAAACTCTCTACGTGTCCCCAACTTACTCCATCTACAATTAGTCTATATACCGTAACTCCATCTACTACTTTCTTATCTTCTAAGTCTAGTTTCATATTGATCTGTTATTAATTATTGGTAAGCTGATTTGCATTGATTTCTTCTCTAGGCAGATCACATCACTAATAATTCTAGACCTGTGAAACATACCATCTAAAATATCCAAATTAACCTTGCTATTGCTAATGATGTAGTCTCCAATGCTCAAGTTATTATCATTTCCCAGGTATACTAAAGAATCTACAATAATACCACTACCTAAAAACTTGTTAAATTGTCCTATATCTGTAGTTATTGAGGGAGGGTTGGCACCGATTACTGTAGAGTTTCTTATTGTTAATGTCCCAGGTCTAACTCTAAATGTAGCTAGTTCAACTTTAGAATCAATGATAAATACCTGTGAATTCCTCCTAACAATGTTGGTTCTGAAAGTGGAGTATGTAATATTAGACTTCCCTTGAATGATTACTATAGATTCACCTTCAGGATTGCCGATATTACTATTAAGCACGGTTGAATCCTTACTCACAAACACTTTTCCATACAGTAAGCTATCTCTAACTTTAGCGCCCTCCTCTACTTTGGCTAACTCTGAGAAATAACCCATAACATAATCTGTAGACTTATCAATAGCTGCAAAACAATCCTGTGACTCACCACCAACCAAAGTCTTATCTAAGTAATACCAGCCTTTATCAACTATATGTGCTTGCTTCCCTCTATTTTCTCCTTCCATACTGTATCTGTTGTTAAATTATATTCGTTGTACCCAGAGTTATTATAGTGACAATTCTCCATTCTCAAATCTCCTATTCCTTTCTTGACTATAGTGTTGTATCCAAATATTGAACATTCTCCCATACGTAAATAACTAACACTATCTAAAATCAAATCCCCATGAATCTCTACATTTACTAAGTCTATGGATGAATTCTTAGGTAGCTCAATTATCACATTACCAAGGATATTAACATTCACACAATTAAGTCTACCACCTTCACCTCTCACTACGAAGTTCCCCTCTATGTTTGAATTTGAAAGAGTAAGATAACATTCACCAAGTATATTCACATTTGCATCAACACTAGTGGAGAATAGGCGTAAATTAGACTCCCCTCCTCTTGAAAATAGACTACCATTAAACTTAGAATCCTCCTCCATTATAAAGCCACTGTCCAGGTAGAATATATTATCTCCTATCTCACTATAATTAACGAAAGAGGTTCTGGAATCCACTACCCAAGATTTATCACTTATAGAAGAACCTTCAGATAGATAGACCCCTGCTTCTTCAATCTTAGACTCCTTAAAGCAAATAGGGTTATCTTCCTTCATCCTAGCTGCTTTACCACTTCTCTTCATCTTCTGTCAAATCAGCCTTAAACACTTCCATAGTACCTTCTTGTATTTGATCTCCATCCGCATAGACTTTTTCAATCACCAGCGAATTTCTAACTTGATCTGGAAACCTAGCCCCAATATTCTCAACACCCATTAAAATACTCTCTATCATATGAATACCTCTATACTTGTTGTCATCTCCAGGCTCATTACCATACCTAATCTTACAATCTTTCAGGTAACACTTTTCAAACGCATGACAAGCTTCTGGGGAGTTGCTGATAAATTCTACATTCTCTATAAAGTTATCAAGTCTGAGAGCTAGGAATGGAACCCTGATTTTACTATCTTTAACTACTGTAGCTCCTAGAACTTTAATATCTCCCCTTAGTGTTGAATTATATACTTTTGCATTCCTAGCTACTCTAATAACTGAATCTCCATCAAACTGAAACTCACTATTAATCACTACTGCATTATCTGTTATAGCCGCCTTGCTTCCCGAGATAAATTTAGAGTCAATAACCTTTGCTGAATCAGATAGGGTAACTTCCACGTCTATACCAAAATCTACACCATCTCCTATATACAAATCTTCCGCTGCATTCAGTATCTTCACTCCCTTTATTACCTCATTTGTAACTGTATCAATTAAGGTCTCTCCTACTATTTTATATTTAGTCATTTTCATTCTCGGTTACATTTTTGTTGAACATATTAGTTGAATCTAGAGTGTATTTTTGTAAGTTCCTAAGCGAATTAGTATCCACAACTCCACAAGTACCTCCATCGTTTATTATCTCAGTTTTAATAAGCTCTACAGTTGGTTTTACTTCTAAATTAGCTTCAAACCTACACTTATTGAGCCTAACTCTTTCCTTAATATATACATCCCCAATTATATCACTCTTTCTAATACATATAGCCTCATCTTTTTCTTCGCTCCCTATTAAATTAACCTCTCCTTCAAATAAACAACCTTGGAGAACTGCTGCTCCTATAATGTTAACTGTGCCTTTGATTTGAGTACCTTGAATAACTGCCTTTGAACCTATAAACCCTTCTCCTTCAATCTTAGAGTTATCCATTATTGTTGCTCCAGCTTCTACTTCTACTTTACCTATGATTGTACAGTTCGGAGATATGAAACTTAGAGGTGATATTAATTCTGGGAACTCTACTAAACCTCCAAGTCCTCCCTGTGGTAACTCTATTCTCTTTAAAGTCTTACCGTCTACTGTTTCTTCTCGTTTTACTTTTATCTCTGTTGTCATAATTTTGTTTGTTTAGATTGTCTTGAAACCTCTATGCTCTGGCGCCGATACTATATCTCCATCAATCTGCCTATTTTTATAAGTTAGAGGCTCTAGTATTGTCCAAGTAGATCCATTTAGAACCCAGCAATTAGTAAAAGATGCTTTAGTCTCGGTTTCATTTCTTGGGTTTAAATTTAAAGTAGATCTTAAGCCTATGCAGATGTTATTTATTTGAAGTTTATCTAATGCCTTTCTTACCTTCAAATTACTTTTTTCACGCATCTTAAGTCCATTTACCTCTACTATACTATCCGGATTAACTTTGATCTCCACTGAAACTCCATCCTCAAATACACAATCTTTAAACACGATGGGATTCTTTAGGTCTTCGCTTCCAATAACTTCAAATGACTTTATCACACCTATAACACAATTCTCAAAGGTGACATTTTCTATATCGTTCATAATTTAACTGTTTTTGTATTCCAAGCTATAACTATCATATTATCTACACTTGCAACATCTTTAGTTCCACTTGTCTTTATTTTCAAGCTCGAATACTCCCTAAGATCCACATTAGTTATAGTTAAGTTTTGATTACCCTCTATTTCTATTTCAGCATCTTTATCCATCACTACATCACTAATTATAATATCTTGTGGGTTTTCTAGGTGTATGTGGCTACTATCTCTCATTATTAAATTGTTACATAAAAGCTCACCATCTGGGAAAGTTATAGAGGCATTACTCATCTCAACTTTGTAAAACCTCTGCCTAAGATTTGGTTCAGCCTTGTTCATACCCCTTACCTTGAAAATATCCGACTTATTCTTTATCTTACAATCTTTAAACTCTACAACATCATTTCCCTTTAACGTCACCTTAGCTTTATCAAACTCACAATTAACCAAGCTCCCTGAATCTATAAACAATATGGAATTCCCTTTGACTATTGTGTTTGTGAGGGTAACCACTTTACTTGGATCACTACTTATGACTTCACTTCCTTCTTCAACCCAAGAGCCATCATCTAGAATAACATTATCTGAGACCTTGCCGCTACTCTTGATCTCCCGTAAACTCAACCTGCTCATTGTCATTAATTCTTTCTCCAACTATAGATTCTGCATAGGTTAGTTCTCCTTTATCTACTTCCACCCTACACTTCTCCCCTATGGTTATATTATCTAGAGTTAAGTTATTTGCTGTAGCTATACGTAACACGCTTTTATAACCTATATTCACGTTATTCATTAGGAGCTCCATCTGAGGTTGTATTTTAATTATTGAACTGTCTGCGAAACATGAATTAAGAATAGTTACCCCATCTCCAGATTCCAAGAGAGTGCCGTGTCCTATTTGCACATTATCCATCTTTACTCTAAGCCCTCCTTCATCAATAACTTCAACTTTACCAGATATACGACAATTAGTTACTTCTGCAGTTTCACCAAAGTCGCATATACAGCTTTTAGAGAAGATACACCTGTAGAAAAAGCCTGAATTAACTCCTATATCCGACATACCTGTAATCTCAACATCAGACAAATGAACTACACCGTTTAGAGACTTTGAATAAACCCTACACTCATTCTCTATCTTACAACCTTCTCCCAGTATAATATTCTCAGTAACCCATCCATGTTTCTCTCCAGTATCTTCATCAATCGCTCGGTAAAGAATTAGATCTCCCCACTCCTTACTTTCATTCTTATCAATTACTAACATACTTTTTCTCATTAATTTGGTCTAACGATATTACTCCATCTTCGGCTATATACACATCTTCTATCACAAGGAAATCACTCTTAATTACCTTTCCATTATCTGACTTTGGTGTAAAATTCTGTGATCCTGTTAAGTTTGAATTGATGATAGCTATATTCCTACAAACATTTATCATCCTAGTTACTCCCGATATGCTTGATTCTTTTACAGTTAAGCTATATGGAGGATTATAATATTGAAAAACTCCATTAATAGAAGAATCTCCTAAAACAACCGTATTCCCATCAGCCTCAATAAAATCCCCTTCCAAGTTCGAGTTAAAGATATAAGAGGAATCGCTACACTTTATCTCACAATTCTCAAGGTTACAGTCCGAGATTGATACTAAGAGAGATGTATTCCCTTCAGGTGTAGTTATTATAGAACGCTTTATAGTAGAATTCCTAACATTAACTCCAATATCAATCCAAGAGTACTTATCTATCTTCACTGGATTATCTATTCTCCCACCTTCTATTCCATAACCTTCAACCTCCTTAGCATTCAGATATCGATAATAGTAAGGGTGGTATTTGGTCATGTAAACGATGTAGTGGTTATCTAGCAGCTTTTTAAATCGTAATGTTTCCATTTAATGTTTCTCCTTTTAATTCGGTATACTTCTTTACTACAATCTCTGCAAAAGGCCTAACTCTAACATCCACCATAGATAAACTCCTAACTTGACCGGCTTCTACTAAAAACCTAGAGTCATCGCCAAAGTGTACATTATTGAGGTAAACTATGTTAGGATTAAATTCGTACTGAAGATTAACTAAAGCATCTCTACTTATTACTACGTCCCTCATCACTATATTACTTGCATTATTTGAACTACAGAACTCACCATAATGCTCTATTCTCACATTCTCGACTATACAGGATTTCATAGGTTTTAAAGTAAGCATACTCTCGACATCCATTTCTAAGTTGTTTATCTCAAAATACGTCCCTTCACCGGTTTCAATATACACCTCACAATCATCATTAAAAACACAATTCCTAAAGATTACAGGTGAAGATTCTATATTATAACTTACGGTGAAACTCTTAACTCTACCTATCTTACAATTTTCAAATATAATGTCGTTGTGAGTCTCTATATTACCGTTTAACTGACTATTAATCAAAACCATAGTAGAAGGCTGACTCATCTTATTAACCTCCTCTAAATCCAATCCTTCAGCTATTTTACTACCTTTGTTTATAATCCTGAGTTTCTGCTTTCTATAATTCTTCAATATCCGCATTGGTCAATAGTTTTTCTGATTCAACTATATCCATATTCCAGAGATTCATTTGATTAAGACTTAGGTAACAATCGTGGAGTATAATATTACAAGAAACAATACTACTTTCAACTATGCTTATGCCCCACTCTTTTTCTAAACTCGTGCTAACAAAGCTTCCACCTAGTATCTTGCTCTTTTTAATATTAACCCCACCAAATCTCCCTATAATCTTAACATTTTCTATCTCAGACTTTCTTATAACTGCATCTCCTTCCCATCCAGATTCTATATAACAGTTGGTCAGCTTTACATTCCTTCCTACCATCAACCTTCCTTTCTCTAAGTTAGTATGAATCAGTACAGAATTAATGAACTTAGATAATAGACCATTAACTTCAACTCCCCTACTAATCCAGCTGGTCGAGTCTAAAGTTTCTATATCCAAAACCATACCACCTACTCTATCTTCCTTCTTAGTAACTTCAAATAAAGGGTGATTCTGGAGCATATAAACTCGGTAGGTGTCTGAATAGTAATTATCACCTAGAACCCCTGTAATTAAATCCTTCTTAAATCCGAGGGTCTTTTCATCATTTATTATATCGTACTCCATCGTTAATTATTAAATCTATGTCCGGATTATCCACTCTAATGATCTCTGCGTACTTATCGTCAACTTCAAACCTAGTGTTATTAATCAGACAGTTACTCATATAATTATATTTACTGTGACACTTAATATCGATATCTTTAAAACTAACACCATCAGAAGGAGTCTCCATAGTTAAATTAGAAATACCTACCCTAGCAAATCCAGAGATAAACAAAGAACCTCGCTCTCCTATCGTCAAATCACTAATTAAATATTTCCCACTTTTATCCACAGAAAGATATGCCCTACTAAACAATGTTGCACGTGAAACACTACCATGAGGAGAGAGATACATTTCTGAACCACTAGACATAAGCACGTTCTCTAAGTATACATTATCTGAAAATTGAACAGGTACATCAAAATTTGGATTTGCTATGAATATCTTACACCCCTTATCTATAGTCTTACACTTAACAAACTCAGCGGTATAGATTTCAGGCTCCTCTACTACTACTTCCCCTCTAAAGAAACAATTACTCACCTTAGTTACTTGACTGTGTGATTCTAGTTTCCCTTCTATTTTGGTTCCATTAGTTAAGAAGATTTTACCTCCATTACCAGATATAACCGCTCCTTCATACTCAACCCAAGAATCATCACTTATTACAACCTCCTTACTAACCCAGCCTCCTTTCTTACCCGTTACTTCATTCACTACTCGGTATAAAGTGCGTCCTAGGTGGTTAATTTTATCCCTAGCATTTATTTTAATTATTCCCATCACTGTCCTTTAACACATTAACTCCTATATATTTCTCATTCTCAAAGGTTAGTTTATCAGTTTCCATAATCGTTCTCACTATACTATTAACTCCTTCAAAATTACAATCGTTTATCTCTACATCTATTGAAGGGTCATCAGTGTCTCGATCTATATTTCCCTCTATAAATAACTGACCCATAATCTTAGTCCCTCTCATAGATAACTTAAATAAACCAGAAACACTTAAAGCTCCTTCTACATAGCAATCCGTTATCCTAAGCCCCCTAAGATATCCCAAATTTCCAGAGGTTATATCTATATGAGAATTACTTATAAGCCCTCCATCTGAATATCTACAATCTAACGTTACTTCTATTCCATTTATCTGACTCTCTTTTATTATTAAGTTAGATGCTTGGGATTCTATGATTGATCTATATACTCTAGTCCCCTCGTCTAATATAAGTACATTATGGCTAATCCAAGAGTCGTAACTTAAATTATCCATACTATGTACCAAACCTCCCTTGACTATCCCAGTTCCACCTATTAAACGTTTAGCTGGGTGATTCGGTAGCATATAAACCCTGTACAAACTCGTCGTCTCTTTTAGGTATTGTAGGGTTTCTTCTTTGTTCTTTATGTAGTTTGGCTTTCCCATATCTCATTTTCATATATTACACGCTCATCCTCTATATTTTTACGAATGTACGCTCCTCCCTTGATTAAAATATTTGCTATGATTAAGTTATTATTTTTGATAGTCGCACTTGGAGCATTGAAAGTGAGGTGATTTAAGTTTAGATTAGGATTACTCTTTACGGTTAAATCTGATATGAATAAAGTATTAAACTCTGAGATATTGATGAAATTAGCCTGCCCTATAGTTACATTATTTATTGAGAACTTCACACTGTCTATAACTAATGCAGAGGATTCGGTTAATTTCAAATCTCTCACCGATCCATAATTACGTAACTTGAGAGTAGAGTTCCCTTCAACATTCACATTCTCCATATCAATCTCAAAATCACTTGCTATATAGTTCCCTATATCACCTACTAATTCAATCTTAGACGCTCTACCTAAAACTAAATCCCTCAACTTAATCTTACCAAACTGAGCATCACCACTACTAATTATCTCACTCTTTACCTCAACTATAACCATATCCAAACAAACCTCCATTGCATCTAACATAATAGTACCTTTGATATTTGAATTGTTAGTTATGTGGATTTTCTTAGAACTTAGATTAACTGCTAATCCACCCTCACTTATCCACGAACTCTCATCTAAAGTTACTCCCAGCGATACCTTTCCTCCCACTGTTCCATCATCTCTGTAAATCTGGTAAATATCAAATCTACTATCAGAATCTACATGGTAAAACTCTATTCCCTTCTCTAAGTTAATCTTTATGCCCGGTCCTATATATTTTTCCATTGCTATTTAATTATTTTATTCCCTTCTATCTTAGCGTTCTCCCACTTATAATTACCACAGTCAAAGATTAGATTACCGTTAAAAAAGCAGTCTTCTAATTCTAAAAACTCATGACAATTCCTAAGATCTATACTCCCGGTTAAGCAGCTATTCTTTAAATCTAATCCCGCAACTTTACTTATATCTACATACCCATCAATACAAGTTCCCACAATAATAGATTCCTTAACTATATAGATCCCAACAGGTGCATGAAAGTTTAAGGTAGAGTTTTTGATTAAGTTTGAAATTCTGGGAGTAGTATCGGGATTAACATCTGTAATACTTAAGTTAGATATAGTGCTGCTTCTAATCTCAAAATATCCCTCGATTCTACTGCCATTTAGTATCTTAGACTTATCAACAATCACATCAGAACCCAACCAACTGTCCCAAGAAATACTATCAGGATCATCAATAAGTCCACCCCTCACAGTGTCATCTCCAGTATAAAGAGGGTGGTTTTCAAGAAGGTATGTTCTCCAAAATTGATTCTTCGGATTCCCCTTAACAAACAGGATACTTCTCTCTTTATTCATTATTCTATGTTCCATTCCTCTATAAATTGATTCTTACTTTTAAACATTCCATTAACTATTACTTCATCATCTGTCAACTTAGCATTCTCCACTACTTGATTGTCTAAAATAACTCCCCCTGCTGAATTAAGATTAACGTAAGAGTGACTGCCAATATCTGTATCCACTATTATAATCTCGTTTCCAAATTTAGATAGCTTAGGGTGACTTGTATTACTTAGCGCAAATTTACTATCCTCTCTACATTCAAAATCATCTAACATCACTCCCCAATAATTATCTAACTGAAAACTACAATCCTCTCCAACTAGAACTTTATTAACCAAGACATCTCCTTTGCAACCAGTAATAAAGAATCTCCCCAAGTTTTGAATAGATATGTCATTAAAAGTAGCTGCAGGTATTAAATCAGGTCCAACTACATTCTCAACAGATACCCCAACTTTAAACACAGCACTATTACCGAGATTCAAATTATTTACACTAACTGAACTGAAATCCATCCCATCTATAATAAACGAAGATCCAGTTCCAAATACACTATCAGATATTATCACTTTTTCACGAGCCTCAATAGAAAGTTTAGCGTAGGGTCTAACTGCACAATCCTTAAGTAAAACCAGTCCATTTCTAACCTCAAACTGTATACCAGCTCCGTCTATAGTTGTATTCTGAAGTGATAACCTAGATCCTTGTGGCATTATTATAGCATTAGCCTTACCTACCCAAGAATTCCTATCTATCTGTACATCCTTACTAACCCATCCACCTTCTTCTCCAGACTCTAAATCTACCACTCTATATATGTCGATTGTTTTAATAGTCTTCTTCTGTTTTAGGTCTATTACTGTATTTCTCATTCATTTACATTATTAAGTTTCAAGTAATTTTCACTAATGATGGTAGACCTAGACTTTATCCGAGAGTTCTTTATTTCAAACCCTAAACCTCTAACTATAATATTACCATCTAACTCAGAACCTACTATAATTGTCTTATTCGGATCATTATCAACATCTACATTCGTTCTTATCATTAAGTTTCCCAGTAAGGTTGTATCTACTATTGATAAACTCTCATAACCAGAAGCTACAAACTTAGAACTATCTGCGGTAATAAAATTCTTGCAATCAAAGCTATTCGTACTGATATTCAAGTTATTTAGGTTACTCTCAAACATCTGGCCAAAAGAAATGAAAATCCTGCAGTTATCTAAATTCGTATTAACTACTTTTGTTTGACTTCCTTCTATTATAGTTCCACCTGATATCTTACACTCACCTATGACGCTTACACCACCTCTTATCCAACAATCATATCCAAATAGGTCTGGGTGAGTTACTGTTCCTCCAAACATACCTGAACCTTCACCATCTGTATTTAGCGGGTGTTTGTCTAGCATTATTACATCATAGTTCTTTAGTTCAGGATTCCAGCTAAATGATAGAGTCCCTTCTTTGTTGTCAATTATCTTGTTTCTCATATGTTTCAACTCCTTTTAATACTAAATCACTAGCTCCAGAAATCTTGCTTATACTCTTATTTTTCAGTATTACATCGCCCTCTAGAAGGTAAGTAAATTTTTCTCCCTTAGCCTCACCTACTTCCATGATATTTGATACAACTAAGTCTATATCTTCTTTTAATCCTGCAACTCGATCTATGTGCGTATGTGATGTATTCTCTAACCAAACGTCTGAAACTAAAATATTACTCCTACCTCCGGGTTTCAATTTAAATACTGTACCCTCTCCTTCTATTTTAGCTCTATCTACAACAACTCTATTCCCTTCTATAATCAACTCAGCTTTATCAGTTATCCTTGAATTAGAAAGACTTACTCCACAACTTCCAATTAACCAGATTCTGCTGTCTAAAATCTCTACCTCCGATACTTCTGCAAGCCCTCTAAGTCCAGCTTCTAAGTATACGCTTCCTTTTTTAGTTTGAACCCCTGAAAGTGTAACCATAGCATCTGCCCTAATGTTAACCCAAGAATTATCCAATATCCTCGTTCCATTTCTTAAGACTACTATACAGTTTTCATTGAGGAGTGTAATCTTAGAACTGAAATCAACCCAAGAAGTCTCATCTATTGAAGTATGCTTAGGAACTATTCCACCTATCTTCTCACCTCTCATCACTCTATAATTCCCGTCTATGTGTAATTTTACCTGTGTTCTCATTTCACTATCTCATCTCGGTTACTAAATTCATCTTCTATAAACTTACCCTCCTTTTTGAATATGTAAGATCCTGTAAAACTAGAGTCTACTAAGGCTACTTGCTCAGATACTACAAATTCTCCTGTCAAGCTGCATCTAATTGAAAAGAGGGGCTTACTAACTAAAAACCTACCTTCAACTCTCGAATCTACAAACTCCACATTATAATTACTAGCGGTATTCCCAGACTTAGGTGCAATCCATAAAGGTGAGACGATTATTTGGGAGTCTATGAAGGCGAGTTTATCAATTGAAGTAGTAAAATCTATAGCAACAGCATTTACATTCCTAATTAAACACCCTGACCCAACCGATAAATTCTTAGCCATCACCTTACAATTATACACCAGACCATTAACCTCAGAATTATTTAGAGTTAGAATCATAGAGTTTTGTATACTTCCACCTAAACCTACTTTCACTTTTCTACTTACCCAAGAACTGCTATCGATACAATTCCAGTGAGCCACAATACCTCCTTCCCTATCATCGACAATACCTGCAAGTGGGTGATCATCTAACATGTAAACTCTCCAACCATCAACCATATTATCCCTCTTAAACTCCAAGGTCATCCTATCATTTACTATTCTGTCCATAGCTTTTCATGTTTCTCTAGTTTTAAATTATTGATAGACGTTATACACTCCAAATCTCTACTATCTGCCTTACGATTAATATATAACTTAGACTCTTCACATAGCTTAACATTATTCATCATCACATGCCCTATATTTGATTCTACTGATAATACCGCATGATCATCTAATGTTAAGTCTTTACACCACAACCTCACTATACCAAAATCCTCAGAGCACTCAATTCTACTACGGTACATCATTTCAACATTACTAAGCATACCTGATAGAATTACTTTTGATAACCCTTCTAAAGTTGAATCTACTATAAATAACTCTGAAGTCCCTGATACCTGCATTCCCATACCTCCTATATCAGTTACATCATTTAGAATACTGTTAGATATCATTATTTTCCTCCCAGCTTGACTAGAAGACATATCTGAGTTCATTATATTTGAGTCAGTTATTTCGATACTCCCTAAGCTGGTTTGATATATTGTGGAGCTTGTAATTAAAGTTTTTCCAAGTAAGTATACCGACCCTGAAATAGAAGAATCTGCAGAAACCCAAGCGTCAGAACCTATAACTACATTCTCTCCTGCATAACCTCCTATAACTTCTAATCCATCTTTACTTTTTCCAACTACTCTATACAACTCCTCTCCCGTCACTTTGCAGGTTATAAAATCCTTTCGATTAAGCTTAATTTCTCTTTTTGCCATGTCATTCTATTATATTCTACTAAACCATTTATTACTTCTTCTGGTTCTACTAATGATAAATCTAGTTCCACATTATCTAAGTAACAGTCCTTTAAGTTGTATATTCTATTATTAGTTCTACCATTTCGGATTATTACATTATTATTAGTAATACACCCTTTCATTAATAGATACTTGCTTCCAAAATAATTAGTACCGATAGAAGCTGTGAAATTACCATTAAATACGCAACTCTCAAACTTAACTACATTGTATATCTCCATCTTAAATACTCCAGTCACGCTACACTTAGTAAAGGTTCTGTTTGATTGTGGACCTAGACTTAACAGATTCATAAAGATAACTCCATCAAACCTAGAATCCTTCATTACCCCATTACCCTCTATTCTAAAATGACCAAGTATCTCTGAGTTTGCTATGTTGAATTGACTTATAGTTCCAACGCCTTCTATCTTGCTATCCTTTATTCGGCAGTGTCTAGATATTACAACATTACCGCTAATTACACTTTTACCTATCACATAACTATCTTCTTCAACCCAAGCTCCTCTCTCTATTACAGCATCTTCACTTACATAACCACCCAGTACCCTATCTTTATACTTAGCATATTTAGGGTGGTCTTCTTTCATCTTAAGTCTGTACAAGGTTTTTCTGTTAAAGGTTATAGTGTCTTCTTTTAATATTTCTACCATACTTTAGTTCATTATAATTAGGTTGCCACTTTCTTCGTATTCATGTTCTATCGATTCTCGCTCTCCTTCAAACAGTTTATTCTCGATATGTATAGATCCTTGATTCACTTCTATCTTACAACCATTCTTAACCTCAACATTCTTTAGTAAACTGATATCCTTAAGCTCATGTCCTAGAATAAAGCTATTTTTGCCGATTACTGATACATCCCTTAGATTCACTACGCAGTTAGATTCTCTTGTTGTAACATTAATCGAGCCTCCTACTATTCTAAGTCTGTCAGCTAAACATTCACTTAGGTCAACTTGATAATCTGGACTAATAATCACACTATCTACTAAATGAGAATTGTAAAGTATAACCATATCCGCATCATCGTTTGGAGTTAAATCTCTCTCTATAACACAATTAACTAGAGAACACCTACCATAAAGATGAATATGCTCCTTAGTTATTCTAGTGTCTTTTATGAAGTTAATATCAGTGATGTGTTCTTTATTGTTACTGTCTACATAGGAATTCGTTAGGTTAGAGTTAGAGATTACTAAAACACCATCCATAAAATTCACACCCTCACCTATTACTGTTTTATCTTGTATTATCGTATTGTTTATTAACCTAACATCCTTACAAGACACTAAAGAATCATCGAATATCCAAGAAGTTTCATCTACATTATCCTCACTTATAGCAAATCCCCCTACTGTTCCCGGTTTAATTGTTTTGTGGTATTCTGTGGCTTCTATTCTATATCCAAGTATTTTCCCCTGTGTTTCCTTAACCTCCCATCTTCGCAGTTTTATTGGTTTCCCTAGCTCTTCCATACGCCATTAAGTTTTCCGCCTGCAATTCCACTACCTATAATCACTGAATCTACTATCTCTATCCCATACCCATTGCTACACTTCCAAGCTCCTATAATTCTAGAGTTTTCAATGAGCTTAATGTTATTGTTACTTCCCTCTAAGCCGCTGATCTCACTATTCTTTATTATAGCTCCAGTATTGTTTGCCTCCCAGTTGAGTGAAGTACTCCCGCTAATCTCTGAGTCAATTACATCTATTTTATAACCTATTACAGAAGAATTAACAAGTACAGCTGCTTCTTTAATTGTAGACCTTGTTAGAAATACGCCCTCTGAAACCCAACCTCCATCTTCAACTTTAGAGTCCTTACAAATATAACCACCTAAGTTCATTCCAGATTCTGCATACAGTGGGTGATTAGGTAGTTTTTCAATTCTGTAGTAGGTTATGTGATCTCTTATTTTTCTATCGTTTTCTATAACTCTAATCGTTTCCATTCTTTCGTTACATTTTCGTTTATTACTATTAGATGATTCAAGTCGCTCAAATGTTCTAAGACTGCATCCGAATTTACTACCACATTATTTAAATAGACCAGACCTACGCCTCTTATATCTATACTGCCTTGAGTCCTTAAGTGAACATCCTCCATAATAACTCTATCTACCGCTCCTTCATCAACCTGTCCAAAGTGAAGCTCTATACTACAAACATTATCTCCAGTTACATTCTTATATACACCTGAAGTTAGATGGAGAGTAGCAGCTGAACCAAACTTTTTCCATCTCATGAACTTACAATTCTCCATAACTAACCCCTCTCTTGGAAATGTAGCTTTATACTCTAGTTCAGTAAAGTCAAACCTGCAATTCACTATCTTTATCTGTGTAGTAGGAGTGAATGCGCTATCGTTTGAGCCTATGAATGTGTAATTTAGTTCAGAGTTGTTTATAAAGGTTGGTATTTTAGGGTTTATATTTATTTTAGAGCCATCCGTTATTTGAGTGTGATTCCTTAATGTTACCTTCCCTAAAACCTGAGAAGTATTATCCACCCAAGAAGTTTTATCCATTTCCACATCAAGCCCTATATATCCACCTTTTTCTCCTGTTTCAGCTCTAATTAACCTATATAAAGTCTTACCCATTACTTCTAGAGTGTCTTCCTCCATTAAGTACCACCCATCCCCTTCTTTTATTATTTTAGATTTCATTAAGTACCTCGTTATTAATTTCACAATCCTTTATAACCCTAATACCACTATTGCCTAATCCTTCTGGAGCTGAGCGTATTATTGAGTTATTTACAAAGCAGTCCTCGAGAAGTAGTTGAATCTGTCGCTCGGGAAAGTCAATCATGTTATCTCCCATAAACTCACAATCTACAGCTGAGAAGGAAATATGTCTTAGTACCTTATGATTCTTAAATACAATTAATCCTCCGCTAACTGTACAATCTCTAAGGTAAAAACCAGGTCTCCCCTCGACAATAAGCCTTCCATTAACATTACAATTCTCCATAGCTATTTTAACCTTACCTAGATTTATCGCTGTCATGTCAAGAATAGTTATGCCATCTAAGGTTGACTTCTTAATCTCAGTTCCATGCCCAATATTAAAACTACCTCTAATATCACTCTTGTTTATGTTGGCTGCTCTTATAGTCCCATTTCCGATTATCCTAGAGTTGTTGATCCTAGAGCCATGTGTAATCTCGACCCCTCCATGAATAAAACTTTTACCAATAATTACGGTATCTTCGTCTATCCAAACATCTTCATCTAACTTTACATTCTCTCCAATCCAACCCCCTACATTACTCTTACTTTTATCATATAGTCTGTGTTTAGGTGTCATCATTAGTCTGTATACTTGTTGATTCCTAAAAGTCTTATATTCAGTTAGATTTATGAAAAGAGTCTCCCCTATAAACTTTCTACTGGGCATCTCTTTTGAAAAATCTAAATCCTTAAAATCCACTGTCTTCATATCTCAATTATCGCATTATCTATTCTGTCTAAGGTACGTTTAATCTCTACTTCACCTGTCAGCTTTATGTCCTTGAAAATTAAACTACTAGCAGACTCTTCACAATCTTTCACCTCTGTTACATTCACTCCAATAGACAGTAAAGTTTCATCCTCCATGTCTACACCCTCAATTATTAAGTTATCAGGACGGTACATTAAGGATTGATAGGGTTTAGTTAAAGATCCAACTTCCAAACACGAAGCTTCAGTCATCCTTAAACCCTTCACCATAATATTATCCATTGCTCTTAATCTTACAACAGAATCCTCCACTAAACTAACATCTTCAAGGTCAATACTACAACAGTTGAGAGTCCTTGCCCACATTTCACTAGCATTTGAGTAATAATCGTTAATTCTAATACTACTACAAGACCCTGCTACTTCGATATCCAATTCTGACTCATCCTGCAAAGTTATATCATTCAACCTAAAGTCACTACACTCATTCCCAATTTTAATATTTAGAGCTGATTTACCGTAGATATGAACACCAGACAACCTAAGACTAACGACAGAATTGAGAACAACTATAGACAGCCTACATTCACTACCAATCCAACAATCATCGCACACGGTTACACTAATCCCCTTAGGAGCTATTGCAGTAATTATACCTTCAGCTTCACCTGTCTTTTTGTTATAGAATGTGTACACTGTTTTCCTCTCACTCATCTCTCAAGTATTTTTCTTTTATTCTAAACTCAAATGCTTCAGACTTATATATACCTCTAATTTCCTTAACATCACTACTAATTACAAAAGGCCCTCCAGATAGATTAGAGTCTTCAATAGTTAGATTATTTGAGTTTATTGAGGTTATTCCTGAGATTATAGAGTTTTTGATGTTTACTGATTTAAGATTATCTACAGACAAGGTTAGCCATAGATTTACTTTAGCTGAGAGGACAGATTGGTGTATATTTAGTTTAACTTCAGGTGATGCGTCTCCAGAAACTGTTAAACCATCGATCTCACTTCCATTCGCCACATACAAACTTCCTACATTTATATAACTATTCCTAACTACGCAGTCCTCTTGTATAATCGCTCCGTATTGTCCAGGAATTATAATTGTCTCATCTAAAACTTTCCCAGAATTCATACACCCACTCGTTATCCAACAATCGTAACCTATGCAACTCGGATCCTTCACTATACCACCCTCAGTATTTCCCTTGAATTTAGCGTAGTGAATATGGTTTGGTAAAATTTTAACTTTGTACCAACCTACCTCCTTTAAGTGTTCAAATGCTAAGGTTTTCTCTTTGTTAATAATATCTTTCATAATTCAAACCAAAAAATAAAAGAGCAGCCCACAAGTCTTACCTCATGAACTACTCTTCACACATTATGACAACAAATTTTACTTTCTCGTTCCGTATTTCTTACCTATTGATGAGTTGAAGATCTTGTTAATAAGCCTTGGACCTAAATCGTGACCTCGCTTGACAAATAAATCTTCAAAATCCTTCAGTGAGATGTGAGATAAATCCTTAGGTGCTGCCAATTTCCCAGAACTCCTATCTATCACATCGTAAGAAAACCTATATCCCGTTGTATCCTTATCCTCCATAAACTTAATAAATCCATCAACTGAGAAGAATCCGAGTTTACTTTTAAGGGAAGATGTGGCACTATGCGATACTATAATTAATACTTCTGCCATTTCTTTTCTATTATTTGTTTTTGTTTCTGTAATATAATATGAACTCTCTAATCACAACATAGGACATATATAGGAATGCCAAGAAGATTAGTAAGGTGTTTATCACTGGAGTCCAAGAAATCAATGTCATTACCCAATTCTTTCTCTCATCTAATCCTAAATATAATCTTAAAAATCTAACTGAAGCGAAGTAAAGTCCTATGAAACCTACAATATAAATCCAATGTATCATGATAGAAAGCTCTTTAAGTCATTACCATCTTCTAAATGTCCCCTAAGCTGAATAAAGCCTCTAAAACCTCTTCTTCTTGGATCATCTAGCTCATCTTTACTCATAGCCTTACCGATCATTTCAAAAACAGAGTAGTGACCATTTTCCAGACAGTGTTTAAATAATCCTCTCGCTTTTTCTATAGTCATCTTTGTTCCATCTCCAATTGTAGTATAACTTGTATGAGCTGTTAACCCACATGAATACTTAATAACATCTTCTGGAGACAAATCTGGAGTCATAAGTGGAGTATCTAAATAAGGGACGTGGAGTTCTCCTGGCTTTAATTCTTTTGGCTCAGAGTCTCTTAATGCATCGTACATCTTCTCAGCTAAATCCATAAAGTGAATCTCAGCGTGACCTTTATTACACGTTAACCACTCTTCGTCTTCAACTATAATAGGTATCCCAAAGCAATCTTCACCTTTTACTAGAATATCCCACTTACTTCTCCCTTTGAATGTCTGATCATCTACATCAATTTCATACTCTGGACATCTCTGGTTAAATAAGTGTTCATAAGCCTCTCTAGTTCCCGTTACCAGCTGAGTTACCCACATCCAAGGTTCAAGTATTCTGTTGCATATTTGTTTCGTCACCCCTAAATCGTTCAACTTCTTAGCCTGCTCAACTGCCTTATCTCTAGCTGTTAGCCACTCTAAATCCCTTTCTCTAATCTCCTCTTCATCCATAAAATACTCTGTTCCTTGCATACCTTTGTGAGTCTTCTGGTAAGCCATTGGTATAAAAGGATCATTCTCAATTACTTCTACTACCTTATTAAACGGTTGAGCCCTGCTAGACGCCGTTATTTTTGTGATTTGTTTGTAAGTGTTCAATTGCGCTAAGATGATACGAGGATAAGTGAGTCTATAAGTAATAAGCTCATCCCCTGTTTCAATGTTTCTACTGTGGGCTACAATCTCCGCCTTAATGTTTTTTGTTCTATTTTCTATGTTCATCTTTTAATCTTTCTTTTCTAATTCTTTCAAATGCTTCTGCTGCTGGAACTCCCTTCTCTCCACTTCTTTGATGTTCTAAAACCGCCATTATATCCTCTACATCTTCAAGTTCATCCAAATAAGCCTGAGTTTTCCTTCCATATTTATCAGCCAACTTCTCCAACTCCTCCGCTTGTTTATTCAGTATGGCTATTATTACATCTTCAAAATCTTCATGCTCTACAAACACCCTAGGTCTAACTACAGCAATTGATAATAAGTCTTCCGTATTAGTTTTAACCACTATCGCCATACTCTCGTCAACTCTCTGGGGATCATCTAAAACTAAACCAGTAGAGTCACCCACATAATTACCTAAGAATATCGGCCATTTGAAACCATAACTCTCCAGCTTCTCCTTAGTTCTTTTATGTAAGCTTATTATTTCATCTCCAGTTAGTTTACAGATTCTCTCTTTTATTTGTTCCTCTGTCATAACTTTAATTTTTCTTTTATATCTGTTATGTTACAAGGTTCTTTATCTCTCCAAATAACCTCCTCTCCATAAATTATCTCCTTTCTTTCGCTCTTTACTCAAATCCACCTCAGCTCCATTATAGCCCTCTTCTTTCTTACTAACTTCGCACCCTTTCTTATAGAGGTAAGCTACTGCAGAAACGGCAACTAAACCTACTACACTTAAAAATCGTATCATATATCTAACTTATTAATTTTTCTAACGTATCCTCAATCCTCCCTATCTCTTCCTCATATAGACTAACCTGACATTCGAACTTCAATCTTAATCTCTCCAATGACACTTCTACATACTTATCGTGGTCAAGCTCTGGAGAAAACAGGAACGATTCATACTCAAACTTACCTACTCCTTGAATCTCCACAATAGTCTTCTCTGGGTCATGGTGTTTAATTCTTAGTAGTATCGGGTTTATATTTCTTAGATCATACCCAAATTCTCTCTCAGGTAGTCTAATGTTGTTTATTCCGTACTCCTCTAATTTTTCTTGTGCTTTTTGCTGCAGTTTTATTAAGTTGTTCATATCTCAAAAATTTAACCAAAACATTTCCTCTTGTTCTCATATATAAGGCTTTAACCATAGAGTTTACAGGTCAAGCCAACTAAAGAACTGATAATCATAGCACTAACCGTATACAAAAAGAAGTAGAGGCTAGATTTATAATACACTTTCTTCACCGAGTTATATAGCACTAGTGGAACATGGATAACAGCTGTAAATTTATAGAACTCAACTGGGAGAATATACAAACAAACTAAAGCTAATACCAAATGCTCCAATGCTAATCTAAGTTCTAATGGTAAGAATCTCTGTTTAACTCGTATATCTCCTTCATCCTCGTTTAACCATACAAAATAATCCTTCCTTCCATTCCCGTAAAATAAAGCTGAACCAAGCCTATAATAACTTCCCTCTTTTCTCATTTCTCTCAATTTCTTCTATTATTGCTGAGACTATGTATGACACTACTAGAGCTCCTAAAGACTTAAAAAAGAACATAACATCTCCCTCAGCAATTGTATACCCTCTTTTGAAAATTCCATTAACCAGCATTCCCACTCCACTAAACAAACATAAGTGAAATGAAATCAAAGAAATAACTATAGCTATCGTATTAATAAGGTTTCTCATAGTCTCTCCTCTTTAGTTTTCATATTCATACTCTCTAATTATTTCTTTTACTACAAACTCTCTCGCCTCCTCATAAGTGTAAAACCTTTCTGTATCAAACTCTAACTCCTCTCCACTCGCATTAACATTCACTTTATAGATTGTACAAGTATTCCCAACCACATAATCGATACAAACTTCATAATTCTTACTTCTAAACCAGTCAAACACTTGCTCCCAGGTCGGTATAGCTACTTCACCTCCTTTTCCTTCTTCTCCATTTCTAAAAGTCTCTACGTCTGATATCCTAAAGCAATTATCTTGGATCTTATACTTCAAACTCATGCATAGATCTAAATGGTAGTTAACAAAACATGGCTCATTAAAACCTATCTTCTTGAGTTCTATTGCTATATCTAACGGTACTAATACTTTTCTCATAACAACTCCATCATTTTCTTTACTACTGTCAATCTAGCTTCTTCGTATGTTTGAACAGCTCCTAGATCATGTAGTTTTCCACCTTCTTTAATATCATCCACAGAAGCGTAATACCTTGGGTCTCCTTCATTTAATACTTCATTTGTCGATATCATACCCACTAATCCCTTACCTCTAAACCATTCGAACACTAACTCCCATGTAGGTATAGCTATTGCAACCTCTTCTCCATCAAAAGCCTCTCCATTACGTAAAACTGCTATATTATCTACACTAACTGAATCCCCTTTTACTTCATCTTTAAAATCTACTACACTACGACCTCTCCAATAATTAGCGAAACAAGGTAAGTCAAATCCTAACTCGTTTAACTTAAGTGCAATATCCAATGTTACTAATACTTTTTTCATAATCTCTCTAATCTAAATTTAAATCTCTATACGTATACCAAAGTGTAAAACCTGAGATGAATAAGAAAACCGCAAAATCTCCAAAATGATCCCAGCTAGGCACAAAAATAAACCTAAAGAGTAGCAAAACTGTAGTAATTATAGAAATCATCGTACAAATATTTAACCACCCTTTTAAAAAATCCTCAAAATCTTCTTTCATCTTACAAACCTTCTGGAAACGATATATAATCTACTCTCTCGTCCTGCAAATATTGAACAAACTCGGATAATTCTTTAACTATTTCTGGTGGGACTTCTTCATTCTCCCAAGCTTCAATTATATCCTCAACTTCAAACTCATATATCCAAACCTCTGCATAATCACCATCAACTAGGCCATCACAAAATCTCCCTTCTATGTAACCCTCCATCCAGTGCGCTAAGTTCTTTGATATTTTTGGTGTTATAATTACCCTATGAGTGAACACCTTTCCAAATTTTTCTTCTCTTGTCATAACTTTACTCTTCTTCTTTCCATTTCAGACTTAACTTCCAAACTTGATCTTTATTTAATAGCTCGAACTTACTTGTTTCCATCAATTCTAACGCTCCCTTATCATTCTCCATCTCAAATAAAAACTTACTCTCAAGATGCGCTTTTAGTCTAGCTATTATAATTACGCCTCTATGATAAATCTTTCCCCATCTACCAATTCTCTTATCCCAATCAATACTTACAACTTCATCAAAACTCTCATAAGCTCGGTGTGACAGGAGGGTTCTAACAGAGCTATCGTCGTAGTAGATGTAGTTTTTAGTTGATTTAAATTTTACTTTGGCATTGTAATAAACTTTTCCCGTCTCCTCATCCACAACCCTCTCGAAATGATCTATCCTTCCCCAACCATATCTTACATCAAACACTTCATCATCATACTCGAATTGGCACTCAACGTTTACCATATCTCCAGGTTATTTTTATCTAAATTTAAATCGAGAACACCCCTATCCCTTTAGGGTGGTAGGATGAATCGATTTGGTTAAACATTTTTTTTTTGTTAATCTTAAAATTATTTCTATCTTTGCACCTATGAAACTAAACAAAGCATACAACTTTAGATTATACCCTAATAAGGAGAACCGAGTCTTATTAAGTAAACACTTTGGTTCAGCTAGGTTTATCTATAATACTATGCTTAAGTTTAGAAAGTACTACTATGATGAAACTGGAATAAATCCATCTTATAATGAACTCAGTTACGCTTTGACTCACCTTAAGAAACTAGAAGAGTACTCTTGGTTAAACGAGGTTAACTCTCAAACCCTTCAAGCTGTACTAAGAGATTTAGATAGAGCTTATAAAAATTTCTTTGAGGGTAGAGCTAGTTTTCCTAGGTTTAAATCTAAGAAGACTAACCGGTTTAGCTTTAGAGTACCGCAATTTGTTAAACTAGAGGATAATCGTTTATATTTTCCTAAGTTTAAAGATGGTATCAAAGTCAAAGTTCATAGGGAAATCATAGGTACAATTAAAAATGCTACTATTAAGTTAAATCCTTCAGGTAAATACTATGTTTCACTTATAGCCCAGTATGATAACCAAATACCCGCTAAACCTAAAGTTGAACATAGCTCCGCTACTGGAGTAGACCTAGGGATTAAAACTTATGCTACACTTTCAGATGGAACTAAGATATTCTATCCGTTATATCTAGAGAAAAACCTTGTTAAACTTAAAGATCTACAATCTAAATTCAGTAAATCTAAAAGTAAACGGGTTAGACTTGAAATAGCTAAACTTTATGAAAAGATTGCTAATCAAAGGTTAGACTTTATACATAAGCTAACTAAAGAATTAGTAACTAACTTTAAGAGTATAGCTATAGAAGATCTAGATATAAAGGATATGTTAAAAGGTCACCCTAGTTTAGCTAGGAGAATCTCTGATTGCTCTTGGTATACTTTTAGACAACAACTAACTTATAAGGCTGAACAATATGGCTGTAACTTAATCGTTATACCTAAGTATTATCCTAGTTCTAAAAGTTGTAGTAATTGTGGTAGTATTAATAATAATTTAAAATTAACTGATAGAGAATACATTTGTCCTAACTGTGGTTTAACCTTAGATAGAGACTATAATGCTTCTCTAAACATATTAACTAAAGGCTTGGAACAAGCCTGATAACCTTAGAGTTATCTTGAAGCCTCACTTAGAGGTGGTTCACAATACTCGTGATCACAGAAAGAATCCTTAAACATGTACTTAATAGCAAAAATAATGAGTATAACTGAACAGATACCCACAAACACATAAGCTAATATCATACTCATTTCTTCTCGTATTTAGCCAACTCTTTATCAATCATTTCAATCTCCTCCTGAATAATCTCCATCTCAGTTTCTTTAGTGTACCTTCTTCCATATAGCTCTTTCAGCATAATCTCTTCTACAGTCATATCCAGCCACTTCATATAAAACACCCCAGACTTAGTATCATCCAGACTCCACCTTAGATATCCCGAATTGCCGTTGAATGTAAATAAGCCTTTTGAGATGATGTACTCCTTTTTATATAGTGTTAAATCATCTCCGAATATATTAAACTTCTTGCTAAACGATTTTCCCGCTCTCTGAAGTTCAATTATCCGCTTTACTACTTTAGGTATCAGCTCTGTCATAGTTTCTGCATATTTCGATTATTTTATTTGAGGTTATATCTTGTTCTGCATCCAGCTCTATAAACTCCCCTCCATAACTTTTAACAAGCTCTAACATCTCCTTTGCAAACTCTTTAGACTCCTCCTCTGTTTGGTTTCTTCCTTTAGCTATGTATGGTTTAGTCCTGTGTAAGAAGATGTTAATATTGTCAAACTTATTCACCTCCTCTAAAACTAAATTCCTAAAGTTCTCACTGCCATCTCCGTATTTACCATTATAGAAGAGGGATAGAATTAAAGGTCTGTCTGTTATAATGAACTTAACTTTTCCTTTTAATCTGAAGAGTCTATGGTGTTGTTTGGCGAATAGGTATAGCTCATTTTTAAAGGTTTCATGACGCTGCTCCCAAACTAGTTCTTTAGCATACTCTGACACCAATTCTACATCAAACCCTTCCCACTTCATCTTTGCATATAACTCAGACGCAAGGGTACTCTTCCCCGTACCTGGCGAACCTATGAGATTTACCACAATAGTCTTATCCTCTTCTTCCACCTCATCCCATACCTCAGTCGCTTCCCAGTCTTTTTCTATTTGTTCTGGAGGGGTCTTATCAAAATACTCCTTCAACTTATCCATAAAATTTAACTCACTTTCCATCTTTTATTTTCTTTTTGTTATATTGCCTCTCTAGTTCTTTATATCTCATAGCCAAATCCTCTGCAAAATCATTAGTTATCTTACATAGCTCTAACCCAACGAGTATATTTAGGTGATCATTAGGAACGTATAGCCACTTTAAATCTAGCTCTCCCTGTATATCAAAACACTTCCAACTTCTAAATATACTCTTACTTCCACTATTTGTAAACTCCAGGTTCTTAATAACTTCCTCTTCAGCCAATTGAGATAGTTCTATGAGGTTGTTGATATTTGGGATAAGTGAAATTGTGGTTCCATTACTCTTCTCCATAAACTCCCGAGTAAACTGAGCCATTTTCCACAACCTCTTCCTAGCAGCAACCCCATCTATTTTTATTGTTTCTAGTTGTTTCATATCTCCTTATCTTTTTCCCATAACTCCATCATCTTAATCACCACCATCATTCGGGCTTCTTCGTAGGTTTGAACATCTCCTAAGTCGTAAACCTGTCCTCCTTTCCTAATATCCTCTATAGAAGCGTAATACCTAGGATCTCCTTCATTTAAAACTTCAGCTGTTGTCACCATACCTACTAATCCTTTCCCCCTAAACCATTCAAACACTAATTCCCACGTAGGTATAGCTATTGCAACTTCCTCTCCATCAAACGCTTCTCCATTACACAACGTTGCTATATTATCTAAACTAACCGAATCTCCCTTTACTTCATCTTTAAAATCAACTAAACTACGCCCTCTCCAATAATTCGCAAAACAAGGTAAATCAAATCCTAGATCGTTTAACTTGAGTGCAACTGATAATGGTACTAATACTCTTTTCATATTTTATCTTTTTTACAATTTTCCTATTATCCCCTTACAACCATTCTTATACGCATCTCTTAATACACTATCAATCAAATCGCATTCCTTATAAAACCTCTCCCTATCTATCTCATAAGGTCCACCATACTCGGGACTTTTTAGATACTCTCTGAATATATCGCTTCTTATTTCTCTAAGGACTCCTACCGATATTGAGTCTTTATCAGTAAAACCTTTCAAAACATCTTCATCCACTATTAAATACGGTCTGTCAAAAATGAGTGTAAAAACTTTATGTACTTCTTCAGGTCTCACTGGCAGGACGTTATTCTCTATGAAATCTAAACTCCACCCCAACTTTTTAAACTGCTTCTTAATCTCTGCATCTATTATTTTTCTTTTGTTCGGGTATCTCCATAGGGTTAGTAAGTTGAATCTATAGGGGTTAATTAAGTTAAGATTAGCTAATAGTGCTTCCAGTTCACCTAAATCAGACCCTTTAAAAATATCTTCAAACCTAATCTCCAATGCCTCCATAGCTACTTTAATTTGATCTAGGTCCACCGTATTAATTCCAACCTTAGTTTCATCTGCTCCCTCCGTATAAGTTAATTCGATTTCACTAAGAGGCTTTATAATGTCAACTTCATCTGTATAGTGGCTAACGGTTTGATATACAAGGCTTATAGTTTCTAGATCCCACTGTGAAATTTTGTCAAGCGTGGTAGTAAGAGGTGTGTTAAATAATCTAGAATCACTTATCATAACTCTTCAATAAACTCTAAACAATGAACAAGACAATCCAACCTAACTTTCTCATAATCATCTCCTTCTCCAGTAACCATTTTATAATCACCACCCCTCTCATCTATAGCGTAATAAACCCAGGCATTAACTTTAGGAATTCTAGTAATCTCACCATATACTCCCTTACTTCTTACCCACTCAAAAGCCTGTTCATAAGTTGGAGCTGGTAATGAAGTTAAGTAGTAATTCTCAGGGTGAAACTCGGATAACTCATCTAAATACAAACCAAAATCATTAGACACCCATTCACCTGAAGTTATAGAATCCGACTCACCATAAAACCTAAGCCTGTTATTCTCCCAAACATAAAACAGTAAACCATCAAAGCCCCTAACATACAGCATCCTGGCTACATCTATAGGTACAATCCAGCTGCTATATCTTCTTGAATCTACCCTCTTATCCATCATACCTACCTTCTAAGTAATCCAAAATCTCACGAATAACTCCACAGACGGCTTCATCAAATGCTAAGAAAGAATCATCTACAGCTATATCTTCAGCGGCACTATCTTTCTTTACTGTGAAACCAACTTTGTATATAGGTAGTTCTCTCTCAAAATCCCAATGTACGTGAATCCTAACTAAAATCCCCTTCTCTGTAGCTAACCATTTCAAAACAGCCATATAGGGAAATTGGAAGGCATTACTGTCAAATCCAACTTTTCTAAGCCTGTCTATTAATATTCTTTCTCTTAACATACTCACAACCTTTTAAACTAGGAAGAGCAAAGTCTAGAAACAATTTAACTAGCTTCACTCTATCCTCTCCTTTAGTTTTTAGTTCTTCATAATACCTCTTTAGATCCACTACGCTGTAACCAAGATTCTCGTCATAAGGCACTGGATATTCGCCTAAACTATCAATCAGTAAGGTCAGACTGGATTGGCCAGAAGCATTCTCTATAATTTTCATGTTCTTCTTTTGGTACTCTATAATAATCACATAATAAACCGCCAACCGTACTCATCGTAACTCTTATTCCAGCTAATCTAGACTCATCTTTGAAAATCCCCTTCTTCTCTTCTTTTTCTTCCTCCTCTTTGTAGTACTTCCTTAAATCTTCCAAGCTATACCCGAGGCCATCATAATATCTAATAGGGAACTCATCAAGATACTTATTCTCAAACACTCTAAAACCATCAACATATCGAATACCCTTGTTAAATATAAATGGAAACCTACGCTCTAATGTCCTTCTATAACTATCAACATATCGCTCCCTCCATGATAAGTGTTTAACAGAACTACTACATTCATCTACAAGCTTATTAACCCTATCTATTTCAGCATTAACAAACTCCTCACTTATCATATTTTGTCTATTCGGGTTTCGCTCAAGTAGTTTGTCATCTAATAGCCTAAGGTAATCTGCACCCCGATATGTGAGAAGAATTAAGTTTCCAAAATGAAGATCCACTAGTTTACTTACCGCTCGTGAAGCTTTCTCTCTTGTAAAATAGTTAAACACTCCCAATTCATGCTCAACAGGGTAGACTCCGCCAAAGTGAGTAGATAGCTTCCAGATAAGGTCAAGCTCTTCTTCGCATTCAACCCATGTCAAAACTTTATGTAACATCTTTCATCCCATTTAAATTAGCTAATCCTGCAACTCCTCCAAACTCATAAGCACAAAAACCATCATCTCCTACAAACACTTTCGCTCTATTAAGGTCAAGCTCTCTAGGTAGTTTCTCAGGTTCTCTGCAGGTTTCTATAATGTATTCCACTCTTTTAAACTTCTTCAATAGGCTCACTGCTTCTATTGTTTTAATTATAAAGTGAATACCTAGCATCATCCAAGAAGTTGTAGTAAATCCAGTAAAGTGAAGAATTATTGAGAGCATTATAGCAGCAGAAGCCCAATTAGAACTAACCTCTTGATACACCTCTATTCCTCTAACTTTCTTTAACTGTGGAAATCCTAGTGCTGTTATTATTAAGTCTTTCATATTTTAGCTATTTTTAAGTTTCTCCATTAGATTAGGGTACTTCTCCATTACCTCATCATACACTTGTTTTGCTGCAGCCTCCTTCTGCTCTCTTTCCTTTAACTCTTTTTCCTCCTCCAATCTAAGTTTCTCCATAGTTATCGGGTAATGCTTCATCATGTAATCCACAGCTTCCTTTGCCAATATTTCACTCTTTGTTTTTGCCTGATTTGTTTTCATACTTTATTTCTATTGTTCCTTTAAACTCTCTATACTTCCAATCTATCTCGTCATCACCGGCATAAAGATTCACATCAGCTAAATCTATAGACTCTACTTTAATTCCTCCACCAGCTACTACTTTCTTCATTATCTTTAGGGCTCTTTTTGCATAGTAATAATCAACCACTCCCCAACCTAATATGAATAAAGTAACTCCTGCTAAATCAAATACTCCTGGACCTACAATATAACTCTTAATAGCCCCAACAGTACACCACAAAATTAAATACCTAAAAATTGAAGCATCTAAAGTAGGTCCATTGTAATATAACTTAGTATCGCCTACTTTCTCCTCAAATCTTAACAATCTAACTAAATCTCTCATTGTACTCTATTTCTATCAAGGTTTCTAACTCGTACTGCTCAATTAATTCATAGGGTATCTGATTAAACACAACTCCAGTCTCAGTATCGTAAAAGAATGTATAACTTGTCCCGTCTACTTCTATAACACCATGACCATCTCTCCCTATTTCTACTACTCTAACCATATCTTATTATCTTTTATTTTCATCGTATTTCCATTAAACTTTGCCTTATATAACTCTCCATCCATAACTACAGAACCATTTGAATAGTAAACTCCATCTCTGTATAACACTCCGGTATTTCTTTGGTTTGAATTAGAGTGGATGTGAGAGAAGGTGTGTAGTTTGAGGTTATGTAAGGTTTGAATTCTAGTAAGTAAAGCTGAGTCTCCTACCTGATCCATATCTCCGTTTAAATCAAGTATTCCCTTAGGTGGTCCATGTGTAATCAGAATATCAATATCATCATCTATAGCATTACACCACCTTTTATATAACTTACCTCTGTCTGCCATAAAAGCCCAATTACCAAAAGAAGGGGTGTAGGGAGAGCCAAATATTTTATAACCCCCCACTACTGTATGTTCATCAATTAAAAGTTCTACTCCTACACTTCTCCATAACTCTCTAGCGTACTTTAAATTGTTATACTCAAAGGTGTTATGGTTTCCTGGTACAAAGATCTTATAAGGTATGTGACTGAGTTCTTTACCTACCCACTCTATAAACTGCTTACATTCTAACTCATTCTTAACTTCATCCCTATAATTAGCCCAGTCACCACTATGAATAAGTAGGTCTGTGTCTTTAGGAATATTAAGCTGATCGTGAGTCATGTGAGTACAGCCTATGTGGTGGATTTTAAGCTCTTTTTTCATAACTTCTCATCCAACTTTTTCTCAACCACCTTTAATGATTTACTGATGATATGCTTTATAAGGCTGCTCACTGTAACATCATCTTCAGAGTTCTTCTCCACATAACTAACCGTTGTTCCACCTTTGAAGCTAACTATGATTTCCTCAGGCTTTACTCCTATTTTGTTAATAAGTTCAGCTAAGGTCATAGTTTCTCCGTCAAAGGTTTCCACTGTTTTTAGATTCTTGTTTTCCATAATTGTTCTACTTTTTGTCTTAATTCCTCTAAGCTCCCGTCGTTAATTATAATAGCATCGAATTCACTATCAGGTATGTCATCTAAATCAACTTCGGAAATGTGTGTGTCGGAACTGTCTATTTCTGGTCGTACAACTTTGATAATAAAAACCCCCTCTTCCTTACACTTCTTAAACTCGTTCTTGAATCTAAGGTCTGTTATAACTACTTCATCTAAATCCCTAATACCATCAAATAGAACGTCGACCCAGATATCTCTATGAACACTCGCCCTTAAACCATCTCCAACATCTTTCATCAAATCTCTAGGACTCTTTCCCCATAACTTTTCAATAGGCTTTTCTTTTTCTGTTCTATCTTCAAGTTTCCACGGAGCTAAATCAAAAGTGCTGACTATAATGTTTCTAATACCGTCTGCAAAAGCTCTCTTCTTAAACTCCGGATATAGTTCAGTTATTATTCTCCCTACTGTATCTTTCCCTGAACCCTTTTTACCTGCTAGGGCTACTACTCTCTTTTTCATATCACATTTTTAATTACATCCCTAAACCTGACAAAAGCAGCTCGTTCCTCTTCATCTTTAAAATCTTCCTCTTTATAGCCTTCCAAACAACCATCAACAAGTAAGTTAAGCCTATGTTTCACCTCCTCTAATTTCCCATCACCTTTGGCTTTGTTTAGTATTTCGGTAACTGAATCTGCCATCCTATTCCAAAACACCACATTAACACTAGACTGAATCTGATCTTCGTAATCTTCTATTTTCATTTCTCTATATTTACTTCTATTATATCTCCACAATGTCTACACATCAATACTTTACACTCACCGGGTATATCTTCTAAAGTCTCATAAACATGGCTGCATCTAACGAGTTTTGTTTTTGAGTAATATTTTCCAAGTACATAGCTCCGAAGATTTGACACTATTAACAGGGAAACCACTTCTAAAATACTAAATGTCATAATGTTTCTTGTTTTATATTATCCATTACTTCCTTTAATCTGAGAAAAGCTCGGAGTTCGTTGTTATTCTTTATATTATTCTCATTATACTCACTAAGAACTCTATCAAAGTATTCCCAAAGATAATCATAAACCTTTTTAGCTTCCTCCTCACTAACCTTCTTGGCATTCTCAAAAACCTCCTTAAACTCTTCTGCGTATTGAGTCCATTCCTTAGTGTTTTGATACGTTCTGAGGGCTTTGACTACTTGACCATCATAATCTTTTACTAATTCCTCTATTTTTAGTTCTCTTGCTTCCATTGTTTCATATTTGTTTATTTTAATTTTAACAGTCTTTGGAAAGCGGCCCTACCTTTAGCTGTAATTAAAGTTTGAACTACAGCTAATCCATTATGACGATTGACGGACTCTTTTAATGCCATATACTCCTCATTCATAGACTTAGCTGTGGGTTTTAGGTTATTCTTTTGATCCCGATATACATAACTCTTAGCTAACAACCAATTTATAAAGTCCGACTGCCTCATGCCGAACTCTTTTGCTGTATCTCTAAAGTTAGTATGAAGGTCTTTATCAACTAGCTCATCAAAATATTCAGCTTTATCTTCTAACGGTCTAATTACTTCATGTTCTAATCTTCTAAGGGCAAGGGCGGTATCAACTTCAGATTCAGCTCCGATTATGTCAATGTAGATTTGGTTCTTTAAGCTTAGTTGAGGTGTGTTTGTCTTTAACTTCTCAGCCATCTCGTTAAACTTATTAATGTAAGCTAATTTGAAATCGTTGTACCCTTGAATATTGAACATGTACATAGTAAAGCCATCCTTAGTTAATAGATACTCCTTATACTCTCTTTTCTGCCCTTCAACCTTGTAAGTAGTTGGAATACAAAGAGAACGATAATCTCCGTTTTCTAAAATCTTATCTATCGACTCTAAAACATCTGCGTGTCTCTTACCTAAACCTTGAGCTATTACTCTACTACTTACTACTAATCCCAGACCTTCTCTTTCTTCGATCTGTACGTTTATTAAATTATTTTCCATTGTCTTTATACTATTTTAGCTATTAAGAAAAAGAAAGAGAGACCAGAAAGTTTAACCTCTCTAATCCCTCTTCATATTACTTAAGCCTCACAACTCGTACAATTATTAAAGTTCATCGCCATATTCTTAGCTACTGACTCTGATCTCTGGTAGTACAATGTTTTAAGACCTGATTGCCAAGCGTAGATATATAAAGCGTTAACATCCTTCAGTGGTATATCTGGTGGAATGTTAAGGTTTATACTCTGTGCTTGATCTATATACCTCTGTCTCTGTACGGCTTGTGTTATGATCTCTCTCTGGCTGATCTCCTTGAAAGTTCTAAACACAGCCTTTGTATGGTCATCTAGGAAATCTAAGTGTTGAACCGATCCCCTATTGAGCATTATATCTCTCCAAACCTCTTCTGTATTCTTTCCTAATTCTTCTAGTTTTGCTTCTAAGTATTTATTCTTTCTCATAAAATTACCCTTAGCTAAACCTGCTTTGTAGTAATTGGATGCAAAAGGTTCTACTCCAGGTGAAGTTTGGCCAAGAATTGCAGAAGATGAAGTTGTCAATTTGTTATCCATAAGGCTCTTTATCCCTATGCTCTTACAGTTTATCATCCCGTAATGTTCAGACTATATAATCACCATAGCATCAATTTAATGACACCTTAGGGCAGGATTTCGTGGTATCTTCATCGCCATAGAGTAATCTCCTTAGGCTGTACATACTAGTCGTTGAACCTTTTAGCTATTTCTAACTAAAGTGGCTGCTGATTATCCCCGGTGTAATGGAAGGAGTCCCAGCAATTAACCCTGTTTTCTTATACCGAGTTTCCCCGATAAGCTCCCCCAACTTTTAAGGAGCGATTGCCATTAAAGTTGTATTTCTAAGTCCATAACCTTTTAACAACTCTGGCTCACCGTATACTTTTGCTAACTCTTTACTTGCTTTTCTCGCTTTACTCTCGATCTCTTTGAAAACTTTGGCATTAAACGTCTTAGCTTCCATTGATTCGAAAGGTATGTTGTTCTTCTGCAAGTAAGAGTGGTAGCCTAAAACCCCCAGTCCTAATGCTCTGTGTCTTCTAGCGAATTTATTAACAGCCTCTAAACCAGGAATCCCAGCAGAGTTCTCTATAAATTCAGACATAACAGCATCTAGGAAATAAATGGCTAGTTTTACCGTATCTGTATTCTTCCACTCATCATAAAGCTCTAAGTTAAGTGATGATAAGCAACATACAAAGCTTTCATCTTGATTATCAGGAAGTTGCACTTCATTACAATTCAAAGTCTGGATACCATTACATACAAAAACATGCTCATCTGTTTCAACTGTAGGACAAAAAACATCTTGATTACTATGGAATTCTATGCTTTCTACTGGAGAATAGTTTCTAGTATTATCTCTGTAATTCTCAAGTAACTCTAACTTAACCCCTTTTCGATCTAAGAATCCAGTCATTTGATTTACTTTGACGCAATCTGGTTTATTTCCTATAGCTAGTTTATAACACTGTTTTGTTTCGTATAATTTCTGACCACCTTTACCATCTGGCATTAACCTAGGACCACCAGATCTACCTTTATAAATAGCAGGTCTGATTCCTAAATTATACATCAACCTTTGTAATTGCTTTAAGAAATTTAAGTCAACGCTAGAATAATAAAGTTGAATCGGGCTCCCTTTCTCTGGGAAATCATACATATAAACGGAACCATCACCCTCTAACAATGACTGAACATATCTCCATTGAGTCCTCTCGTCACTTCTCCAAATCCAATCCGGTATTTCACCCTTCTTAAATCCTAAATTATTCTTACTGAACAGATTAGTACCTAATCGCTTCTTAGCTTGACTTCCAGTTCTAACCGCACAGTCTGAGAATTTAGGCGTATCTCGGTGACGTTGTCCCATTACTTCCCCTGCTTTATTTCTCAGATCGTAGGTATTTCCACCATAAGCTGAATAAACCCTAGTGAAAGTCTCATGAATCTCATCTAACTTATCAAAACTATTTTCCCAAAGGTCTATGAAGGTTCTCTCTCCATGTTGAGTTCCATCTGAGTGATACCAACCTAATAAATAAGCTAGATCATAGTTATCTTCTGTTCCAAATAATCCTTTAGACTCTTGAAGCACAACCTTATCTCCGACTTTTAAATCTTTTAGAGCCACTTCCCTATATTGACCACCATATCCAACTACTTTAACTTTATGGTAATCCGTTATAGTGTGCTCCATTCCATTTTTGAGAGTTACCTTATAAGTAGGCACGTCTTTCTCTCTTAATTTCATAGGAGACGACTTGACCGGATTTCTACCATCAAATAAAGTTAGTTCAGTCCCAAGGTCATATAATTCTTTAGCAGTCAGGTATCCATAATTGCTCACAACTCTATCTGAACCTGCAATACACAAATTAGAGTGAGTTATCTGCATCTTCTTATCCTTATATACCTGAGGCTTGTTTTTGTTTACATTATCGGTGAAGAATAAGTATGGTAAACCTTTTTGTTGTCTACTTTCTAGAACCTTAGCCCATATCCTTCTTTTCTCCATATCTCCATCCACCATCTCTTGCATCCAGTAGTCAGGTATACATGCTCCAGTAAATAAGTTTTGTATAGGATTCCCAATATCTCTAATCTGCAAGAACTCTTCAAAATCCGGATGGTCTATGTCAAGGTATGCTGCAAAGGCTCCTCTTCTTGTCAATTTTGTTCCACCAAGGTCGTTAATCTCGGTGCGTTCTCTAATGAACTGCTGTAAGTTTTCCCTACATGTTCAGACTATATCTTTACCAATTAAGGCAGCGTATGTTTCCCCTCACTTGAAGGTACTCCCTAAGGATAGTCGTTGAACCCTTCCCATTTTACAGGGACTCCGGCTGCTGATTGCCCAATACTAACAATTTTCAAACATTCACACTTACCTTTTCAGATTATGTTGTAGTTTGTCAGTCTCTAAGGGTGTTCCAGCAATTAATACGCTAGTTTTACAGGTATCCCCAAGAATAAAACTTAAGATCCCTGTGACACAACACCCATAGTCGTATCAAAAATCTGCATAAAAGGAACTGGACCAGAAGATTCACCATTATCCTTGATTTTAGCTCCTCTTTCTCGTATGTTCCCAAAATAACCAGAAGTTCCACCACCTATCTTAGTCTGCATAGTTACCTCTTTCAGCTTATCAGAGATTAGGTTTAGTGAGTCTGGAACGTTAACACCGAAACAATTATGTACAAAAACTTCAGCTTCAGGTAGATAAAAGTTATGACTCGGGTGGTCTACTTCTATATCAAATACTGACACCTCTTCTTCAGCTTCTATATTCTTAACTTCAACAACAGTCTTATACGATTCTCCCTGAAGTTTATCTAGAGGTTTAATTTCTTCAGCAGGTTTATATTCACCATTAGACATTAGAATTAAGTGATCAGGAGTACATCTAATATTGTTCGTACCAGCTTCTCCTACACTTAAATACACCAAACTTTTAGTCTTCTTTGTTTCCCATACTCGGTTAATTTTAGAATACTCAATCGTCTTAGTGTCTGTGTTGAATACTTTAATCTGGAAATTTCTAATACCTTCATCCCATCTTTTAGTTAATTCTTCAATGGTCATGGTTAGGTGTACATCTCCAGACTTAACTTCAATTAGAGTATCACTTAGCATGCACGATATTGGCAAACCTCTCTGTGTACCCATGTTAGCCCATATAGGTGAACTTAAACTCATCCAACCATTCCAGACAATTTCTTTAAACTTTTCCTTAAGGTCAGGGCGTTTTAGTCTCTTGGCAGCTGCAGAAGTTATCCTCTCAAGTGCTCCATCTAGATTTTCTCCTCTAAGTAAGTAACCTCCATTTAGCATTCTAGACGATTCTTCATTAAACCACCAAGGAACTTTAACGTCCTGATTTTCATTTGTTAAACTCATATATAGATCTATTTTTGTTATATCTTCTCTACATATAAGTCTTTACCCTCCCTCTCTAGCCGGTCAGAGCTTTTAAATCCTTTTCTACATTTCTTATTTATTAATCAAACCACATCCTATCCGATGCATGTTCGATACTAACTCCTACTAAGGTTAACTTAATAGTATAGCACTAGTCATCTTAAAGTATTTCAACTCTAAGCGGAGGCATCTCTCATTGCCCGAATTAAAATATTCCGAGCACCATTAATATCTCTATCTATTGAGACATTGTTAAACATAAAATTTTCTTTAATTCCTAAATTCTCCATAAGTTCACCAGTAAAACTATTAGTCTTACTTGTAAATGCTTCCGAAGATTCTACAAAGGTTATCCCATTCTCCTTACATTTCAACTTTAACCTTTCTTTAAACTCGTAAAATCTAAAGCAATTCATAGATCTAGTAACTTTCTTAGGTAACTTTCTTTTAGACTTCTTGACCATCTCACTCACATTAAAGGGTGGGAAGATAATTACTTTGAATCTACTTGTGAAGAATTTAATTGTTTTCCAGTGAAGCTCATCTATTAAATTCCTAATCTTAAACCTAATATTGAATATCGATCTTTTTAAGTTAGACTTTTTATGTTTATCAGTCTCTTTACTTAATTTACTTATCAATTTGTCAATCTTTAAGTTTAATTTCAGAATTCTATCAAAAGCTCCTTGTCCTAACTTACCAAAATACCCTTCAGTTGAAAAGTAAGTGGCAAAGGTTCTAACTCCTGGGTCAATAGCAACTACACCTTCTTGGTTTTCGATAGGTGTAATTTTTATCTCTTTAGGAATTACTATGAACCATTTACCAAACTCTAACACTAATCTACAGTCATTAATATCCTCATTTTCAAACCAACTTCTTTCTTTCATCTTAAGTTTACCTGCAATAGTATAGTAAATACCAGATGAACTGATGGCTGATTTAGGGATATAACAACTTTGCTTAGGGTTTTTCTTACTTTTAAACTTCATTTCAAAGGGTTTACCAGATCGCTTAGCTATTTTCTTATTTATTGACAAAGCTTCTCTATAATCCTTAACTGATATTTTCTTAATTTGATAGGGTACTGATTTAATATAGTCATGTTCTTTATTTTGTTCAGCTATATCTTGATAAACCTTATCCCAAGTCTTTTCAGAACCATTTTTATAGATAGTTAAGGTTTCATTATAGAATTTTCTAGCTACTCCAAACCACTGTTTAAATAAAATCTTCTGTTGTTGAGTTGGGTAGATTCTTATCTTCCTTGATTTTATCTGAGTACCTTCTAAGTCCGTGTAATCTATTAGAGAATTCACGTAAGATTGTAAGAAGGTCTTCTGTGAGTTCTTGTTCTGGTGAAACCTCTTTTCTGTCAAGAACCAAGAGTTCTCCACCGTTCTGCTCAAATAAGGTGTAGATTCCAAACCTGCAGAGTCTATCTGAATGTGCGACAACAGGTGTGAACTTATCACCTCGCAGTGGCTGTCCCAAAATGGTATGTAATCCTTTTCAATTGTCTGCATACTTTATCAATATGTTCCTATTAAACCTTAATTATGTGTGGCAAATCTATGTATTAATTTTAAATCTACCAAATATTTTAACACCTTTTGAGGTTATTTAGTTACACTTATCATCACTTCTATGTCTCTTTCTATTGACCTGATCTCCGTATCGAACCAAGATCTATCCTCATCATTAAAGTTCTCATATTCACCTAGAAGTTCTGCATACGTACCACCAAAGCCATCATAAGGGGAATAGTAATATCTCTCAAGCATCCCTTTCTCATCATCTAAAATCAACTCATCATAATCACCATTGAGTAGAACAACCGAATCTTCCTCCTTTACGTACCTTATTTGTATATCCTCGTCCCAGTAATCTTTAGGCGCTCCATGTAATCTATAAGCCCTAACTATTTTCTCTAACTGTTCAAGGCTGCTATCTGAGAGTTTTTCTAGTCCGATTATTACAATTCCATCTTCAGCCATATCTCTTCTTTTGCCATTAGTTCTTCTTCTATGGTTGGGAAAGGTCTAACAACGTCTCTAGGTACATAAAAGTCTTGTTCACAGTCAGGATAATCTAATAAACCTAATGTCACCTGATCTCCTTTGTCGTGGTGAACTAAGTAAGGCTCTCTGTTTGGATCATCAACAAAATACATAACTCTCCAGCTCTCTAATATCTCTTGTTTACTTACCTGTTGAACCATAACCTCCTGATCCTCTATCTGTTTCACTTAATTCTTCTACCTCTTCAAACTCAATCTTAGGGTACGGGATAATTATAAGTTGAGCAAATCTTTCACCTAACTCGTATATCTCCGGATCCTCACATGTTGGGTTGAATACAGATTTGATTGGACCTCTATAGTTTGAATCGATTACACCTACAGAGTTTGTCATTTCTAGATCTTTCTTACAAATTGAGCTTCTAGGGAATAACAACCCAACATAACCATCCGGGATTTCCAGTGCAAGGTCGCTAGTGTATATGTACTGTCCCTTCTCGTTTACTTTGTAGGCTGTTGCTGTAAGGTCTAATCCTGCATCCCCGTCTTTAGCATATTTAGGGATTACTGCACTCCTGTCTAGTCTTTTGATTTTTACTTTCATTTTTCTTTCTTTTTAGTTGTTATCTTCTTGTTCAATTAATGGTAGGTGTCCTTTTTGTTTTAATAGCTCGTATAGGAATAGTCTACCCTTCTGAGTCCATCTTGTGTGTAACTGATCTCCTTTTCTTCCATCTTTGTAAGTAATTGGAGTAGTGTGGGATTTAGTGTAGCCAAGCTTAGCATACTCTTTATACAGAATCCATTGACCGCTTTGTTTGAACTGTATTTTATTTTCGTGTAGCAGCTTGTTTAACTCTTGAGCCGTCATTCCATAATCCTTAGCTATTTGAGTTACTGTAATCGTGTCTGTTGAAGCTAGAATCTGATCATAATAAGTTACTTTAGGTTCATACTCAGCTATTAGGACATTCTTCACTTCAATTTCACCTTTAAGTTTCTCATTTCTCTCTACTTCATCTGCATAGGCTCTTAAGGCTTCAACTAAAGTCAGTCTCGGATTAATCTTTGTCTGAGCATTCTCTAACTCTTCCCACCTTAAAATTAACTTAGCTCTAGTTTCATCATTCCACTTAGTTGCCACATAAAGAACCTCCCTCTTAGTTAGTTGATATTCAGGAAGTTTTCTACCTGTTGAATCTACATATTCACTCACCTCAAATTTGAGGGCAGTAGTTTTCTCCCACGCAGGTTCCATATTTCGGATATCTCTTATAACGTTATCATGTCTCTTTCCCGCTAACTCTGCTATCTCTCTACTTGACATTTTAGGTGAGTTACTATTATTCGCTTCACCTACTACTTCTTTTAATAATTTCATATCTTTAAACTATTTTTTTTTATTTATTACTTTAACGAGGGAAATTTCTCCTTGGTCACACCCTTGCTCACCTTTGATCGGGCGGGACTATAGATTGGCTAAGATTTCAGCCGATCTCTTAACTACTTGATACTGAACGAGAACTCAAATCTGAGGAATCATAACTAAACCCCTTTCTCTTTCCATGGTAGTATCCCGTTCTCTTTTAACACATCATATATAAAAGCTCTTCCCATAGGAGTCCACTTCGGGCTAATCATATAATCTTTGTGACCTGTTGGGATAGCTTCTACGTAACCCTTGCCTTGATATTCTACACAGAGTTTCCACGCTTGAGCTCCATTAGGTTTATAGATGATTCCTAGTGCTTTCAGTTTATTGTTTAAGGCTTGAGCTGATAAGTTATATTCACTGGCTATTTCTCTAGTTGAATATCTGCAGTTCTTTCTCTTCAGGATATCCTCTCTATACTTTGAAACTCCCTCTTTTAATACAACTTTTGCGGGCTTATCTTCCTCTATAACTTCCGGCTCAACTGGGAATAAGTCGTTAATATCATTAGTTATCTCCTTTCTCATTTCCCCAAGTACTTTATCAGCTAGTTTTGACATTCGATTAGCCTTAACTTGATCTAATAACTGTTCTAGAGCGGATTCGTAGTCTGACGGTAGAGTATAGGCCTTTTCATCTTCAAACTTTCTCCAGGTTTCTATTATCTTAGCCCTGATCCTATTACTATAATTAACGGTTGCATACAGAGTTTCTTCTTTGTTTAGCAGGTACCCATTTTCGTATCTCTCAAATTCAGCTCCAAATACCACTCTCCACATCCCTTCAACTCCTGCAATGTCTCTAAGTAAAATATCATGGCTTTCTCCTGTTAAGCTTGCGATCTCTTCTGATGTCATTTTAAGTAATCTCATTTTTCCTAGTATTTAATGTTAGCGACTCCGTAATGTTGCAAAGTTAAGACGATCTGATCTGTATCTATAAACCCTGGCAGTAATCTTCTTAACTTCGCTCCTTTGAAATAAATATAATCTCTATCAGCTGTAATCTTTTCTGTATACGATTCATTAGAGTTAGCTGAGAAAGTTAGTCCGTTAATTCTCTTGATTGTTTTTCTGTCTATTGTCACCATAATGTTGTTGTTTAAATGTTAATAAAAATGAGAGAGAAGAGCCTGTTTATTGACTCCTCCCTCTCTAGTTATGAAAAAAGTTAAAAATGTCTAAAATAAGCTCTCTGCATCAAACGGCTTATCATGCTTAGTGTACGCTGTAGGTCGTTTAGCAAAGAAATCATCAGACTCTCCAGAAAATACCTCTTCATCAAACCACTTCATTTTACTGTACTGTTCTGCTGTGATGTTGTATATTTTATTGTAACCCATCTGAGATAAAGCTGTATCTACTCTAAACCTCATGAAGTTAAGCATGTCCTCCTTAGTGTACCAATCAAATTCCCCCTCTTCAAATATCCAGTCTAGTAGTTCAGATTCGTAAGCTAGGTAGTCTTTTATGATTTTCTCTACCGCTTCTTGACTCTTCTTCATTTCTGGGTGTTCTTGAAATATTTGGTTGAGTATATAAATACCTGATTCTGAGTGCATTAACTCTTCGGTTGAAGTCCATGCTATCATATTTGCTATATTCTTCATCGCCCCTTTAAATCTGGACATAGCTAAAATATTTGCAAATTGACTAAACAAGCTGGAGTTTTCAATGACGATTACGAAGAAGAATAGTTTATCTACAAAATCAATATCCTGTCTAAAATGATTATCAAATAGCTCTAACTTCTTCTTAAATACAGCCGTCTCAACTAACTTCTTAAACTCGTCATCTAAGCCTAAAACCTCTATTAATCGGGCATAGGCGAATGTATGGCGCGACTCTGACTCTGCAAATGTAGCTCCCAGGCAGTTAAATTCAGGTTTTGGAAGGACTTTGTATAGATCTCCCCAGAATGATTTCACTGCTACCTCTACCTGTGCAATCGCTAAGGCATTCCTCTTGATACACTCTTGCTCATGTGGCTTAAGTTTGGTTTTAAAATCCTGAACATCTGCATCAAAATTAACTTCAGAATGTACCCAAAACACTTGATTCATTGCGTCTATAAACCGTTGAACTTCTGGATACTCAAATGGTTTAAATTCTACTCTCTTCTTAAAAATGTCTCTACTCATAATAATTTTCTTTTGGTTGTTCTAATTTTAAAATAATGTCTATAGTTTCTGATATCTTTTGACACCCTTCTTCGTACATAAGCTCATCAACTCCTTCCTGTTTCAGAATCTCCAGTGCACCTACCATAGTTTCCCTAAATCCTACCTCTGTGGCAAATGCTGGATCCCTGAAGAAGTTTAAAACCGACTCCACTGCATCTACTACCTCTAAATACCAGAAGTAATCCTTTCCTATTCTATCTCTTAAGTCTATCTTCAACTCCCATATCGGACGTAATTTTTCTGGCGCAGTTATAGACCATTTCTCTTCCTTAACTAGATCTACATAAGCCTTAAGCATGCCTTCTTTTATCAAGTTGGAGTCGTCCTTGTATTTTTCCAGTAACTCAACTGCTCTACTCATATAATTTGTTTTTTTTTTAGTTACTTAATTCTTTGTTTTGCATAATCTAACATTTCATCCAACATCTTACACCCCTCTGAATACTTAGGTTTATTGACCCCTCTTATTTTTATTTCTTGAGCTCTCTTCTCTATTCTATCTAAGTGGCATCTCTCAATCCATTCGAATGTATCAACTATTTTCTTGACCCATAGACTATACTGAACCGCTTCCATATACCAGTCATACTCTCCAGCTAAAGTTCCACCTACACTATTTACTAAATCCACTATTGGTTGAATCACAGTATTTGAAATAGTTCCATCCAGTTCCTTTAAACTTCTAGATAAACTCACGTAAGCATCTAATCGTTCTTCTACAGGTTTACTTAGTATTCCCTCATACTCCTTCACTTTCTCCTCTACAATTTCCTGGTGTCTTTCTAGTTCTGGAGCTATTAAGTGATCTAATTTCCCTAACAGCACTTCAAGTCTACTAATTAAATCTTCTGGTAATGTTTTCTTGTTGATATCGTAATAGTCATAGATAGATATTGCACCTTTCGAATCAAACCCTTTCTCCTCATAAATCTTTTCTAACTTATCAACAGCCTCATAATGTACCTTTAATTCTGAATCTAACATACTCTCAACTAACATACTTATTATACATCTTAATTTCGTCCCTAAGCTCACTGATCATTCGAACCGCTGCAGGGAATTTTACATACTTTTTAGCCATGATCTCCAACTGCTTAATAACTTCATCCGCTCTCCATGGTGTTGTTCTTAGAATCTCGCTATATTTGTCTAAACGAGCTCTTACTTGCCGGTTCACTATAGGTTCCATAAGTCCTTCCATACCTTTACTCATCTTCTTCGTTTAGAGCGTCCATGAACTTCTGCCACACATCCTTTACAACCTCCTTAATTCCCATGACTCCTATCAATAAAACAACTAAGAGATTAATGGCAGGTAGTATGGACGCAATTAACAATACTTTTCTTATTTTCTTACCCTTTAATCCTATCTTCACTCTAAATTCATAATCCGACACAACTGTAACTAAAAATGCGGATAGACCTATGTGAATCAAGATATGGATAAATATGAAAATTGCTGTCTCCATAGTTTAGTAAGTGATAGGTGTTAATTCCTTCTTAGTTCTACCTCCAATATAGCAAGGGATAATCAGTTCGTATCCTATATTACCACCTTCAATTACTCTATAAAACAAATCACCATCATTAGGAGTAAGAACCATATAATCAAATCCATAGTCATACTCCCAATTTAATTTACTTTTAAGCATTACCTCTGATATACTATTGCTTAGGAAATTAATCTTAATACTAGTAACTACAAATCGAACATAATAAATATCACCTTCCGTTTCACTAGAGAATTTATACCCCTTCCCTTTCAGTGTTGTAGCATCGGTTACATTAGCAGGTACAGGTGGAAGTTTCTCCTCATCTACATTCTTAGGATTACTTCTCTCCATCTGTTTAATAGCATCCTTAGTGAGTCTTAGTGTGTATTCTGCATTACTAGTTTTCTCCACTTCCCAATCCTCATCAGACCAAAATACTTCCCCAACATGAGCTCTCTTAAACGCCTCTTCAAATGTAATGATCTCTTCCTCAGTTTGTCTTGGAGTTATTGCTAATGAATCTTCAACTGCCTGTATACTATCATTAGCTACTCCTTCTGTTTTAACTTCTTTTTCTTTAGCGCATGAAATAATTCCTAAACCTAACAATACGCTTAATACTACTTTTTTCATAACTTTTTACTTTTTTTTATTAATTAATCTTCTTCTATCTCGTGGAAAACATACAGTATAGTATCTTTTGCAACCTTAAAACCTAACTCTAATGCAAAACCTATAAACACTAAGAAATTTAATGCAGGGGTCACACTTAAGATATATAAGGTTTTTCTCTTTAACTTATTCTGTATTTTCCTATCGCTAATCTCCTGAACAAGAAACAAGCCGCACATTGCATAACCATAAAACAGTACGGCTAACATCAGGATTATCAAAAATATATTCACCATACCTTTACTTTATTTAATTACATTTCCTTTATTTTTAAGCTTCTCTATTTCCTGATCTATAGCTTCTTTATCTTTCGGATTACTCACCAATTTCTTCTGTAAACGCAGCCAAGTAATCTTCATAGCTCTGTAAAAGGGGTCATCGTCGTAGCTCCATGTACAACCCACTTTACTTTCCTTATCTTCTTCCATTTTCTTTATATTCTTTTCGTTCTCCAATTACAGTAAGTTTAACCCTCTCCCAATTTGAATGAAACTTTTTACCGTCAATAACAGGGTATACACTCATAATTGGTTCTTCTCCTTCATTCCACACTAGGTTAAAGTCCAGTTCAAAGTAAGCCTGGCAATCCTCTCTTTCTAAACCTAACACGAACCAAGCATCTTCCCAACCTTGAATCACCATCTCCTCTTGTAAATTGAAAGTCTCTCTAAACCCAAAAGCTTCAACTACAAGAAGATCTGTTTTAAAATTAATTACTGCTTCCATCTTTATTCTTTTTAAACACCGTAGGCTCTGGGTATATGATCTCAGCTTCATAACTCTCTACTTCCCCACCACAACCATACACTACCCACATCTCTCCATCTTCTCCCCTGCAATATATGGTGAACTTTAAGTCTGGATGTTTGAATGATATATCTCCTATTTCCTCTTCGCACTGATACCATTTAGCATTAAAGTAAGTGTCTACCTCATCATAATCCTCAGTCTCTAGAAAAGTTAACTCTCCATTATAATCCTCCTCTACACTAAACATCATATCTGGACAAATCGACTTAAAATCCTCTAAAAGCTTCACTCTGTTCTTTCCTTTTAATCCTTTTATATGAACATCGTAATTTGTGTAGTATCCCATTTCTGTTTGTTTTTAAGTTTACCATTCATCTCTAAATCCAAAGTCTACAGTGCTGCACTCTCCATTCTGATACTTCTCCTGCCATTGATATCCATCTTCTCCATCACAACTAACCATAATCTCTATATCGGGGTATTTGAATGTTAAGTCTCCTAGTTCTTCATTTCGGTCAGCCCAAGTTCCCACGAATTCTACCCAAAGCTCCTCAGAATCATAAGAACCGAGTGGAAGTATGTGGTTACTGCTCTCAAGGGACTCTACAAACTCTGGACAAAGGAGTCTCATATCTTCAGCTAACTTCTCCTTATCTTTCTTGTAAACTCCTTGAATAACTACATTGAAATCTATCCGGTAACTCATTCCACTAAGCCTACGTTACTAATATCCGAAATAAGATCCCACTCCTCTGAAACATTAAAAGGACCCCACTCTGCATAATAATACTTCTCTCCTTCATGTTCTATATAATTATCCTCCACACTCTCTACATACTCCTCATCATAATCCTCTTTTAATTCTTCAAGGGTTACGTACTCATCACAATCCACTATAAAGAACTCTCCTGTCATATGTGGTATTAGAATTCGGTCTCCTGTGAAATACTTAGCTCCTTTTATTACTGTTCTTACTTCCATAAATAATTATCTTTTTTGATTCCCACTAAATAACCTTCATCGTCAAACTCTAGATTATCTGCACAAAGCTTATTAAATATCTTCTTCCTCATTAATCTATCTTCAGGTTCTCCATAATATTCACAACCATACAATACTACTAATCTGTGAACCTTATCTATCCACTGGTAATCGGGGTGAGTATTTAGGTCTTTAAGGTAGTTCATCCCGTATTCATATTTACCTCTATTATCAAACACTTCATCTACGAGTTCTTCCCTAAACTTAAGCTGTATGAGGTTGTTATCCTTTTGAATATCTAATACCCTTCTCCATGTATTTACAGCCTTTGAAAGTTCATCCTCATTTGACTCTATAAAATCCTCTAACTTCATAAAACCTAAGGAGAGTAACTTTTCGTAATTCTTTTTGTTTAATCGGTATACACTGTAATCTCCTAGTGATCCTGTTGGTTTCTCTCTAGTTATAAGGATTTCGGCTTGGTTGGATAAGTAGAATGATAGGGACTTAGGCTGATGTATGTCGATAGGAGTTATCATAATGGTATCTGGAGTTTCAACCTTTTTCTGACGACCTATCCAGACTAACTCATTATCAGGAATATGCGGCACCCCAATAATCTTAGACTTAACCCAATCTTCAACTAATTTATCAGGCAGGTTAAACTTATCTCGATCAATCATTATATACCATACCCTATTCTTCTTAACCCAATCTCTTTCCCTTAGTCCAAATCTCTCAGGCTTATAGAACACTTCACCCTTACTTACACTCTCCACAATCCAATTTAACTTCATCTCCAAAACTGAAACACAATCCTCGTAAACCTTAGCTACTCCATTATTCTTACTTAGTGGGGTTATCTTCCAATTCTGCCACATACTATCCACCTCACCAAGACTAGTTCCATCATCAAGAGTTATATCGAAAGGGATTGAAGTTGGAGTATGTTTTGTTAATTTTAAAGCTTCTGGTGCAAGTTCTAAATTCTCTATACCAAACTTACCTCCAAACTGCTTATTCTTATATTCGACTATCTTCTGCTTAACTTCACTAGCTTTGTCCTTTAGTTTCTGGATATTATGATCGGTTAACTCTAAGTATTCACCTGTCTCATTAAGCTCTAGTTCTCCATATTCAAATACAAGGGGACATAATAAAGCTACATCAACAAGATCTCTATAACCATCGACACCTAACTTTTCTGACCACTTCATTCTGTCAATCCCATAAGATAATCCCTGGTAAATAACGATGCTGTGTCCTATATAAGTTGTGGTAAGTAATCCTAGTTCATCTGAGTATTTAACAGTCCCTACCTCAACAATATTACCTGCAGCTTTACTATTTAGATTTAAGATATCGCCAACAATCCTTTTCCACTGATAATCCGTCCCTTGAACCTTAAACTCTAATAATGTACCTCTATCTGAACTAAAATCACCCTCTCTACGAATCTCATCATTAACCCTATATACAACTGCTTTACCTCCATTGATGTTTATATTCTCAGTAAGGTTCATTAAAGCTAAGTGATTATCCTGAGTAAAGTCTATATTTCGGTAGTCCTTTATTCTTATCTGGTTGAGCATATAGTTATCTCCCACTTGCTCTACCTGAATATTAACTTCTCCATCAATACCTCTAAAGTAATCCCTTAAACTACCTTCTTTTACGTCTCTATAGTTTTTCATATTAGTTCAATTTCGTAGTTAGCATCATCTTCCATCGTATCGTAAAAATCCACTAGAAACTTAATTAAATCTTCCTCGTACATCTTTTGATCTGCCAGTCTTATCATCTTCTGAACCATCTCCTTAGTCAAGTCTCTACCCATTCCCCAATCATCCATACTGTGACCTTCTACTTCTTCAAACAATTCAAATAGGTCAGGAGCTCCGTACATACCCTCGTGAAGTCTTATGTCAGATATTTTACTAGTGTCGAAGGGTTGTACATTTTTTGGGAACTTTGACACCTCCAGTACTCCGTTATTCTCTCTAACATGCTCAAAGTGGCTACCAAGATAGATAACCCTTTTAATTACTGTTCGATACCCCATATCTTTCAAAAATTCTATCTAATAAATCCTCTACAAAATACCTACAAGCTTCAGTTATGTCGTAATCCTCATCCCCACCATTAATATATCTCAGTACGCTATGAAGGAAATTCTCTACGTCATATTTTTTAATTAGATCATGTTTAGTGCACCATAGCAGAATCTCATGCATAGACGAAGATAACTCATACTCTGTCATCTCTATAGCTCTAATTGGGAAAGGTGAATTATTGTAAGGGTCATCAACTTCAGAAACTGTTACAGACTCTAGTACCGATTCATAATTATCCTCATATAGATACTCATACTTACTCAACAAATCTAATATCAAGTCAAAGTCTCCGGATTCAGGTAAGTTTGCTACTAGCTTCTTCGGGTCGTTATATAGATATTGATACTTCCCGCTGTTGTTATAATACTCCCCCATTTTTAATTTAGGTATTTTTTCTTTACTTCATCTACAAACCTATCAGCCTCCATTCTATCCTCAAGCTTTTTCTTTACAGGTTCTGCATATTTGTTAAGCACTTCCAGTAAATCGTCTGTGAATTCCTTACTCCACTTAACATGATTGAATCTAGCTATAGCCTCCTCTGTTGAAATTATATGTGCATTCTCCTGTAAATCTTTAGCTTCCTCTCCTAACTTGTTCGACTCTTCTTTGATACATGTCATTACTCGATTTATACTTCCAAAGATCTTTTCAACTAGCAGGACTTCAACCAACTCTCTATCTACTTTCATAACATTTAATATTTAGGCACCCCTGGAAGTTGATTATAATTATAAATCCTCTTAACTAAATAATCTACAACTTCTTTCTTCTGGTCATCTAAATAACTCTTCTTCATCTCCCAGGTAAATAGAACATACTTAGAATTATATACCGTAGCAAGATTCCCATCAACTCTAAATTCAAAACTAATCATCTGAAACTTCATCCAATCCAGTACCTCATCTATAGTTATTTTATTGTCAGGTAATTTAAGATCATTCTGTATACGAGTCTTCACTAGATAGAGTTCATCCACTTGTACTTGCTTCTTACTCTTATGGAACTCTTTAGGATTAATGCCCATATTCTCTAGTTGCTTATCCGTGTAGAGTGCCATAGTTTTGCATCTGTGGTCACCTGAGTAGAGAATCATCCCCTTATCGGTTCCACATCTCTCATAAAATCTAAGTGGTGGTTCAGGTTTTACTTCTGCTGCCTGAGAATTAGATCTGCAGGAGGTTAACCATAATAAAGCTGCGATTAGGATTAGTGCCTTTTTGATTTTCTTTTCCATTTTATTATATTATTTAAGTGTTAGTTTAATTGAATTGGAACGTTGTAGACAGTTAATCTATAAGTATTCCCTAAGTTAGTATAAGCTTGAATAGTGACAACTCCATTAATAAACCCACTCACAGGAAGACCAGAACCTTCAACAATAGTCTCATTAGCCTCCATTATAATACCAGAATACATAACTGTTGAGCTGTATGGACTAATGTAATCAGAAACTACTTTTAATGTGTGATGCTCTGTGTGGCTTCCTATATATCCATAATCAAATTCAACAACGTAATCTATTTTATGTATCTTCTCCCCGGATATTGTCCTAACTCTAAAGTCTTTATACAAACCATCTAAAGTATAAGCGTATGAAGGTCTTCCTGGCCCATATGGATACCTCTGAATTCCCTTTACATAGACTCCAAATCCTCCTTCAAAAACCAGGGGTCCATCATTGTAGTTATCTGTAAAGTTATCACTAGATCCTGGTGTTCTACTACATGAAGTTAAACTAAACAGTGCGTAAACTAATGCTGCGATTTTTACTAAGTGTCTCATTATTTCTCTTTTTTTTGTTAATATATTATTTGTGTAAACTTTATTCCGTAATAGCCTCCTTGATATATAGGACCTGAACCTGGTGTAAAATCTTCATAGTCCCACTTAAGCGAAGGAATTTTTACTATATCCCCTACTTCATATTGAGCCCAGAAATCAACCATCAATTCCTTAAGTTCATCATTTGGCAAGTCACTGGAGGACATAATTAAGCCTGAATACATATCTTGATACCTAACACTAGTAACCTCTCCTTCATTATTTTTCCAAACACCCACTAATCTATAAGCTGTTAGGTAATAAGCCCCCATATCCTCTATGTTCCAAGTATAGTCAGTTTCAGGTATATCATCTTCATCAAATCCTCTGTAAGTTAGTTCATCCTCTGTTTTAGTTATGATATACTTACTCTGTGCATTAATAGTTAAGCCTCCTACCATCGCCAGTATTAGGATTAATTTTAAATATATTTTTGACTTTATCATTTTTATTTATTTTTTGGTTTAAACTACGATCGCGTCCATTTTCTCTAAAAGTATGGTATAAATTAATATTGAACTCTGGAAACAAAGCCCAATATCCTTGACGAACTTCTACAGGCTTTGAAATCATCATATAAACTTCACCTAATTCAATCTCCCCTCCAGTTGCATGATAGAGATTTATTTCTGTATACTCTCCTAGCTCTTTGAACCAAGTCTTACCTTCGTCTTCTACTCCTTCTGATACACTAATCTCTTCACCTGTTGCTAAATCTAAGAAGGTAAGCTCTACTATTTTACGCAGGTTTGGATTTTTCTCAAGTACCTTATGATGTCTAAGTTTCCACCCAATTACCATGAAATAAGAATAACAATAGTGATTATCTTTAGCTGCAGGTAGATTTTGCTCTTCTAACCAAGCCGCACTACTCTTCTCCTTTTCAGTGTCAGTAGCGTATGCATATCTTGGAAAATCTCTAATTGAACTTGCTGTATATAGCTCCTTATACCTCCACTCCCAATATTTACTTATATCCGTTCTGTATGTTGAAGTTCTTAGTGAGGCTGCAGTTAGGGAATCTTGATCAGACTTACTCTTAATATTATAAATCACAAGTTCATCGTTTTCCCACACAAACCATATATTAGGATAATCTTCTCGTTTGAGTGGTTTAAATTCTTTTACAGTTTGTCCGTAGCCTATAATTGCTAAAAAGACTAGGATCAGGTTAATTATTTTACTCATTTTTCTGTTGTTGTTAAATTGTTGAAAAAAAAAAGAAAGTGATAGGAGCCTGAAGCCGTGCCATAGTTACTCTCAATTCTTAAAATCAAAATAAATCTATATACACAAACTCCAAGCTCCTCACTTCCGTTACCCTTTTATATTAAACAATGAAATCACTGGAAACATCTCATAATTCACTCCTTCAGGTATATCTAATCCCAAGTAAACTCTAGATGATTCAAATGTTTCAAAAGTTTTATCATCATACACCGCTAAGAATAAATCTGTATCTCTAACGGTTTCTTTTGCCTCTAATCCCATCGCTTCTAATCCTTCTACTGCTAGTCTTAATTGATGAGGATCTAGGAAAATTAGTTTAAATGGAGCTTCTACTTCTGATTTTGAAATTGACCTCACTTCTTCAACTAATTCCTCAAGCTTACATTCTGGACATTCACACTCACAATCCTCTTCATCATCCTCTTCTGTATCCCAGCTTTCAGGTTCATCAAAACTAAAATCCATGTCAGCCTCTTCTAATAGCTTAATATATAGGTTTTCAAAAGTTCCAGTATTCTTAAGATCTTTTATAATAGCCTCCTGATCTTGAAACTTCTCACAGATATACATAAATCCGTCCAGTCCATTAAGCCAAACAAAATCTTCATCAGGATCATCTGCTAATACAACTTCCCCTAAATCATTAAACACTATATAAGGGGCGTCTCCCATAAAGAACTCTGTCTCATCTAAGTTAACTAGCCTCTCACTAAAATCTGCTGGTAACTCTATACCTTGAATTTTGCAGATACTTTTAAACATTGAAACCTCTGAATTATCTAATAACGAGAGGCTTAATCTTTTAATTTTTGTCATGACTTTTTATTTAATTATTTGTTACTATTCCAATTCTTTCTTAACCAATCCACTAGATACTTAGGCAAGACATCATTCTTTATTGCCCACTTTAAGTAATCTAGCTCTTCGAATACAGGAGTTCCTTTATGTTTACCTATGTTCCAGCAGATCTTACCGTCTATCCTTACAAGTATTCCTGCAAAGTCAACAGTATTATCTCCCTCATTTATCTCCTCAAGCGATTTAACGTACTTTTTAGACGACATCTGACCTTTGTGTATCTCTATAGTCGCTAAAACATCTTGAGTTGAATTATGATGAGTTTCTAGGCTTTTTCCTGTATACCTTTCATAAACCGATTCTAAGTCCATCTTTAAAATGTGCTTCTCGATCTGTAGAGTGTCTAAAACCTTAAAGTCTAGTAAGCAAACATCAATACCATACTTGTAGAGCTGATTCTGTAATAACGGCAGGTCAAACTTCTTAATATTATGTCCTACCAATGTAAAATCAGGTCTAGCTTTAAAGTACGCTTCGATTTCAGATTTGTACTCACCTAAAGTTTTAAACCCCTTAACGCTCTCATTAGAATATCCGTGTATCCCAGCAGCTTCTTCACTAATATCAACTTCTGGGTTCACTTTTAAATCTAATGTCTCTCCTGATGAATCCCTGAAACTAACAGAAACAATGCCGTCTTTACTAACATCGAGTCCACTAGTTTCAAGGTCCATGTATATAAAATGATTCTCCATAGTCAACTATCCAAGAACTCCTGCAAAGTCTCTGGTTTCGTGGTATCTCTCTAACCTAGCCTGGAATCGTTTAATAATTCTCTGATCAATGGTTACGATTTTACCTTTCAAGTCCTCCACTCTATCTTTGAAGAACTTATAGACCTTATCTTGCAGTTCCACTATTAAGCTGCCTTCAGACTCACCCTTCACCTCCTTCTCTGTATCCAAAAGGCTATACATTGTAGTAAAGTCTATACGAGCAGTCTGTGAAACTAATCTTCTATATTCAGCCCCATCTTTAACTAGAGCGTATAGAGAATCGATCTCATCCGAAACATTTACAGTTGGCTTTTTCTCAATCTTCATCTTCACAAAAAAGTCCCCTTCATTTAATCCCAACACTTTAGAGAATCCCCATAAATAGCTTTCCCAGTGAGTTTTAAGAGAATCTACATTTGTTATTACTTCTTTGCTCTCTTTTCTACTTACAGGAAGCTCTAAGATAAAGTTTTCTACGTCACCTGGAATTAGACGCATTTTGATAACTCCATTGAAGATCTTGTGACCCGTCTTAGAGTCATTCACGTAAAACTTCATGTGGTTTAAGAAGTCTACGGTTTTCTCTTGGTTGATGCTTAGTCCTTTACTCTCAAGAACATACAATACTGCATCCATGTCTAAATTTACGTTTGTTGTTGCCATTTTTAATTATTTTTATTTTATTTGTTAGTGATTAATTGATTAGTAAAACTTTTTCTTTTTGAGGTGATTGATATAAATCTTTTCTTCTTCAAGTAATTCCTCTATTTGTCTTAGAAGGGTTACTTTTTCTGATAATCTCTGCCACTCTTCAATGTTATCTGCAGGAGTGGTTTATACGTCAGCTTGGACTTCTCTCCACCCAGCTTGAAGTTTGTTGTAATTTTCAAGGAGATCGTTTGTTCTGTTAATAATCTCTTTGTTGTTTCTTAATTCTTTTTCTATTACTGTTTCCATTTTCTTTTAGGTTTTATATAGTTAACACTGCTTTCTTTATTAAATATGATCCTACAATCCCTATACAAACTATTACTGAGATGTATGGGATTAACTTAGATTCAGCACCGCTCTCCATATCTCTAGTTTGAGGGTTTGAATCTTTAATGAGGTAGAAGCCATAAGCCGCTAGATATAACACTGCTGCGAATATGGCTACGTAATAATATATAGTTCCCATTGTTATGCTTTATTAAGGTTGAACAATAGGTACATTATTTTCCCTCTCCATACCCTAACTACTTTAATATCCGGATCTTTGTCTAGGTATCTCTGGCTAGTTGGGTTGATTGCTTTTATGAACATATCTCTAGCCTTATTTGGAGTCACGCTCATTCCTAGCTTCTTTTTTAATACACCAGCTAAATCTTCAGGACTCCATGTAGGTGCTTTTCTAGCTGGAGTTTGGTTGTAGAATACTGGGTCATTTGCGTCTGTTACATCGAGGATTACTGTTCTTCGTCCTTGTTGTGTTTTAATTGTTGCTAAGTCCATTTTATTTATTATTTACTTTTTATTGTTATTTATTCATTTACTTTGTGGGTTTACTGTTATCTTTTGAAACCACATCTGAAAGTAGTCTAACTAATGCGTAAACTACTATTATTACTATTCCTGTCATTTTTTTTTGTTTTGTTTTAAGGGTTTGACCATACATAAAGGTAAAGAATTGTAAATAAAACTCCACCTACGAAGAATAAAGAGAGTCCAAGTTTATCTCCTGCTCTTTCTTCTTTGGATAGTTTTTCATCTACCATTCTTAAACCATAAACTAGTAATAACCCTCCTGCTAATAAGATTGAGATTACCACTAAAGCGATTAATTTTTGTGCCTGTAAGTCCATAATGTGTATAATTTTAAATGTTAATGATTCTGTTTTAATTCGCCATAAAGAAAAGGAGCCAAGATCTATTATGACCCTGACCCCTCCAAAATAAATAATAAAATGGCTGTGGAGCTGCACTTTGCTTTTAGACTGTTACATCTATGGCGCACTCCTACACCTATGATATTGATTCCGATACTTGTTATAAAATTAGGCAAGGACTGGTTGGTAGATTTAACTTGCCTAACTCAAAGTAAAATAAAAGTGATAACAACTGAACGATTTAAAAAGAACTACTGCGCCACTACCAACCAGTAAAAAAAATCATTTAACACTTATGAGAATAGCTATGTCCTACTGTTGTTATCTATTTTGTTTGGTTTATTAAATTTGTTGAGCTAGCTGGCTGATGAGATTTCTTGGTTTTGCTCAACATGAAAAATTTGCAAGTGTAAAGATCGAAGCTAAAATAATAAAAGCATTCAAAGTAAAGATCGCCTAATTCACTCTCAGCCAGCTTAAAACATATAATTAATTTTAAAAAACAATAATAAAAGAAATAGAAAAATGCAGGTAAACCCTCCTATGTGCTTTCGCTTTTATTCTTTAGTACTTCTCTTCTTTACATATATAAGGCTTTCCCCACAGCTTTTGCCGGTTATTTTACAGCTTCAAATTTCGCCATAAACTCACCATATTCCCGGGTAAAATAAAGCTCTCCATTAGTATAAATTACCACCCTAAGTCCATCTCTTTCATTCGTACAATCAATCCCATCTAAAGTGATTACTAAGTAGATATTTCCGTTTTTCTTATTTCTATATTGTTTCATGTATATCTATGTTAATTTAAAAAGATCGAGGGAGAGTTACGACAGGTTAAAAAGTAGATTTATGAGAAAAGTGAAATTCTAGTATTATTGTGGCAATTATTAGCTTTCACTCTCCCTACGATCTTAAAACAACAGTTATGAATTTTCTTGTGATGTAATTATTTTTCTCCAGATGTTTAGGTATTTACAGTCTTTATAGTGATCTAGGTTAATCTCTGTTGTAAATCCCCTAGAGTCTCTAATACTGAAATACCTGATAAGTTCCATGATATATCCTTCTATTCCTGTATCAATCTCATCTACAGCTTCTTTTTCCAGTGTAGTTAAGAAATCATATAAGTAAGAAGTATAGGTAACAAACGGCTTAGACTCAAATATATTAATCCCGCGAAGACTGAGAGCTACTGGGTCATACAAGCTGAATTCCTTTCGTGTAGCCCTTAGTACTGCGGTTTCAATATCAAGTATCATGTCTGTCGTTATATCATCTCCACTATCAAAGAAAACCACATAAGGACAGTCGATTAGATTACGAACATTATAGTAACTCCATAACTTTCCTTGATGTATCTTATTTTCTATTACATTAGGATAAATTGGGGAATACTCACTTCCGTTATCATAAATGTCCACTCTAGAAGCATAATTACCTCCTAAAGCCTCCTTGATCATCTCAGCTAATTCGACAGCCTTCTTTGGATCATTGTAGTTTCTTATTATATAGTGCGTCATGGTAATTCATTTATAGTTAGGGAGCCCAAGTCTAGTAACCAAGAGCCCCACTTCATTGTGTATGGATGTTATTTTTATGAGTCATTTACGTTTAGGAGAACTGAGCGTTATAGAGGTTGCCCAGTCTCGCTTGCAAAATTAGATTATGTTTAATTATAGTATTTATTCATGTTCATTTAGGGAGTGTAGGTTAATGAAAGCAATAAAACATGGAACGATTTATCAAACTTAATAAAATCACACAATAAAAATTCCCTACACTCCACTAGTTTACAAATAGAATTAATTATGTTTAGTTTAAGTAATATTCATGTTCAAATAGGAAGCCCGAGTTGGTTATCCTCTAGGCTCCACTTGAGTAATTATTTTGATAGTATTCTCTTTATCTCAACCTCGTATTCACTTTGGTCTTCACTGATTCCGATATCCTGTTTGTTGGCATAAAATAACCTAATGATATTCTCTTCCAAATCTGGGACCACTTTCTCTCTTTCATTAATAAGGTTTTCCACGATGTTTTTGCCGGTCACTTTGGAAACCTCGAATTTTAGGCCTTCTGCAGACATCTTATCTAATACACCAAGAATACTTATACCTGTTCCTTTTAGTTTTATCGTATCTCTATCCACATTAGTAAGTAAAGCTCTATCATAATAATTGCTGCCTACTTCTGTTTCAAACTCCCAACGAATACCAAACTGATTATAAAGAAACTCGGTAAAATGGATTGTATAGAACTCGTTAATCTCAAATATCTCTCTAACTGGAAAATAATTAATACACGAGTCATGAACTACAATCAAAGGTCGAATAAATATGTTTCTCTTTTGTGCTTCTCTAAATATATTGTAAAACCCGGAAGCTAGGGCAACTGCTGAGAATCCTTGAATATGCTGGTTAATCCCTAATCTTCCCCATTTATCAGCAGGGTCGGAACTAACATCAAGTATATCCCCAAGAACTGTACTAACTAAACCTCCATTATTGATACAGTAGTTAGATTTCTCTTCAATATACTTAGCTACACCTCCAATGGCTTCAAATAACTTATCACTATTCTCTTGAGCCTCCTCTACGCTTATCTTTGCAGAGTGAGCCAAGGTTTCAACGCCCATTCCATACATCTTACCCAGCAGTAGCACCTTATAGAGACTCCTTTGTCCCCAATAGTAACTCTCTTCGTGTCCGGGCGTGATGATCTTGGCTGCGTTGATATATGGGTCTATTCCTTTACTATAAGCGTCGAGCATTACTGGATCTTTCGAAAGGTAAGCGATTGTTCTTACTTCCGCTCCACTACAATTATGTTTAGGCTGATTCGTTACTTCAACCCCAATAGGACAACTCGTATCCCAGCTCCATGTTACCACAGAGTTCAGACTATATTATAACCTACAGCTTTACCCGTTTAGGTTCCTACTCTTTCCCAGCCACTTAGCCAGTACTCTACTCCCTTCTCTCCGGTTTCGATAGTCGTTACACATTTTTATTTAGCTCGGGATTTTCCTAAGTCGACATATAGGACGTCCCCCGAATTAAGTAGGTTGTTTTATCATAGCATTTCTGCATACGTGATACCAATTGGTTAATATCAAAATAGCTCATCAAATAGCCCTCAGGTGTAGTTATTACCCTCTTAGCCTCATCTTTTGGAGACAATGTATGTATAGCCGCAGACCATCTCTTAGACTTCTTACAACATATCTCGTATCTCTGGTAACTCTTTGTAACTGGTCCGCCAAAAGTCTCTGTTGTAAATAAGTTCTCATCATACCCATTAGTCTGCTTATCCTCTTTTAGTAGAATCTTTTTAAGGTATGTTTTAAGCCTCTTCTCTGACTTCTTGAACATTCGGTAGGCTGTAGAGAGTTTAACTAAAGATTGCACACTATTACGCCTTACATCAATATCATCAAAGAACTCTATAAAATTAGCTTGTTCCTCCTTAGATAGTTCATTATAAGCTCCACCTTGAAGGAATGCTGCCAGTTTACTTTCTTTTCTTTCTTTTAGTTGGTAGAGTACAGGTTCAATTATAAACTCCATTCTCTTGTGTAGCTCTGGGTGTTCTTTTTCTTTTACAAGCCCCCTACACATGATGATATGATAAATTCTAGTCCAGTCCTCTTCTTTCTTAAACCCAGCCTTCTCTAAATCCTCTGAAACTATCTGTAAGTCTGGCGTGTTGTATACTGAAAGATCACACTCTGGAAATTTACTTATTATATACTTCTCATACTCGTAATAAAGTGTGGCTAAGAATTTCATACTCTCTATTGGTGAAGCGATGTTAACTATATCCGAACAAAGCTCTACGATCTCTTCATTACTCCAATCTCTATCTCTACCTATTCTCTGTTTTTGGTTATATTCAGATAAGTGACACCCCATGAGCAGACTTTCCAGATTCTTTGATAACCCTAGATTTAAATAGAAGTCCATAGGTTTAGGTAAGTAGTAAGTAAGTTTAAGTTTTCTGTCTATATCATCAAATAACTTCCTCTTTCTAAATACCTTATCATCAATCTTGTCTATCTTATGTAATTCCAGCTGTTCTTTGATTAGTAAGTATAAGTCCTCTCCGTAACTACATAATCTATCTTCATCATACCCAGACTCCCAACTTTCATCTTGACATGCTTTTAGAATCTCTTTACTTGAGTGTGGGTTTATTCTCTTGTTAATTAGGGTGTATACGGTTATTGGCAGTTCTCTATCATCTTCCAGCTCCCCATTTAGTTTATGTAGGTAGAAGGATGCTAGGTTAAGGTTCATAATAGCTGAAATTGACTCTAACCTATCCACATAATCTTCCCAAACCTCTGTATCCTTAAGGTAGCCGTCAAAGTCAAGTAAAGCTCCAAGTCTAAGGTTATCACAGAAGGTATTCCAAGCAGTATCTGAGAATGTTAAATCTGCCTTCTTCTTGAGCATTACAGTATAGAAAGAGTCAAGCATACAGTACTTACCTAAAATTGAAGATGGGATAGAGGCAAACTTGTTGTTATTACTCTTCTTCATCAACCTCTCAAACTCCTCTTCTTCTCCGTACTTAGCATAGATTTCTTTTCTCGCTTCTTCATTACCTTCGAATACTTCTGGGAGCTTGTCTAATAGGTAATCAAAATCATCATCCCAAGAAGCTACTCCAAGACCTTTCATTGCTGTATATTTTAGGGAGTATCGTTTAAGGTTGTTTCCCTCTAGTATATTAAGTACAGCTGAGTCATGGAAGTTATAGTATTTTTTAAAGAGGAGATAAGTTGCTCTACATTCGAACCCTACGTTATATGTGTAAATTCTATCTTCTGTCTTATCTAAAAATTCCTTGTATCGATTTAAAAAGTAGTCATAATAATCCGTACCCTCAATAAATTCCATATCATAGTAGGCTGCAAATCCATTCTCACAAGCAATACCTACTCCCATTATCTTCACATCGGGCTCATTTACTGGAATACCTGAAGTTTCGTAATCTAATCCAAATTTAAGGTCTGATAGTGAAAGGAAGTAATCAAAACTCTTATCTATCGTCTCCTTATCCCTAACAATTCTCGTATGATTTAATTTAGGTGGATTTTCATTGACAAACTTAGGATTATAAAGAAAGTCTACTATGTTGTTATATTTAAAGTCTAATTTCTCATAATCCACTCTATACCAAGGTCTCCCATTTTTCTTACTCACCCCAGAAGATAGTTTACCGTTAATATACTCTCTCTTGAATCTCTGTATATCATTAGCGTATCCATCAAAGGTAGCCTTATTAACGAAGTGTGACTCCCGCTCCCCTCTAAGGTAAGTAAATTTAAGTATAGCTCCGTTATTTAGAACAAGATAAGGCATTTTCATGATATCCCCTATGTGTTCATTTCTAGGACCTAAGTGAGTGTTTTGGACTTTTGTAACATAATCATAAGCTTTCTTTTCTATCACGAGGTATCTTTGACCCGGAACGTAAACTATTTCAGCAGGATCGGTTGTATCTTTAATGACTTTTACAGTTACATTTTGGATACTCGTTCCCCCTAATCTAGGTACGTCCTCTTCGTGAATGATAATAGTTGGTTGCATGTATTGATTGATTTAAATTATTATTCTGTTTATAGGGTAGTGATTGGGTATGATCCAGAAATAGCAACTCCACCACTCGGAAGTCTCTCTACACTGTATACCTGGTTATCTAAACTTACTAAACTCTCATCTTCCTCCCCTAAAAAGTCTAGTAGTTTGTTTAATTGTTCCTGCTCTACTACATACCGGTATTTACTCTCTCCGTTGAGCTTGGCTGGAACTTCTGCTAAATCTGAATACTCTAGGATCACCTTAACTTCAAAGCTCTCTCTATTTTCTTCAGGTACTTTCTCTAATATGGTCTTAATTAACGCTCTCACAATTCTCCTTTATAAAATGTTTAACTCTAAGGTATGGGGTTGGTAAATTGTAAATAGTAAACCAAAATTCCCCATCATACGCTTCCATTACAGTATTATCTCTAAGTCTTACAAAAAGTGAATTAGGGTAAATGATATAAGAAGCAAGTCCATCCTCACTATCTAATTTCTCGCTATAAGTAAGTACTCCTTTTTCTGGTAAGTATTCATCATCTGTACTAACCTCTAAATTCTCACCTTTAAGTCTTAGTTTATAATAGCTCCCCTCGAAATCTAAGCAGTCTGTGTTTTTAAAGTAAGCGTTAATATATAATCTATCTAGTATCTCCATCTTGATTATCCTCCTGCGTATTTGTTAATGTCTATTTTTGTTTCTGTGAGCTTGATAAGAATAAACTCCATATTTCCCCCTTCTCTAGCGTACTTTTCTATGTTTAACGACACTACTCTTGCATCATTGACTCCTAAGTACTGAAATAGAGCGTCTTGTACTAGTTTATTCATATTATCTAAGTCTCTTCTTCCGCTACCTTGTTTAAGAACGTACTCTATATGTAAATGGTATAGCGGTATCTTTTTCATCTCTTCTATTATGCTTTCATCTTGTGAGTTTAACTGAGCTATGATCCTGTCTTTGAAATCTTTAGCTGCTGGCGCCATATACCTACCTCCTCCTTTTCTTGGCATGTAAATACTGTTAACGGAAGGTATAGTGGCATCTTTAAACTCTAGAAGCACTGTTAATCCTTTCTTCATCTTTAATATTTTGGTGATTTGGTGTTTTGATTTAGTTATGTTTAAAATGGCAATTGATCTAAGTTTTGTTCTTCAGCAGGTTGTTCCGCCACTAAATTAACAAACGCCTCCTTAGCTGCCTCTTTATCTGAAAACCCATCCTTCTCCCCTAAATTAAAGCTTTGAGAGTCCTGTACAATATACTCGTAACTCTTCTGCCATTCTGTAGGCTCAATAGGGTTAGCTGAAATAGAGTCGTACCTAGTTGGGTTTATCTCTACGTGGTTTAGTGAAGAGGAGATTTGGTAGGGAACTTTATCCATCTTACCCCTCCTATTCTTTACTACTGCTATATATCCTGTATTGTATGCTGATTTAGGCGCTTTACCAATAGTTATCTGCATGTCTAGGATTTGTTGCTTTCTTGATGACTCGGCTAGACCTTGTAGTGGAATATAGTCATTATCATAGAAAGTAATTTTAGGTTGAGATAGGATAAAAACAAGCTTACCTCCCCCTGCTCTTGATAGTTTAGTTAATTCATCATATAGAACTCCCCCTGCATCATACATACTCTCAGCTCCAGTTGCAATATTCGTATCGTAATCCACTACTAGCATATCAAAGTCATCAATTCTAGCCATAAAGTAGTTAACAAGTTCCTCTGCCTGTAAAGTTTGGGAAGGGACACATGTGAACTTAAACTTACCACCTAGAATCTCAGTTGTCTTATCTATGTAGTGTTTAGGGTTATTATATACATCACCTACTGGAACATGCAAGGCTTGGGCGGACATACGAATAAGGAAATCAGACGCTACTAAGTCTCCAGCTGCTACATACATTACTCTCTTACCCGCCTTACAAGCTTCTATACTCTCTGACATGGCGAATAGTGATTTACCTGAGTTGTGTACGATTGCTCCATTAGCTAAGGCGAAGTTATGACAATCATGATCTACCTCTAAGTCATAAACCGGAACTGTGAAGTCTAATTTTTCCAGGCTCTTCTCAATTACTCTAATAAATGTTTTGGATAAGGCATCTTCTATCGAGTCCTGCATAGTTAAGTCCTCAGCTGCCATCCATCCGTCCATCTTAGTTAGGAATTTGTGGTCTCTTGTACATTTAATCATAGAGCCGTCTTCAAAGGTAAGTTTAATGAGTTCATCTACTTCCTTGCTAATAAAAACGTCCTTAACATTAGTAACTATAAACTCTCCCTCATGAAAAGAATCTACCTTAAATGACTCACCTTCTCTAATTTGTCTATGTAGGTCTCTGAAGTTTATGTCCCCTTTATCAGTCTTAACTTCAACAAACTCAGCAAAACAACCAGGCTTACCTGATACACAAACTAGCTGAGCATTAAGGTATTCTCCAACTGGGCTACACTCATTAATCATCTTTATAGAGCTTTTGATACCTGAGCTGTTTAGTGGATCTTCATCTCTCCCCGCTGCTTCTTCAAATGAATCTATCCTAATGGTTTGTGAGAATTGATCTTTATAGTCCGTGTTTCTAATGAAGTTTAGCCTCTCTGTTGTATCTGCTATTTCATTGGACTTTAGGATTATCTCGTTCTCACATATCTTTCTAAACGTATTTCTATATTGTGCGATGTCCGATGCGGGTAGATTCTTAAACTCCATTATCTTCCCTATAACTTTATCCATGGCTTTAGGGTTCATCTCAGGAAGATTATTCACTAAGAGATGCTCATTTAAGTTAATCGCATCGTTATCTCGCACAAGTTTAGTAAGAGTGACTTCAAGGGTATTCTCCCTCAATCCGCTTCTTGTAAGGTAATCTAAAAAGTGATTTATGTTTGTCTTAGCTTCATGTGTTAAGTACCCGTTAAATAAGGCATAACACACACTAAGTTCAAGTCGTTCATTCTCCATAATTAATTGTTGTGTTTATTTATTAGTTCTCTCAAAAATTCAACTCCCTCAGGATAAACTAATGTGGTGTAGACTATGTGAAATCCACGATCACCATCTATCCAACTTGAGCAAACATACCTAAAATAACCTAAGTCTATGTATTCATCTTTGGGCTTATTGTCTTTATCTATAACACTCAATTCTCTCAAAATCTCATAAAACCTTCTTCTCTTACTTCTTTTTAACTTGAGGATCTTAGCTACTGAATTAAGTGGAACTAGCTTACCTCCGTCAGTAACTGTGTCATAAAAACTCGCCTTATTGGATAACTCTCTATTCTTATTCTCCAAAGGCTTAACATATTGTTCTTCATAATCTAATAGCGCTTCAAGTAATTCAGACTCATCTTCAGCCTCTAATATCCTTAATTGTAGGTCTTTTCTAAGTTCGTTCATATCTCGTTATTTTAGTATTCTAGTTTTCTCAAGTTCTTTAGCTTTTCCTCTTCAAATTCTGTCCCTAAATATAAATCAAGTGTATTCTGGGTAATCTTTATTTTCACTCCATCTACTATAAGGTAAACCGCTTCTCCATAAGGTAGCTCTGGGAAAAGATGATTAATACCACACCAGACAGGATGACCAGGAAGTACATTTACGTGAACCTCTTTAGTCTCCCCTCTTTTCTTATAACCTTCTACTAACTCAAACAAAGCCCTCTTACATCTAACAGCTCTTATCTCATCATCTATTTCTGCTAGTTGTTTAGTTACAGCCCTCTTTTTAAATTCAAGGTTGCTTATCTGTTCTATGTACTGGTTTTCTTTCATATCATCAGTCTTTTTATTTCGTTAACTTTAGAGAGCTTGTAATAATCCTTTATCATCTGTAGCTGGTGTTTTAGTTTTTTAGAATATATAGGAACCTCTCTCTTAAACTCCAGACAGTAAATATTAACCTCTTTCTCCCTACTTCTCCCAATAGCCTGTAGAATATGATTAGGAGCTTTCTCTTCCAGCATTAAAAATATACTCTTGATGTTAGGGAAGTCTATGGAGTTATAACCAGAGCGTGTCCCAAAGAATATATCTACCTTATCATCTCTAACTAAATCTTTTGCCTCATTCATACTTAACTTTTCTCCATTGTAAGTATAACCTGAAGAAGAGAGTATGAGTATGTTTAGTGATTTATCTAGTTTAGGTGTGAGGTTTTCTATGACTTGTGTTCGGTTAATGGGTATAAATGTAGTTCCCTTTCGATACTTAACCATGAACTTGTTGAAATCTCTAATAAATTCAGGGTTGTCATAGAGATTATCTTTTACATAATTTAGGTTTATCACAGAGTTCTTACTGGTTTCCTCTATAACTATTTCTAAATCAGACTGGTATCTCTCTAGGTGCATGGTCTTGTGGCTGGGAGTTAAATGTACCGTAGCATAACCAAAATATTTTACCAAGTTCTGATTTTTGATGTTGTAGTATTCGTTTGAGTTAGGGGTTAGTCTCTCTGTTCCGGATTTATTTGAAGTAGCTGAGAATCCATACATAAACTCTCTCCCCAGCAAGGTTGTATCTAAATGGAGGCACATCATATCATTAAGGCTCTGCTCCACCTCATCAAATAGAATAACCTTTACTTTCTTTAACCAATCTATGTTATCTTCATTTTTAGATTGTTCACTTCTCCAAAATCCCTTAGCGTTTATAAAATTCACATACAAGTTTGGATTAAAGTAACCTGGATCTTCTAACTTAAATTTACTACATGCTCTATCCTTCAGTTCCTCTAAGGCTTTACTTGAAGAGGTTATAAAGAGAGTTGGTATTTTGTTCTCATTTAAGTATGCAGCAAGGGTAGCCATAATCTCACTCTTGCCGTATCCTGTATAAACCTGACATAGACCTATTCTGTATCTAAGTAGTTTTTGTAGTAATTCGTTTTGGTTGTCTAGTAAGTTTTCAAATTCAGGTAACTCTAATCGCATGGTTCTCAATATATTATGTTGTCTGTATAATTAAATAGATTACGGTGTTTGTCGATAAATTCAATGATATCCCACTTTAAATCTTTATCTTCTATCTTCTTAAATTTATCTTCGTGTTCTTGTAATAATTCATCGTACTGCTTTAATGGAAGTGATCTATCTAATACAACCATTCTAACTGGAGATTTACCTATATATTTACGAGAGTTTATGTCCCTAATTTCAGTAATCTTCTTCCCGTCAAAGTCTATAGTTATGTTAGGCTCTATTCCTTCAATTTTCAAGCCCTCTGTGTGATAGTCCGAATATATGAACTTGTAATAATTAGAACCATCCTTGAAGAAAACCTGTCCATCTAAGCAGACTATTATTACATATCTAGTATCCTTCATAGTTTATATATTTTACTCTTTTATCTTTATTTATTATGTCTTTGGCCTTTAGAACTTCCTCATCTCCAAAAACGCTGATACATCTGTTCTTCTCCCCATCTAAAAGGTATAATTCATCGCCCTCATCTAGTTCAAAGGTTACACAAATAAATCGCTGCTCAGGTAAATTAAAACTCTTAAAGCACCCTCTATCTAATTTATAATACGCAGACCCTTCCTCCTTTTCTTGAATTCTGAGTCTTTTGATTAATTCTTCTCTATTCATTCTTAAGCTTTTCTAATTCATTTATATTCTCTATTTGATCTTTAAGTTTAGTAGCGAAATAGAAAGCCCACCCTTCATTAAACTCTAACTCCTTCATGTCTTTATCGTGAGTATTGTAGAACTTGTAAACCTTGTAGATGTATTTTGGAGCAGTTTTAGCGTATAAAGAAGCAGTGTTGAATTCTGAGTAAGTAGTTTCAAAGTTATTTCTAATCCCATCTAACTCCCAGTCTCCCCTATACTGTACCCTTAGTTTGTGATTCTCTAGTCTAAGTGTATACCTTTTTCCTTGCTCCATTCTTCCATCAGTTTTGGTGTTCTGTTCTCTACTCTAGTTTTATCTAAGAAGTTCTGTATCTGCATATTATTGTAAGTTAGATCTGAAAGTTTAGTCCTCAAAATCTCCTTATCTTCCTTGTTAATGTGGATACTCTCTGTGACATAAGCTCCAACCATTTTACCCAAGTTATCGTCATATGCTACAGCTGGGAATTGAGCGTTAATTATCTCGTATCCTTTACTCTCAAGCCAGTCTGCAAACTCCTTAGCTAAAAACTCACTCTTAGTCATGGTCAGGTATAATCAAGGTATTCGGATCTTCTTTTAATCTTTCAACATAACCTGTGCTAGGACCTTCTAAGTGGAATAAATCTCCTGCAGTATACCTTATATCATTACCACTTACGATCACTTTATTGAATATGTAAGGCCTATCTTGGTAAACTGCTAGTCTCATAAAAAATAGAGATCCTCCTAGTTCCATTTCAGGTTCAGAGCCAAAGAGAGTATCAAAGTCTGCAAGTTCTTCTTTTGTGACAACCTCTACTACCATTTCCGATAGCTCAACTTCTTTTGGGTCATCTGTTACTTTTATTGAATCGACCTCTTTTAATTCTCTTAGCTTCTGGGTTAATCTTACTAATAAACTGTAATTCATCTTTAATTTTTTGTTGGTTTTTATTGTAATTTTTGTATCAGCATTTCTTCAGGGTCGTCCCCATTTGATTTCACTATGCTATAATCTGCGTATATAATTTTCTTCTTTAGTTTATCCCTTAAGTTTGTTGATAGTTCAGTGTTATCCAGCCAAACGATTATCTTATCTGGGAGTCTGTCATCTAAAGAGTTAATCTGAGCAGTTGTCATTGTTGAGCCTGAGATTGCTAGTACATTTACATCAGGGTAGACCATAGCGATAGACATCGCATCAAAAGGACCTTCACAGATTACATAAACATCACTACCCCTGTCAATAAGATAATAAGGTTTAGATTTAATAGGCGGTAGAAAATACTTCATGTCTCCTATTGGTTTGTAAAGTCTCTTAATGTAGTACTTAATCTCCCCATCAAAATAATAAGGAATATAGATCCCGTCATCACTAAAGCGTAAATCAAAGTTTCTATATTCCCTAATGAGTCTATTATTACCTCGATGTCTAAAGTACGCTAATCCCTTCTCATCTATTTTCTCTGAGCCTTTTTCTAAATCCCCTAACCTCTTAAACTCATCTAAATAATCAGTGCATCTAACCGCCTTCAAATAATCTAGTATCGAATCAGCTCTTAGGTTTTCTGCGTTAATATTAAATGTATTATCAAGGAAGACTCGGTTACATCTATGACAGTATCCAAAATCCAGAGACTTAGAGAGGTATAGCTTTGTCTTTTCATAGTTCAACTCCTCCTTACACTTTGGGCACTGAATTATATACCACTCCTCATTCTGTTTACAATCGTATCTTTCATCAGGAGGTAGGAGTTCATCGAAACTTAATTTTACTACTCTAGACATCTTAGTTATAATTTTTACTTCTTGTTACCTTTCTTCTTAGATTTAGGCTCTTCTTTTGATTCTTCTTCTGCAGGAGCTTGTTCTTCCTCTTCTACTTCTTCAACTTCCTCCTCTTCCGGTAAATCATCACCCTCTTCTTCCTCTGGGGCTACTTCTGGTTGAGCTTTATTTGGTTCTGGTTTAGTTTTTACCTCTTCCTTAACTTGTTGTTCCTCACTATTAGAATAAACTAGTTCAGGCTGGCTTGCGATAACTTGTTTTTCTGGAACGGTGAAGTCTAAGTTTGATTTAAATGATTCACCTGGTCCTAAACTGATAACGGTACCTAAATGTTGGAATGCTACAATCCCTGTACCTGTGTTTTTAACTGAAATTTCCATATGGTTTGTGTGTTAAAATTGTTATACTTGTCTTGTTTCTTCTTTTGTAACCTCTGTTGTTTCTGGGTCATAGATGTAACTAGGGTTTACTTGACAGTCAGCTAATTGATTTCTCTCAGTCGCTGGTGCTGTAACTTTGAATTTGATCTGCTCTGGCGAAAAGTTCTCTACTATTGCCATGATGTCTCTATCTGAAAGAAGTGAGTTAATTGATTCTCCTCCAGGTTGAATTGTAAAATAACGGGAAGCAATAAATAAGTTCACTGGTGCTGTCCCTACATTAACGATTTGCATGTGCTTATTAAATTAAATTAAATGGTTTATATTCTCTGTTATTTCTCCTGTGTCAGTTACGGTTGCCTCTGTAGTTAAAATCATGGAAGCTATACTTGCAGCGGACTCTAAAGCTACTCTTGTTACTTTCTTAGGGTCAACTACTCCAATCTCGTATAAGTCTCCATAATTATCTCCTTTAGCATCATAACCGTAAGAGAAGGCTTTGTTTTTGATAACTTTATTTAATACTACTTCAGGTTGTCCTCCAGCATTACTTACGATCTGCTTTAGTGGAGATAGGATTGCATTTTGTACGATAGCCACTCCTAACTTCTCTCCCTCCGATGTAGTCTTTAAGCCCCCTAATTGAGAAGATATTTTAGCTAAGGAAGTTCCACCACCAGGCACAATACCCTCCTCTAAGGCAGCACGTGTAGCATGTAAAGCATCATCTATTCTATCTCTCTTCTCTTTTAATTCTACTTCTGAAGGTGCTCCAACAAATATAACTCCTACACCCCCTTGAAGTTTAGCAGCTCTTTCTCTTAGTACCTCTTTATCGTAGTCTTTATTAGCGGAACTTTCTTGAGACTTTAATTGATCTACTCTTTCTTTAATCTTATTTTTGTCTCCTGCTCCTCCTGAAATTGTAGTAGTTCTCTCAGTTATAATTACCTTTGAAGCTCTACCTAAGAAAGAAGGCTCCATTTTACTCACTGGTAATCCCTTTTCATTAGATAGCATAGTAGCCCCTGTAAGTAAAGCAATATCCTCTAAATAATCAGTAACTCTAGAACCTATACCCGGAGCCTTAACACAAGCTACTTTAATTGCCCCCTTGATTCTGTTCGTGATAAGTGTATTTAAAAGTTCACCTTCCACATCCCCAGCTATAATTAAAAGTGACTCTGAGTTTCTAGCTATCGGTTCAATTATTCCTATCAAATCTTTAAAGTTCACAAGTCTCATATCTGCTAGTAAAATATAAGGGTTCTCTAGGATAGCTGTCTTCTTCTCAAGGTCTGTCATAAAGTAAGGAGAAATGTAACCTCTGTCAAACTGCATACCTTCCACCACCTCTACAGTAGTTTCGATACCCCTTGTTTGATCTTCTACAGTTACAATCCCATCTTTACCTACTTTAGAGAATGCCTGTGAAATCAACCCTCCAATCTCTTTGTCATTGTTAGCTGAGATAGAGGCGATTTGGTTAAGCTTCTCTAAGTTGGTTGAATCGATCTCTACTGTGTTTTCATTTAGTAGTTCAATCGCCTTGTTTACAGCTAAGTCAATTCCTCTCTTAATATCTACAGAAGCAACACCGGAGTCTACGTATTTTAATCCAGCGTTTACCATAGATTGAGCAAGAACTGTAGCTGTAGTAGTACCATCCCCTGCTAGGTCGTTACTTCTAGATGCAACTTGTCTTAATAGTTGGGCCCCCATGTTTTGTACTCTATCTGGAAGCTCTATTGATTTTGCTACTGAAACCCCATCTTTGGTTATGTGAGGTCTGTTCATTGGTTTCTCTATCATTACATTTCGACCTCTTGGACCTAGTGTAACTTTTACTGCATCAGCTAGAAGGTTAACCCCCTTTAAGAGTTCCTTCCTTGCTGTGTCGTTAAATTTAATTTCTTTTGGCATGATTTTCTAATTGTTTTATGTATTTCAAATCTCTCTCCTGAACTCCCTTAATAATTCTCAACAACACAGCTCGACCTTTAGGTGTAATTAGAGTTTGCAATCCAGCTTTGCCATTGTGTGAATTTATGTACTCTTTTAAAGTAAACAAATCCGAGTATTGAGAGTAAGGTTTCAGATTACCAGCTTTATCTCTGTAGATGTAAGATTTGTCAAGTAATATCTGAATAAACTCTTGTTGCTTTAATCCTAATTCTTTTGCAGTATCTCTAAAGTTAGTCAGAAGATCTCTTTCAATTAAATTATCAAAATACTCCACCTTTGGTTCATCTTGTTTAATCTTTTCTTCTAGCAGTTGATTCTTCTCTACTTCATCAGCATACGCTCTTAAAGCTTCTGGTAAAGTCTTCGGAATGTAGAGTTGTTGATTTGATACCACCTCTCTTAGTTTCTTTTCGCATTCAATGAAGTACTGTCTTGCTAATTTACCTTTCTCAGATCGTTGAATCATTGAAATCTCTTTAGCAGTATCTAAGGTTAATGCCCAATCCTTTTTGTTAGTTCCACCAGTATTATTACTAGCATTCACAAAAATGTTAACCGCCTCAAAATCAACACCTTCCTCAAATCCATAATCTATCATTCTAGGCATCCACATTGTAATAGGTGTTGTAATCTCTAAAAATTTATGAAGCTCTCTAGCAGATACTACTTGAGCTCCACTTTCGTTTGTCGTAATTTTAATAAGTTCTGTCATTGTTTTATCTTTTATTTAATTATATCAGTTAGGTTTTTCATATTTTTACGATAAACTCCTGTAATTTGAGGTTATACTTATTTTTGAGTAAAACCCTAGTAATTATCTGATTTCAAACAACTCCTCAAATTTGAGTAATCGTTATCACCTCACTGAGAGTAGATTTTCCCTCAGTTCAACCCTTGCTAACTTTTGAGCAGGGCTATAGGTGGGCTAAGATTTCAGCTGATCTCCTAATCAAGTAGAGTTTTTGACAACTTTATTATTAACTTTCCACTGGTTCTGCAAATATACAAATTTTAATTCAAATAACGAACTTTACTACCCTCAGATGTTAACTCGAATAAAATCTTACCTGAATCCATTGTAAAGTTATCTGTATGAGTGGCAATAAGCATAACCCCTACATTCATTTGAGTAAGCATATTCACAGCTACATCTAAGTTATCCTTGTCTAGATATTTTAAGAACTCATCGAATATTAAAAGTCCAGAACCTAAAATTGAACGATATAAGAAGTAGATGTCACATAGAGTCTTTTGTCCAGATGATAAGTTTTCGTAATCTATAAAGTGAGAATTAACATTAAACTTAACTGATAGATCTGAAAACTCCCTTCCATTCTTTCTTGTTGAGGTAGTCTTAAATTCAAACATCTCATTAGTAAAATTCTCAGTGAGTCTATTTAAGATCTCAGTGTAAATTAATCCATCTTTATCCATTAGCTTACTATACTTCTCATAAACCGTTAAGTCCTTAGATAGTTTAGCAAGTTCATATGATTTAAGTACCAAGCTCTCCTCTAACTGGATAACCTCTGACCTTAGTGATTTTAATCTATCATTCTCTTTTAGTTTTCCTTGTAGAGTTAATATCTGGTTAGTAGCGTCATTTACATCAATTTCAGCTACGTTCTCAGTATTAGATAGTAAAAGCTCTGTAAGTTTATTTTCATTAGATTTTAGGCGTATCTCTGTGCTCTCTAATTGTGACTTTAAAGATTGGTAAACTGAAAGCTCTGTGGAAATCTTGGTTATCTCCTCTTGTACAACTTCCTTATCTCCCAGTTCCTTTAGTCTATCATTATGCAGCTTATATTCACCTCTTAGATTAGTTAATTCGTCATTTAGTTTGGCTTCCTGATTCTTTAACTCTTCTATATTTTTAAGGTGAAGCTCCAGTCCTATATCTTGATTACAACTTGAGCATTTAGGTATTGTTTGGTTTTCTAAGGACTCTCTTCTGGATTTCACCCCTTCTAGTTCCTTAGCTTTCATCATTCCAAGTGTCTTTGCCTCATTAACTTTACTCTCTACTCCTGAAAAACCTCTAAGCCTCTCTTTAAGTTCTTCTAGGTTATTTTCAGATGGTTCCTTTATTTGAGATCTTAGAGTAGCGAGCGTAGACTTATCATTTTCTATCTGTGACTCTAATACTCTCTTATCGCTCTGGAACTTTAGAAATGCATTGTACGAACTTATTTTATTTTTAAGAGAGGTTATCTGGTTGTTAAGGTCAAGTATCTCATCTTCTGTAAGCAGTTTAACTTCACCGTATTCCCCTAAATCTCTCTTTCTCATTTCAAGGTTAGACTCTATTCTCGCTACTTCCTCTTCTAATTCTTTATGGGTGTAGTGGATAGAATCTTTTAGGATATCACAAGCATCTTTAAATTTATCTAGGACGTCCAGTTTATAGTGTTTAGATAATAGGTCAATCCTTCTTACTGAGTTCATTTTACCTAATAGAGAAACAACCTTAGAGTCAATCACCATGCTGTCAAGATACTCAATAAAAGGAAGTCGGTTAACAATATCAGGCTGTACTTCAATAGCTTTAGCGTAATCTTGTTTAACTCCCTCTATATATAATTCGTCTGTAGCATGGGAGTTTCTTACAATCTTATAGTTAACCCCTTCATAATTCAAGTTAAGCTCTATTCTACATTCATCTTCCCCAATCTTAACTGAATCTTTTAAACTTCTATCTCCTTGTAAACCTATAACCAATGCATCTAAAAACGAACTCTTACCTGAACCATTCTCTCCCAGCACAAGCGTCTTAGGTGAAAATTCGTAATCTAGTTCTTTAATGCTTCGGTAGTTTCTAATGGAGATATTCTTAAGTTCAAAGTCAAAGTTAATCGGATTGTATATAACCTTCTCTTTAAGCATATCGTGGAGACCCTTTAAATTCTGAGACTCCATTACTTTATCTATAAGCTCCTCTATCTTATTCCAATCTGAGGTGTCTACTTTATGGTGATGTGATTTGGCTCCTGATGGCTTATAGACGTAGTAAGTGTTTGTTTCAATATCTGGTCCAACTTTATCTCTATCGGAAGTGTACACCATTTTAGAGAGTATTTTACCAGAAGGATCTAAAGGCTCACGGAAGAACTCTCTAGTCGCTGTATCATAAACTACTACCTGTCCATAATCCTCTTCATCCACCTTAACTTGAACTGGAGGACCTATAGAGTGGCAATTATTAACCTGAACTATCTTATGTATATCTCCAAAAATTCCTGTATGAAACTTTGTGATATCGAGACTTTGACCCTTAAACCGTTCATTCCCCAGAGTTACGTGACCTATCATTAAATCTACTTTCTTCTCTGGTGTTGGAATTTCTTCTCCTCTAATGTAATCCTGTAAGTAAGTAACGTGTCCCTCATCCTCTACATAACCTTGATGAACATACTTAACCTTTCCTCTATAATCGAAATAAAGTGTCAGGTCAGTTACGTCTGGGGTCGGTACAGGTGAATTAGCGTCATGGTTTCCGATAGTTATGTAGATCCTGTCAAAGTAATCACACAGCTTATCGAAAAACTCCCTTACTAATAGATTTACTTGAGGTGGGTTAATTGGTTTATTTAAGATGTCTCCTGCTAAAAAGATAGTCTTAATTCCGTATTTCTTAGCTACATTCACATAAAGGTCAGGGAGGTCTCTAAACTGGTTAAATCTAGAGTTCTCCGTGACGTTATACCTATTGTATTTATCTATGTGGATGTCGCCTGTTATCAAGTATTTCATTTGTTAAGCGATTTAAGATACCCTTTGTAGTAGCTGTAATTTAAATCCAGAAAGTTGTCTATACAGTATTGATTAAACGCATTCTCATCTGGATACTCTGCTTTCAAAGGTACATTATTAACTAGCCAGTCCGCTTTACTATATTCTGGGTTATCTTCTACTTTAAATGACTCTAGCTGCAGTAAAAATAAATCCTTGTCCTTAGTAAAGCTGTAATTATCCTCTCCCATCAAATCCTTAACGTGCATTATCCCATCAAGTATTATCTCAGGGTTTCTGTTATTTTTAAGGTAATTGTGAGATCCGTAGAGAGACTGGTAGATACTATGATACTCGTAAAGATCCATACCTTCATACTTATCTAGAGCGTCTTCATAAATATAGATCTCCCTAGTTTTGGTAATCCTGTAGAAATCAACCTTTGGAGTTACACATGCTACCCAATCTGAGTCTTTGGATACGAGTACTGACTTTTCTTCACTTTCATTAACCAGCTTACTTCTAGAAACTATATAAGCAAAGTCGTCTGCCTCAAAGCCTGAAAGTATAATAGAAGGAAAACCAAGCTTAGCAGAGTCAGATACTAATTTATACTTAACTCGCTGCCTGCTTTGGAATTGCTCTGTTTTCTTCTTTAGTTCAGCTTTTTCCTCTTCAGTCATATCATCCGTAATACTCTCCTCCCCCCTATAATCTCTGTCACCCTTGTAGTCACTTAGGTTTCTTGTTTTATAATATGGAGACTTATCCCAAAGGAGGACCACATTATCTGCAGTTACCTCCTCTCGAACAAGCTTTATTATACTTTGAATGAACGACTTTAATAATTTCTGATCGTGATACCCGGGTTTATCCTTTAACATCATCCAGTTTCTAGTTAAGTATAGCTGTGCGTCAATGAAAGCATACTTATATCTGGTCGTGTTATTAGAATGGGGCATCTTCGTTATTTGCTGCTGGTGTTGGTGTTGTAGTTACTTGCTGAGGTGCACTAAAAGATTGCTGAGAAGGCTCTACTAAGTTTGCAGCATTACCCAACATTTCTTGCATTTTAGCTTTAACCTTAACATAGAAGTCGTAGTCAAATCTATCATCCGCTTTAGATACTCCCAATAAATCATTAACTGGATCGTGGAATACTTTAGCTGAAGCCTCTGGAATATTAACTGAAGGCTGACCATTTGTTAATCCGTAGTGATCCTCTGTAATTGAAGCTAAGTTAACAGTACTAGTCCATACTCCTTTATCTTTGTAGTAGTTAATGATCATAAGTCCTTTTCTATCGTTAATTTCGTTAGTGAAGAACTTTTGTGTCCAGTTAAATCCACCACCTGCTAATTCACTCTTCGCTTTAATCTCTGCTTGGAATGCTTGAGCTGCTCTATTGTGGTCAAATATAAATAAACAAGGGCAGCTTTCATTAGGGATCTCCCCCGCTAGGTTTTTATGTTTAAGAACGTATAGGTAAGTCAAGAAGTAATTTCTGTTTCTCACTAATTTCCAAGATACTTCCTCTTTAACTAGTCTGTCATGCAAAGATACTACCTCTCCATACAAAGCTTCCTCCTTACTTCCAGGTTCAAATTTATAGAAGTTCTGAGGGAGGATTCTTACCCATCTTGCGAATTTGTCATCTTCATTAAGTGTTAGTTTCACCTCTTTTACTCCAGATACTGAAACTGCAGGTGAACCACTGTCCGTAACCATAGGAACTCCGTAGATTGTACCGAATGAATCTGGAGTACTCATGTATACTTTTGTTAATTTCTCTGCTTTTGGAATGTCGTTATAACTTCCTGTTTGTTTTCTTTCTTTTGGTGTTGTGTCTTTTTCTAGTTGCTCTAAAAAGCTGTTAAAATCAAAATTCATGATGTCTAAAATTTAAAAAGTTAATTATAATTCTGTTATTTCTTTATTCTGTTATATCAAATCTCTTATCCTTTACTAATTTCCCTACTTTCACTTTATTGATGTGGGTTAGTTTTACATTTGGATCTACTTCTTCAAATTGTCTTGCTTTCTTAATTGCGTAATCTATTTTGTACCCCACGGATAAACATACTTCGTGATCTCCAACATAACCCATTCCCATATAGATGTACTCTCCTAGTTTGAACTGGCTACTCTTAATATAGTCTAGTTCTTGTTGAATTTCTGTGCTCATAGTAATTCTGTTTTTCCTTTATTAGTTAATCTGTACTTACCATCATCTCCTTTCTCAAAATACTTATTCTTTATATAGTCATGAGTTGGTGAGATCGCTCCCATGGCAAGTAGTTTATTTATTAATTCAAGCGGAGTCTTTACGATAGTATATTCGTTTAATTCTCCGTTTCTAAATATATTCTTGAGTTTTTCCATGTCAAATAGTTTCTTCTCTACCTATAAGTCTTTGCACTCTAACTCTAGCCGGTCATAAAGTCTAACTAGTTGGTTCTAAATTATTTAACTCAACCTCTAGTCCATCATAGTTTGCCATTAAGACTATCTTTCCATTCATCATCATAGGTATCCCTTCATCATCTAAAACTAAGTGGTACGCCTTATCATAGTCAAACTCATCTCTCTTAATCTCCTGTATTTCCCCACCAGTCTTATCATCGCTTACGTATCCAAAGTGGTAGTCATAAAACAAAATATACTCTCCTGGAATTTGTCCCGTATCTACTATCAATTCTCCATCGTTAGTAAATATGATAGATCCTAGAAATTCGTGTGTTGAAGGGGTGGTACCAAATATATATCCATCCTTCACTCTTATTTTTACTTTTACTGCTTTCATGTTATTTTAACTCTAGTTTACTGATGAGGTGATTCAATATGTTCTTTATTTTATCTAGGCAGCCTATTCTCTCAGCCACATCTAAATAACTCGTTTCACCTAGATTCTTCTTATGGGCTCTTATTGAAATATTAAACCTGTAGTAGAGTTCTTGATACACCTTATTCCAAACATCTCTAAAACTAACCCCGGTTGAACCTGCATAAAGTCTTGCTAATTGATTTATCTGCTGTCTCTCCGGTAGTTCAGGTAAAGTCACGTCTTCAAATGGAATAGCTTTTAGTGCAGCTTCGTTTTCTCTTTGATTTTCTTCTAACCTTCTAATTCTTTCATCCTGCTCATTTTGCCTCTGTTCGATTTCCAGTAGGGCCTGAGCCTGTAGAGCAAACATTTGAGCAGTTGTCATCGGCTTAACTGAGTAATGTCCGGTTTTTCTAATAGTTGGCAATACCTCTTTAGTCACCCAATCTTTAAATGGCTTAGCTTTTGGTTTTCTACATCCAAGAATAACATCATAAAGCCCCGACTCATTTATAAAGTTAATAACCTGCTCACCTCCAGAAGTTGAAAGGGGGTGACTTGAAATAACCCCCTCATCTAAACGCCTTGCTACAGCGGATCTTTGGAGTTCTAGTACATCACAAACATCTGCTAAACAAAATAGAGGTTCTTGGTTTTCATCTAAAATAATCCTAATAGTTCCAAATTGTTCGTTCTTAAAAATTTCTACTTTAGTGTTCATAATTTTGTTATTTCTTTTATTAATTATACATATTACCTAACCTCTTGCTTTCATTTTCAAATATTCTTCATTCCTTACCTCTTTAGCTTCACCTTCTTCGTTTAGCAGTGAGTTCATCTTTTTGGAATACTCCTCCTTACTCAATGATGGTAGATCTTCTAGTTTAGTATACTTTGTTTTGGAAAGCTCTACTCTTATATCCTCCATCCAAGCATTACATTTAGGAGGCTTACCAATAGGGTTGAACCATCTAGTCTTATTTTCACCCTCAAATGTTACACCTATCTCTGCTCTCCACCACCTAACATTGCATACATAATAATCTGTTACCTCTCCCCAGCCGTACAAATAATGGTAGACTTTCTCTCCTTTCTTTATAGGCCAGTTTATGTCTTTTTCGTTAAAATCTTCCCATTCCATAGTTTATCATAATAATTTAACAAATCTCTCACTAATCTCCTACTCACCATATATAAGTTCTTAGGTATAAAGGGAGGTTTTGAAGTATAATATAGGTAGCAAGCATTCATCTGACCTTTTGTGAACGCTTTGTCAATGAGGTAATCTAAATGTACTTTTAAGAAATACCCGATAGCCTGTGCGTACATTCTCATTCCAGGTATAACTTCTTCATCTCGTTCTTCTACATCTTTACATAGTTGATTCAAGACTTCTTCGTTTATATTGTTTACTTCTAATCTATGTCTCATCTTAATCATCTTCCCATCATACTCTAGAACTTTATTAGCTAAATCATCAGGCTCTCTTATGAACTCAGATGGCAAAACTTCTCTATCTTTTATTAATAGTTGAGCAAGTTTAGCTAAGTTTTCTGCTTCCTGAGGTGTACATGTTTCTCCCGTTAAAAGTTCTGCATTAGTCTCTCTAGCTGAAAAATAATGGTAGTACTCCATCATCACTACAGCTCTCCTTAAAGACTTAGCGAAATCATCTCTTCTCTTTTCTTTATTTGTCATGGTTTCTTTTTTTTTACTTTACGCTTCTTAATACATTCTCCATCTCTTTAGTCTTATTGATAACCTCCATAGAAACGTCAGGACTTAATTTATTCCACTCACTTCTCAACTCTTCAAGTCTTTCTCCACCTAAAGCTAAATATTCTTCTCGAGTCAAAGTTCTGCCCTTCTCCTGAGTTGCTTTGAATATTTCTCGATCCAATTCGTTGTAATTCTTTCTTATCTCCTCTAACTCCGCGGCTTTCTTTATATCGTTTAATTTATTTAAGAGGACTTGCTTACCCTTAGCTGTAATTAGAGTTTGAATTCCCGTCACCCCATTAGTTTTATTCACAAAGTCTCTCATCTCGAAAATACCATCCTGAACATGCTTAGAATATGGTTTTAATTGATTGAACTGATCCCTATATAAATACCTATTCCTTTCTAATAAGCTTATAAACTCTTGCTCTCCCATGAGGTTAAACTCTTTGGCAGTGTCTCTAAAGCTAGTTAGGTATCCACTCTCTACAAAATGATCATAGTAATCTGCTTTAGGTTTTAATATTTCAATCTCTTGTCTAGCTTCTTTAAGTTTACTAGCAAGTCCAATTATAAGGTCTGGATTAGTTAGTATATCTTCAAGTGTAGTTGGAGTGGCAGTAAAACCAATAGTCAGTAATTCCTTAATCCTATCGTTACACCAAAGTTTGAAATCCACAGATAACCATTGAGCGAAATCTAAAGCTAAATCTTCACACATCCAAGTTCCCTGTTCTCCAAGACCTCCTTTAACTACTTTTAGAATAGAATTATCAATATTTGCTAACTCGTTGATACTCAGCGATGCGCTAAAAAGCGTTTCGCCTATTGATGGGCTTTTGCGACGAATCAACGCTCTTACTAATTCCTGGGTTTCTTCCATCCTCAAATAGTTATTTATACGCTTACCTTCAAAAGCCTTAATCATCTGAGTTGCATTAATCATTACACCCTCTCTTCCTGTTAATTGAAACGTTATCTCTTTGTTGTTGTACTTGTATATTTTATTTTCTGTCATGATTTTATATTTATTAAGTTTATTATTTCTCTTTATTTCTTAACTCGCTGATAATCAGAATTACGGGATTTTCTCGCAATTTAACCCACTCGCTATTTAAACAATATCACACAATGACCACCCTCTACTAAATTAGGCTCAGTGCGGAAATTCTCCTGGAAATACTTTTGATTAACTAGCCATTGATCCGATGTATTACTCTCACTAACGGCTATCATATCTCCAAGTTTAGGGCTGCCACTTTCTAAATCCGCATCACTTATTGAGACTGTATAAGCTTTTGTTTTATCTGTATATATTACTCCAAACTCATTAAACTCATCAATATATTCTTTAGTTACGGTTCTTAGGAGTGCAGGTTTAACTCTTCTTTTGTACTCTGAAAACATCAAAACTCTATCTTTTACCATAATCTTCTTTACCTAAAACCGACTTTCTTCGACTCCCCTGTAACCTCAGTTTTCCTATCATTATAAATCTCAGCTAGCGTATACTCCTCCTGTTCTAACTGTAATGATGGATTTAGTTTCAATGCTTGTTCTTTTGTAAGTGGTGTGAATTCTAAAGCATCAAAACATCTACCAGGTCTAGTTAATGCTGGGTCTATTGAGTTGAGATTTTCTAAGTTAGTTGTGATGATTATTTTCTTTTTCTTATTTGACAGTATACCATCCCCTAAGTTTAAGAATTTCTGCATCACATGGTTATCATTCTTAGCTCTATCTTTAAGTAATGTGTCAGCATCCTCTAGAATAAAGAAGCGTGACTTAGAGTCTTCCATAAACTGAGCGAATAAAGAATCATCATATAATAGCTCGTAATTGTAAGAAACTACCGGCGTACCTTTTGTATGATTCAGTAAAGCTTTAATAAACGAACTCTTCCCTAATCCCGGCTTACCATATAATAATAGAACATTTGCATCTGAGCTCATAAATCTATCAAAGTAATCCTCAAGTTTCTCTCCTCTCAAAAATGGGTAAGAATCTGTTGTAGGTATATTGTTAGTGTTTACAGGAATTGTTACATACTCGTTCTTGTTATAATACCACTTAGCATTTACTTTAGATTTACCAAAGTTTTCCTCTAACTCATCCGCTACTTTCTTTACAAACTCTTCATCACCTGCAATCATAACATCTGAAGACTCCTCGTAAATATTATAAGAAGCCATCCCTTTATTGTCTTTGTAAATTATAACTCCTGAATCATCATCCTCTAAGTATTTTTCAGCAGCAACTTCACGAGATTTAAAGAAGGCGGTTAACTCATCTCTGTCATCTCCTCCTACATTTAACCTTATTGATTTTGTATGTAGTCCTCCGTTATTAAATTTCTCGTTTATCCAGTTGTATCGTATCACTGCTGCTATTGAATATACTGATACGGATATGCTTGTATTTATTTCCATTGTTCCTCTGTGATATATTTCTTTTTGTAGGTTGTTGACTTTAAATCTCATCAAGGTGTCAGCTGTAACTTTATCCACATTTCCACCTAACAATTCATGATTTAATATTTTCAGGTTCACATCTCATTCAAGTTTAACTGCAGAGGCTCACCTATTTAGTAAACCCCCGCAAAGTTAATCAATTATTTCGTCATGTTAATAAACTTCTGAACTATTTTTATTTGGAACTCGTTATCAGATACTGGATTATGTGCTTCCTTGTTCATAAACTCAGCGTATCTATCTTTTCCTAATAGTTTCTTCACGGTTCTAACATCACAAATTTGTCTATGGCTCCACGGAATAGGACGACCAACTTGCTTATACATATCCTCTAGAATCTTAATATCAAACTGTGGAGGATTAGACCATATTCTTAACTCATCCTGTCCATCCTCTAGATCTGAAATAAAGTTGGAAAGGAGAATCATATAAGCGTCTAAATCTGTTCCGTTAGTTGGTTTTGCTACAGGGTTTATCGTTTGTTCAGACCACCAGTTCCAAGTTTCCTGAGATATAGTTCTTCCCATTTTTAGTTGAGATTCTATAGGTAGGTGGTGGAAATAAATCTTCTCTCCAATCTCAGTTTCATTAAAAGGTGTAGCTGCTATTGACAACACAACGGAGCATAAGTCAGTCCCGAAGGTTTCAATATCAATCATTAAGTTGTCGAATTTCTTAGTAGTGTTACTTTCTGTATTCATCTTTAAAATATTTGTTAAGGTTTCTGTTAAATAATCTAAGTCCTCTCTTTTTTGTTTCATAGGATAGTTCCCGGTTGTTGACATTAAGAAGGAGTGAGAGGTATCCAAGTGAAGTTAAATCTCCGTTATGAGTCAAGTGTGTGTAGATTTCATTTGGCTTCACAAGTAGATAATTTCCTTTCTTAATGTAGGTTATTTCTTTTAATGCTCCGTAGTTAACCGCTGAGTTGCTTTTAAATAAGGTCATCGGTACTACATTCACAATTCGATACATGTCATAAGGTTCATAATCGTAGAGCTCTGGGGGTAGGTTTGTAAGTTTGAATCTAGAGACTAATCGTATACCATCTGGCTTTGATTCAATTAGTTCTTTTAAAATTTCCACAGAGTCTAGTTCAGGATTATTAATGACATGTAAAGCTCCAGTAAATCCTTCATCATTTATACCGAATCTATCTGGAGGTCTGTCAAGGTATTTGGTTTCTATTTCTTTTAGTATCATGAGTTAGGTTAAGGTTTTACAAATCAAAAATCACCAAGTTAAACACTGAGGGATCCATAGCTTCTCCAATCAAATCACTCTTAAACCAATGTATCGATAATTTAATAGTTGGATCGTAAGTTTTCTCTGCTTTCTCTGTTGATGGATTTAGGAGATCTTTCGGCGCAGACACAGAGTGAAACCTAGGAGTTATTTCTTGAAGCAGCTTTAATGTATCTAAATAAGCCTTACTCTGGAAAAATAACCTCTTTAATTCTTCTCTGTTTATTTCCTCTTCCTCGTTCAGTTGATATAAATAAGAGACTCCAAGTGCTTTCTTTAATTTGAGTAGCTTGTCTTGGAATCTTATGTAGTATCTAGACCTTCCGTAATCTATTGGGTATTTGATGTTGTGTCGATATAAGTAAGTATTATGTTTCTCCTTTATATAGGTCTCCAGGTTTAACTTCAATCTATTTAGTTTCTCAATCGTTATCATCAGTTCTATACTCTAAGTGTGCCTGTAAATTTTGAGGTACTAGAATCGGCTTAGAGTTACGATTAGATACCATTCCTAAAATACACTCTTTTATAAATTCAACCCCTGCATCCGTCCAATAGGTTTTAAAGTAAGGCTTTCTACCATCTTTCCTAACCCATACTCCCACAACGAGATCGGGATTAAAGAGTCTCTCAGTTAGTACCCATCCACCTGAAGAATAATCCTTCTCCAAAACTCCTAAATCTTTTAAAATACAGTTTAGCGTAAATTCTATCAAACCAAAACTCTCTGCTACTTCTAAAGTGGAATATTTAGTTGGTTCACTTTTTACAGAAGAATTAGATGATGGTTTAATTGAATAACTTCCTTTTGTTAATATACTTGGAATAACTTCATCAAACACCCAATCCTGAAATCTAGTTGCCCCTGCTTGTTTAGATTTCATTACTAATCGAATAATATTGGTTTGATTTATTAGAAAGACACTTGCTCCACCTACTCCCGAAATATGTGGTATATACTGTTTTATAAATTTTTCAGAATCACAGTGAGTAATTAGTGCTTTAGATGGATTCTTATAGCCCAATGATCTAGCTACATCTACACCAACAAACCAAGGCTCATCGTTCCATAAATAACTTCTGAGGGCTCCAAAGTCATTATGTTCAAATACTTTTAATAATTTATTCTCTTTCATTGTTTTAATTGTTTGATTTTTTTTTATTAATTATTATAGCTTTAAATTAGCGACTTCCCATTTTGGAAACACCCTTGATAATCAATACTTTAATCCTGTTCTTTTTCTCTTTCATCTAATTCTTTACAAACTTCTAAGGTAGCCTCATAAGCTGAATTATCAAACATTCCCAGAAACTCAACAATTCTCTCCCTAATAAACGGACCACACTCTTTCAAATAATTAATCATAGCTGGAGTTAGGTTGGTCATCTTTTTGCTATTGGAGTGATGAGATCTTAAGGCGTTTAGTCCTGAGAAATATGAATCTGAGAATAATCGGGTGGATGAAATTGAAGAGAGGAATCCTGAAAAGTCATTGTCATCTCTAGAAATTAATCTTGGCGGTATTACTTTTTCCATGTCATTTCGGTTTTAATAATTTCACTCATGAGGTTTTTCACACAGTTCTAGCTTGGATTAGTGTTTAAAGGATTGATTGTTAGGGTTTTATTTGATTGATGAGTTGTTTTATAATTTGAATTGAATGTCCAATATAACCACATCTTTCAATCTTGTCTATCTTTGCTTCTTTAACCTCCAAGCTGTCTATTTTATTCACATCAAAACCGTACAGCTGATCTAAATATCTATAAACTTCTACCCAAGCATTTGTTAGCGAGATTCCTATTAACTTACTGTAATTCAATACTAAGTTATTCAGTTCGACTCTACCTTTAGGATTTGTCAGACTAGAGCTACTACTTATAACTATAGCTTCACTTTTATCTAAAATTTTCTCTAACTTGTCATCCAACTCATTTACTCGATTTATTACATTGTCCATGATTCCACTAACATCAATTGGTTTAAATATGGAATTGAACATATCTGTAGTCTCTAAATAATTCATTACGATTTTTCTAATTGGTGCAGACTCTCTTAGTAATACTTGCTTTGCCTGAGTCATATTTAGTTCATAAACAGGATCATTCTTATGTCCTCCATTAGGTAGTTCCCTAGTAATTGGAATCAAAGTTACCTCTCCAGTTTTAAGACAATTTGGAAACTCAGAACGTATTGTTGCTAAAAGATTCCTGTGCTTTAATTCCGATTTCTTACCAACAGCTTTTCTCAGAATGTTTATCTGGTCAACTAACTCTAAACTAGTAACCCTATCATTCTTATTCTCTAATTTTATCATTACCAAGTGTATACTCATCTTTATAATAATTTTGATAAACGTTCTCTTAGTAATTCTCCCACACCTTTATTATGCACCTTAAAAAGTATTCTAATCCACTGAGGTCTGGTTAATGTATATAAAACTCTTTTTCTATTTTTACTATCAGCGTATGCTCCGGTTTCCACTGTCTCCTCCTCTGGGGTTCCTATTTTGAAAACCTCCCATATATAGTCAGTAATTTGATCATGAGTTTTTCCTTTCTTAGGCACTTCATTAACTAACTTAGCGTAATAATTAACTAATTCAGTAATTTCAAGACTGGTTATGTTTTCTTTGTTCTTAATTTTTTCCTCTACTGGGTGCAATTCAAAATCTATCATAATTTGTTTTATTTTCTTTTTACGCTGCAAAGTTACACAAATTTTCATAACTACCAAATCTTTTTCAATTTTTTATTTTTTAGTGTAATTTATTTTATTTAATTTGGTTATTATATAGTAGATAAACTTAGCCTCAACTAAAAACTATAACATTCAATTTAAGGTACCATATCTTCGATTTAAGACACTTTCTCTATTTTCCAATATAATTATACCACTTTAGATATTTTGGTTGATTTTTGATAGGTTTATGAGAGTCGTGTATTGTAACTTATTGATTTATAGACTTTAACAAAAACCGCCCCATGTTATAAGGAATATTAATATTATTATGAGAGATTCGCTCCGTTACACTTCGCTCATGAAAATAAACTAAAAATTGTAAAAAGATGAGCTAAATAGTTAAAACCCTAAAAATCAACCCATTAGCTTACCTATTTATTTAACTAACTGAAAATCAATGAAATATAAACCTACCCATGTTATAAAGAATATTAATATTATTATAGTGTCGCCGCGTTTCTCTTTCCTCC